GTGTAGAGGCGTTAAAGTATTTGCAGTCAAGGTTTATTGGTTTGGATGCTATACAATTATTTAGGTTGGGGTATTCAGCGAAGCAGAACATGATTATTGTTCCGGTTCACAGTCCCCAAGGTTTACCTGTAGGATTGGTAGGTAGAGGTATTGCAGAAAAGACTTTCAAAAATAGTCGCAATTTGCCGCGATCCAAAACATTGTTTAACTTGCATCGCGCAAAGACGCACGGCGGCACGGTAGTTGTCTGTGAAAGTTCTTTTGATGCGATCAGGATTCACAGCGCAGGGTTTCCGAATGTTGTTGCCACATTGGGTGGCTATATTTCAAAGGACAATATAGAAAACCTAAACAGATACTTTAATAAGATTATTATTATGACCGACTTTGATGACAAGCAAAAACACGTTGTGGATAATTGTCGTAAGTGTTATCCTTCTGAGTGTAAGGGTCACAATCCCGGCAGGGATTTGGGAATGATTATTGCTCAGTCCTTGAAGAATAAGGACGTTACTTGGGCAATGCATAGCAATAAGGAAGTTTATCCTCATAATGCTAAGGATGCAGGGGATATGACTGATGCAGAGATAGCGTTCTGTATCAAAAATGCTAGAAGTCATGTTGAATATGTTTCATTAGAAATGTATTAAATGGTATAATTGTCGTAGGACAAGGCAAGAAACGTCCGACTAAAACATATTGGAGAATATTTATTATGGGAATTGTTAAAGGTTTGAAGAACATGGGCCGCACTCTAGACAGTAGTTCTAGTATTGGTGATGGTCCTAAGGTTGAATGGTTTAAGATTGGTGACGGCGAAAAGGTTAAGGTTAAGTTTTTGCAGGAACTAGATCCCGATTCGACTAATTATGACAAGGAAGCAGGAGTTGCATTTATTGCAATTGAGCACTCAAACCCTGTTAACTTTAAGCGTAAGGCGTTGTGCAGCGCAGACGATCAGGGTCAATGTTATGGCTGCGAGCAGCACCGTAAGGACTTTAAGGCCGGGTGGAAGGGTAAGTCACGTCTGTACGCTAATGTTCTAGTTGACAATGGCAAGGACGCCCCATTCGTTGCAGTAATTTCTCAGGGCACCGGCCCTAAGTCTATTACCCCGTCAATTATTGAATATGCTAATGAGACTGGCAGCATTACAGATGTTGTTTGGCAGGTTAAGCGCACAGGTTCGGGTAACACTGACACCAGTTACAACATCATCCCCCTGCCTACTGCGAAGATTGAGACGCCTGCCGGTACGGTGTTGTTTGATCTAGAGACTTCTGCTGTTCGTGACATTGCTTACGCTGAGCAGGAATCATTTTATCTAGGTCTAGAGCAAGGCGCATCTAGCGCACCACAAGATTCCAAGTCATTTACTAGCGAGGAATGGTAAACAATACCCCCGTTAGTATAGAGTGTGGGGAGGGAATGTCGGGTTCCCTCCCCACTGACGTTTAGGAGTATCGAATGGAAAGCCACGGTTCTACATTTTGGGAAGAATACGTTCACATTCAGTTTGACCCCGCCCACCTTCTCGCAGAGGTTGGGTTTACAATATTTTTTGATTTGGTTATTATTGCCCTTCTGCTACCAATTGCTAGCAGGTTCTTAAATTCTTTTAAGAAAACTTTACACAAAGAGTTGGATGCTGAACACGGTATTCCAGAACACGAATAGGAGGCATGGCTATGAATGATTTTGTTCACCTACATGCCCACTCACATTACTCGCTCCTAGATGGACTTTGCTCCCCTCACGAATTATTATCAGCAGCGAAGGATCTAGGGCAAACCTCTCTAGCCATTACCGATCATGGTACGCTTTCGTCTCAGCGTGAATTACAAAAGTCAGCCAAGGAATTAGGCATGAAGCCTATCATTGGCCTAGAGGCATACATTTCTGAGACAGATAGGTTTGACCGCCGAACTGTAAAAGAACGTGATGACAATACTCAGGTGTTTAATCACATAATTTTGTTGGCGCGGGATCAGGACGGTCTTAAGAACCTCCATGCATTGTCAGAACTTGCATGGAATGAAGGATTCTATCGCAAGCCCCGCATTGACCTAGAGGTATTGCATGAATATGGTGATGGAATCACCGTGCTTTCTGGATGCATGAATGGTCTTATCGCTAAGGCGATTGAGAGGGAAAACCTTCCGCGTGCTGAACAATTGATTAGATGGTTCAAGGATCGGTTTGACAAGAATTTCTTTATGGAGATTCAGCCTCATAATCCTGCTAAGTTGAATCATGAATTGCTAGCGTTTGCCGATGAGTTTGGCGTGCCTCCCATTGTTACCTCTGACTGTCATTTTGCTACAGAGAATCAGCGCGGGACGGAAGAAGCACTCCTTATCCTATCCACTAAGCCTTCATACAATAAAGAGTTTGACTTTAACGAATCTCGTAAGATGGAGTTGTTCGAAAGGTTCAACTACCTATACCCTGACCGCCCTATCTCATTTGCTGATATTGATGTTTTTATTGATAGTCGAATGAACATTAAGGATAAGTTAGAGGCACAGGGCATTGATCGTTTTGATATTTATGAGAATACTCTTGCTGTTGCTGACAGTGTTTCTGATTATGACTTTGTGGAAAACAAGAATCTTCTACCTGTTCCTAAGCGTAATGCTGATGATAAGTTGCGGGAGAAATGCGAGGAAGGCTTAAGGGCTTTAGGTCTAGACTCTAATCAGGTTTATGTTGATAGGCTTAATGAAGAACTAGAGGTTATTCGCAAGAAGAAGTTTGCTGCTTATTTTCTTATTGTTGAGGATATGACTAGTTGGGCTAAGTCTCAGGATATTCTTATTGGTCCCGGTCGTGGTTCCGCTGCTGGCTCTTTGATTTGTTACTCGCTTGGTATTACTCAGGTTGATCCTATCAAATACGATTTACTTTTCTTTAGATTCATCAGTGATGCTCGAAATGACGATTTTCCTGATATTGACCAAGACAGTATGGATACACGTCGTGGAGAAATTAAGGATTATCTTCGCAAGAAGTTTAAAAACGTAGCGTCTATTTCAACCTATCAGTATTTCAAGGACAAGGGTGTCGTTCGTGACGCTGCCCGCGTATTCATGGTTCCTCTGAATGAGGTTAATCAGGTTCTAAAAAATGTTGAGACGTTTGAGCAGTTTGAGTCGGATGCTGCCACTTTGGATTTCCGTATGAAGTATCCTGAGGTTACAGAGTTGGCTAGTAACCTGAGGGGTCGCATTAGAGGTACGGGTGTTCACGCCGCAGGCGTTATCGTGGCTAAGGAGCCTATTAGAAATTATGCCCCTATGGAGACTCGCTCAGATTCTTCTAATGACGTTACGGGCCGCATCCCCGTTGTTGCTTATGATATGGACCAAGCCGCCGACATTGGTTTGATTAAACTAGATGTTCTTGGTCTTAAAACTTTGTCTGTCATTGATGATACGATTAAGCGTATTGAGTTGCGGACGGGTCGAAAGATTGATCTTAATGCGCTGCCTTTAGATGATGCAAAGGTTTACGAAGATTTAACAAATGGTTACACTAAGGGTATTTTCCAAGCAGAGGCTACGCCATATACTAATCTTATGATGAAGATGGGTATTAGTAACTTTGAAGATTTGGTTGCGTCTAATGCTCTAGTCAGGCCGGGTGCGATGAATACCGTAGGCGTTAAGTATATTGCTCGTAAGAAGGGCGATGAGGTAACAGAATATCCGCATGTAATCATGCAGCCATTTCTTTCTAATACTTATGGCGTGGTTATCTATCAGGAGCAGGTCATGCAGACTTGCGTACACTTGGCAGGTATGTCTTGGGGCGATGCTGATAAGATTCGTAAGATCATTGGTAAGAAGAAAGATGTGCATGAGTTTGATGTGTTTAAGGAAAAGTTTGTTACTGGTGCCTCTGAGCATGTGACTAAAGAGGTTGCGGAGCAGTTGTGGCATGACTTTGAGGCTCACGCGGGATATTCGTTTAACCGATCCCACGCTGTTGCATATTCTATGATTTCTTACTGGACGGCATGGCTAAAGCACCATTACCCTGTTGAGTTCATGTTCGCTCTCTTAAAGAATGAGAATGATAATGATGCTAAGACTGACTATTTGCTAGAGGCTAAGCGGCTTGGTATTAAGATTCTTCTGCCTCACATTAACGAGTCGGACCTTGAATTCAGTATTCAGGGGGATGCCATTAGGTTTGGTCTGTCTAACATTAAGTTTATTTCTAATAACATTGGTCAGAAGATTATTGATGCCCGCCCATTTACTGACTACAATCATTTATTACAGGTTAGTCGTCAGAAAAAGAGCGGCATTAACACTAGGGCAATCGCAGCGATGAACGCTATCGGGGCTGCGGCTTTCGAGGACAATCCTCGCATCGGTAACGAGTCAGAGAACTACTATGAGTATCTAGGTATTCCTAAGTTTGAGAATAGTGATCTTCCGGCCCACATTCGTTCACAGTTTTCTCCGCTGGCCGACTTTGACCAGATTGGTTGCTTTGTGTTTATGGCTATGGTTAAATCAATTAAGCGCGGGGCTGGTTGGTCTAGAGTAGAGATTGTTGATGACACTGAATCTGTTGGTATTTTCCATACAGCAACCTCTCAAATTGAGAAGAACAACGTTTATGTTTTCTTAGTTGGAGACAACAGAATTCATCGGTATATCAGCGTTGATGATATTCTTAATAAGCAAGATGACTATTTTGTTAAATATCTAAAGGCTGAGCGTATACCTGTTGAGGATGACAAGTATGCGGTAGTGGACTTTGTTCCGTATAAGACTAAGCAGAATAAGATGATGGCGCACATTATTCTTTCTGACTCAGAAAAGAATTTAACTCGCGCTATTGCTTTCCCGAAAAACTATGCGCTAGCCTTGGGCAAGATGAGCCGGGGTGCTATTTGTGAGCCAATTCTAGGAAAACTAGATGATGGTACTATTTATGTTAAGGACGTAAAGTGACTGAGAGTGATGAAGAAGTATTGATGTTGCAGCCAGAACTTTTATTGGCAGCCATTCTAGCGCATGTTGGCAAGGTTACTATGCCGTTGGAAACTTTGTTGAAGGACTACTATAACTATCAAGTAGAGATAGATCAGGATAAGGAAGATCATATTTCCTTCTCGTTAGTGTTAACACCGGAGGTAGACAGTAATGAATGAGAACGTTTATTTAGACTGGCAGGCGAAGTTTATTCATACAACTGCTAAGGATAAGGGTTTTTGGGATGGAGAGATTGATATTAATTTTCTTTTGGCAAAATTGGCTCTTGTTCATTCAGAGGTTAGTGAAACTTTGGAGGCTTTGCGTAAGCGGAAGGGGTCGGATGAGGTCGCGGAAGAAATTGCTGATGTGTTGATTAGGCTTTTAGATTTCTATGCCGGGGCACAGGAGGCCGGGTGGATTGATGATCGCCTGCTTTTGACTAAGGTAGTGCAAGATAAGATGGATAAGAATGCATCCCGTCCACGCCTACACAACAATCTTATTTAGTTGATATAATAGTATGAAATGCTAGATTCATATGTTCTAAAAGGTGTGCTTGATGAGTACCTTTTAGTTATTAAAACAGAAGATGTTAAAGAAATATTAGCGATTATAGATCGTATGAATACAGGTCGCTCTAAATGGCTCAAAGATTTGGCTTTAAGTTTAGAGCAAAGTTTATATGATGAAGGCTCTAGCGTTTCTAAGCCTAAGCCTAAAAAGAATAGTCAAGAGCGTGGTCGAACGACCCGCCAATATAAGAGTAAAAATATTTAGGAGCAGCGTGGAAAACGAAAATATGCTTAGTGTTCTGGCAAAATTGGACCCTAAGACGCGCGCTAGAATTGTTAAGGCTAACGAGGTAGACATTGTTAGAATTCCAGTGCCTAGTATTGGCCTTAATAGGGCATTAAAGGGCGGGCTTGGTGTTGGTCGTCAGGTTCTCATATGGGGATCAAAGTCAGCAGGCAAGTCGTCCTTTTGCTTGCAGATGATTGCTGATGCTCAGAAGAACGGTAAAGTTTGTGCATGGATTGATGCTGAGAGTTCATATGACATTGAGTGGGCTAAGACCTTAGGTGTTGACTCTGATAATTTGATTTATTCTCCTGCCAAAACTATTAACGATATGGTTGATGTTGCTACTGGATTAATGGAAGCCGATGTTGATATTATTGTTGTTGACTCTATATCCGCTCTGCTTCCTGCTATCTATTTTGAGAAGGACGGGCATGAGTTAAAAGACTTACAGGACACTAAGCAAATCGGCGCGGAAGCCAAAGATATGACTCATGCGGTAAAAATGCTTAACTATGCAAACAAGAATACCCTGCTTGTCCTTATTTCTCAGCAACGTAATCAATTTGGCTCTATGCACGCTAGCCATATTCCTACTGGTGGTATGGCTGTAAAGTTTTTTTCCAGTACCATCATTAAATTGTGGGCTAGCGATGCTGAAAAGAATGCCATTATGGGTAGTGTTACCTCAGGAGATAAAATTTTGCAACAAAAAATTGGTCGTCCTGTGACTTGGATTATTGACTACAATAAATTAGGCCCGCCAAATTTGTCTGGCGAGTATGATTTTTACTATCAAGGCGATAGTTTAGGCATTGACAGATACAGCGAGATTGTAACTTTGGGTGAGGCTAGTGGTCTTATTCATAAGGGCGGTTCTTGGTACACTATTGGTGAGGAAAAGATTCAGGGGCCGAAGAACGCGGCAGCGTATTTACGCAATAACCCTGAGGTTGCAGAAAAGATATTGGAGAAACTTGGTGAGTAGGTTAGAGAATTTTCTTGGCAAGAGCAAAGATCCTGTTGACAAGTATGCTGGATGGGAAAAACTAGTGGGTAAGTATGGTTGTAAGAGTTGCCCTGAGTATTCTGAGTATGCCTACTATGACGGCGTTAACGGCGTTCTTGCTTGGACTTGTCCCGACAATCATGAATCTGTAATTAATCTATAATGAGTGAGCGTGCAGAAGTTAAGCGCGACGGCGCTAATGCTCAAAAGAATTCAGGGCGGGGCAAGTTTCAGAAGGGCGATGCTATTCTTAAGCCTTTCTTAGTAGACTATAAGGAAGCAAATAAATCTTTTACATTAAATAAGGCAGTATGGTCTAAGATTTGTACTGATACTTTTAAAGTTTCTAGTGAATTACAGCCTGCTCTAAAAATTATTATTGGTGAGGATAACAGCAAGGTACGACTGGCTATTATTGAGTGGTCTTTCTTGGAAGAATTGATTGGTGTCTATAATGAGCGACAACAACATATTTGAGGTCATTAGCGAGTTGACTGAGTTTAATGACATTTCTGCGTACATGAATGACAAGGATTTGGATGAGGCTTTGGCACTTGTGATAAAATTAATAGTGCGATCTGATGTTCCTGCTGCTAAGGCTCCTGAATTAATTGTTAAGTTGCAGGCTATGAGTGCTAAGTTTCAAATGCTCGCTAGGTACTATACGTCTTTTGAGAAGGGCGTGGAGGCCGGTAGGAAGAAGAACGTTTACTATACTGCCTCTGATGCTATTGATAAGTTAACTTCGGCTATGAAGTATACGATGCGCGGTAATTATTAATGTTCTATATTGGAGAATAATGAGTAAGTCTATAATTGGCACGCTAAAGTTTCAAAAGCCTGAGGCTGATGGTTTCGATCATGTTGCTTTTGGCGACGAAATAGAAAAGTCTGTTCTTAGGAATAAGAGCGATAAGGCTTTTAAGAAGAAGGAAACTTTTAGTCCAAGCACTGTTGGCTATGGTCATGGTAATTGTGCGCGTTATTGGTATATTGCTTTTGAGGGTGCAGAGTTTACTGATACTTTTACGTCTCAGGGGTTAGCCAATATGGAAAATGGTACTCTCGCTCATAAGCGTATCGACGGCTACTTGGAGGGTACGGGTAGGTTGGTTGAGTCTGAGGTTGAGGTTAAGAGTGAAGATCCTCCTATCCGTGGCTACATTGATGCTATTTTAAATTGGAACGGGGAGAAGGTTATTGGCGAGGTTAAGACCGCCAAGCAGGAAGTATACGATCAACGTCGTGCCAGCATGAAACCTTCTAGTAATCATCTTTTGCAGTTGCTGATTTATATGAAGTTAACTAAGAGTCGTCAGGGTGTTTTTATTTATGAGAATAAGAATACGCAAGAGTTGTGTCTTATTCCTATTACTGTTAACGCTAAATATATTGAAATAATTGATGAGTTGTTTGCTTGGCTTAGGGAGACGCGGGCTGCTTGGGAGCAGAAGTCTTTGCCCAATAGGGCGTTTACTAAGAGTAAGCCTGCCTGTAAGGGTTGCCCCGTTTTTGATACTTGTTGGAACAAGTTGGAGAATGGTGACAATATTATTAGAGCATACGAGCCTCCGAAATGAAGCCAGAAGAAATTGCTTGTGCTAATTCCGAATGTAACAATACTGTAATTAAACAAACACATAATCAAAAGTATTGTTCTGATGTATGTTGTCGTATTGTTACTAATTTAAAGATTAAAGAGAAGTATTATGAGGACAAGCAACGCCTGAGCGGTAAGAAAAGGATTTGTGCCAATCGTGGTTGCTCTAATGTTTTGAGTCGGTACAACACAGAGTCTACTTGTTTACAGTGTGAGAATAAGGTTAAAAACAATTCTAGGGCAGAGTTGTTAGAGATTATGTCTAATGTCGTTGGCTAAGTTAAATAAGACACCTGCAAAAAGAGTTTTAGGGATCGACGCTAGTACGCATAGCGTCGCTTTTTGCATTTTCAACGGTGATGATGTTGAAAGTTATGGTGAAATATTTTTTGATGGTGGTGACGTTTACGAGCGCATCCTAGATGCTAAAAGAAAAATGTCTGCTTTGAGGAAGATAGGATTCTTCGATGTTGACTTTATGGCTATTGAGGCGGGCGTCATGGTGCGCTCTGCGGCCACGGGAATTAAAATGGCATACATCTTTGGGGCTATTATGGGTGAGGTGTTAGATGACGGCATTAAGGTTGTTGAGGTTCATCCTGTAACTTGGCAAAGTTTTATTGGTAATAAGAATTTTAATAAGGCTGAGAAAGAGGAAGTGTACCGGGAGTATCCCGGTAAAAGTAAAACTTGGTATAGTAATAAGATTAGAACTTTGCGTAAGGAACGGACTTTACTTTTTATGGCCGGTAAAGGTATAATAACTAAGTCTGACAATGTTGCAGATGCCGCTGGTATAAGTTACTATGCGGTTAATAATTTAACGAGGCAAAATATCCGTGAGTAAACTTTATCAGTCTAGGATTTGGCTGTATCAGAGATATGTTGTTGAGAAGAAGAATATAATTGAGATTGCTAAAGAGGCAGGTTGTAGTCATATGACTATTCAAAGAGCCTTAACTAAGGCGGGTTTTATAAGGCAATGAAGTATTATTTTAATTATTTTGGTCCCGGCGGCGGGGTGCCCACTCACATAGGGGACAACCTTTTTTCTTTAGATTTTTTAAAAAAACTTTGTAGGGCCAACGAAGAAATTGAATGTGAATATTCTTCTGATTTTTCATATGTTGGTGATTCAATTGCAGCCCTAAATGATTTTATAAAATTAGAAAAAAAAATAAAAATTAGTAATTACGAACACCCAGAAGCAAACGGTCTTTGGATGCACGGCATACTACCTCATCTTATGAGAATAAAGCCTTTAAATGAATTACACGGGGGAATACATGGTTTTCCCAATAAACAAAATATTTTTGAAATGATGTTTGAATCTGGTAATTATGTAGCAGAAACTCTTAATCTACAATTGCCATATAAAACATTAGAAGATGTTGTTTTTGATGGGGACGTATTTGAAAATAATTTTTTAGGCTACGACGTGCTACTAGTTAATAGTTATGCAAGGAGTAGTCAAACACATTGGTCTGAGCAAGAGCAAGATAATTATTTTTTAAATTTAGCAAATTTATTAAGGTTACATGGAATAAAATTTATTACTACTTATAAAATAAATGGATTTCCATGCACCACTGATAAAAAAATGAATATTGTAGATATCGGACGTTTGGCTACAAAATGTAAAGTAGTGGTTGGGATACCCACTTCTCCATTTCTAGTTTCAGTAAATGAATTAGCACTAAAAAAATGTAATGTTTTTATAAACATACGCCATCAAGATTTAAATTTTAATTTTGATAAATTTTATAATTTAAGTCCATACGAACTTAGACTAGAACACATAAAGGATTTTATATGAGAGCAGTAGTTTTAAGAGAATTAAATTCTTTGTTACAAGTTGCCGATGTGGAACTTGGAGAATTAAAATATGGTCAAGTGTTAGTAAAAAATATTGTTAGTGGAATCTGTGGGTCACAACTTCATGAGATAAAGGGAAACAAAGGTAACAAAAAATTCTTACCCCACCTGCTAGGACACGAAGGTTACGGAATAGTTCAAGAAGTTGGGGATGGTGTTACAACTGTGAGGGTCGGGGATAACGTAATTATGCACTGGAGGCCCGGTCTTGGAATTGAGTCTGATTTTCCCTCATACGTCTATAATGGCAAGGCCATGAGCAGCGGTAAAGTAACCACTTTAAGCGAATTTTCTATTGTGTCAGAAAATAGAATCACTAAGGTTCCAGAAAATACAGATCCAGAGTTTGGTGCATTACTTGGGTGTGGGCTGTCTACTTCCCTAGGTGTTGTAGAAAATGAAGCCCAAGTGTCTATTGGTCAGGAAGTTTTAGTCATTGGTTGTGGCGGTGTGGGGCTGAATATTATTCAGGCTGTCCTATTTGCAGGGGGAATTCCCACTGGTCTAGATATAAACAAAAATAAAATGAGTCTCGTAAACTCCTTGGGGGTAAATTTTATCACTGAGTTTGATAGAAAATGGGATGTGATTATTGATACCACTGGTCGCCCCAATGTAATAAATAAAGCATTTAGCAGTCTTAATGGTGGAGGAAGATTGATTCTAGTGGGCCAGCCAGATCCAGATGAAAAAATTTATTTAGACGATGGCTTAAGTTTTTTTGACGGTAGTGGTAAAATGATAAAGGCAAGTCAAGGCGGCGGGTTCATCCCTGAAAGGGATATTCCTAGGTATTTGAAAAAAAATAGTAGTTTTAACATGAATGTTGTTACTCATAGGTTTAATTTAGATGACGTCAACAAAGCATTTGATCTGTTGCAAAATGGCACAGCAGGTAGGATTATGATTAGGATGCATAATGGATAAGCGCGATTGGACAAAGGAAGATTTAATAGAATTTGAAAACCATATTGGTGAACTTTACTTAGATAATAAGTTGCCTTTCCTTTTTCATCTTTCTTGTGGTAATGAAGATGAGTTAATTGATATTTTTAAGGAAATCAAGCCGGGTGACTATGTTATTTCTAATCATAGAAGCCATTATCATGCATTGCTTCATGGAATTCCGCCCGAAGTTGTAGAGGATAGAATTCTTAATGGAAGAAGCATGTTCATATATGACAGGGAAAGAAATTTTTTCTGTTCCGCAATCATTGGTGGTACGCCCGCTATTGCCGCAGGCATTGCTTGGGCACTTAAAAGAAAAGGCTCCAAGCAAAAAGTTTGGTGTTTTATTGGTGATGGCACAGAGGACAATGGTCATACCTATGAGGCAGTCAGGTATGCAGAGGGATTTGATCTACCTGTAACATTTATTATCGAAAACAATAATAGGTCTGTTGAGTCTACGAATGAAGAACGTTGGGGGAAGGCTGCTGAATACGAATGGAACTCTCCACACGTTATCAAGTACCATTATGAGATTACCTATCCTCATGCACGGAAACCGGGTATGATTGATTTATCCAAGGCTACTAAAAAAACAGACGAAGAATATTTTCCACTCCTGACGGATAAGGACTGGAGTTTTGAGATAAGCGATGAAGAAAGTCAATTGTCTTATAAAAATGCTGTAGAGGTTGCAATGACAGAACTTGGCAATCAAGGTGCAATTTTTATTGGATATAATGTGGCGCGCGGCGATGCGATGGGAACACTAAAAAATGTTTCAAGCGATCAAAAGTTAGAAACGCCCGTAGCAGAAAATTTAATGTCTGGCCTAGCCATTGGTATGTCATTTGAAGGGTTCCTTCCTGTCATTTATTTTGAAAGGCACGACTTTATCCTCGTCGCTATGGATGCCATTGTAAATCATATTGATAAGATTGAAAGAATTTCTCATGGAGAATATAAGGTTCCTATTGTTATTCGCGCAGTAACCGCTGATGCAGGGCCATTTTATTCTGGAATTACTCATTCTCAAGATTTTACCAAGATGTTGCGTGAGGCTGTAAGTTTTCCGGTGATTGACCCTGTGGATGGCAAAGATATTCTTTCTGCCTTTCGTGGAGCGGTAAATAGTGAGAGGCCAGTCATTGTAATAGAAAGAAAATCAAGATACTAATGACAAAGATAACGGTAATAGGAGAAAGTTGTGTAGATAAATTTGTTTATTGTGATGCGCTACGACTGGCTCCAGATGTACCAGTTCCAGTTCTAAGAATTCAAAAAAATACCAGTAACTCTGGCATGGCAATGAATGTTTTTAATAACATATCAGTCAAAGTTTCTGATGTAAAAATTATTACTAATGATAATTGGAAAGAAAATGTAAAAATTCGTTATATGCATTGGGAAAGCAATCATATGTTTTTTCGGGTCGATGAAGAAAAACCTGTCAATAGAATAGATCTATCAAAAATTGATTATAATTGTGACATTATTGTTATTTCAGACTACGACAAAGGTTTTCTAACTGAGTCTGACATTAAAGAAATATGTCAGAGGCATCCCACAGTTTTTCTAGATACAAAAAAATTTTTGGGAGATTGGGCAGGAGATGCAAAATTTATTAAAATAAATAATCACGAATACAAAAAATCAGAACCATTCTCTGATAAATTAATCAATAAAATCATCAGAACGGTTGGCTCTGATGGATGCATATATCAGGGTAAACAATACTATACGGAAAAGGTAGACGTAAAAGATTCCAGCGGCGCGGGGGATACATTCATCTCCGCTCTTGCAATTGATTTTTTAAATACTAAAGATATAGAGAAAAGCATTATGTACGCTAATTCATGTGCAACAGAAGTCGTTAAGCATAAAGGGGTAACAACAATATGAAATTAAATTACCATGAGATTGTTCCAAGTGTTATTATGAATTCTCAAAAGGGACAGGATGCCTTTATACAGGCCACCTTTGACAAAATTGGATATACAAATAAGTACTACGTTGATCTTGGTGCAACTGATGGGTTTCATCTCTCTAATGTTTCTTTTCTTCGGGAGAGAGATGGTTGGACTGGCCTCTTGCTAGAGGGGGACACCCAATATCTGGAGAATAAAGATATCAATTTATACATTAAAAGAATTAGCAAGGACAATGTTTGTGATCTATTCAATCAATACTCTGTTCCAGAAGAATTTGATTTTTTATGTGTAGATTTGGACGGAATGGATTATTGGATTTTAAAATCAGTTTTAGAAAAATATAGGCCAAGGGTAGTTATGGTCGAAACAAACGTCAGATTTGAACCAGATGAAAGTTATACTTTAAAATATGACGATAATTGGAATTGGGACGGTAGCGCATGGTACGGGGCGTCCCCGCTAGCGTTTAAAAAATTATTTGAAAGTTTTGGATTTTCTGTAGTTTGGGTTCATGTTGATGATATGATTGCCATTAAGGATGAAGTTTTAGATTTTTTTGGTTATGAAAAGCCTGAATGGTCATACGTCTATCCATCCTCTAACAAGTCTCTATATGACACCCACACTCGCGGTGGGCGACTTGTGACAGAAATAGATATTAATGATTGGGAAGAAGTTTGATAATTCTTACGGGGTCCAAAGGCTTTATAGGTAGTCATTTTAAAAAATATTTAAATGATGTTTTAGAAGTAGAAATTGATGATTGTTTAGATTTTATTAAAAATTTTAACAATTGGGATGAAGTAGATTTAATTATTCATCAGGGTGCAATATCTTCTACTACGGAAACCGATATACAAAAAATAAATAAATTTAATGTATATTTTACTTTAGAGTTATTCAACAAAGCAATAGAGTTTGGTATTCCCGTAAAATATGCATCTTCTGCATCTGTATATGGCAATGAAGATAAATGTTTTAACCCGTTGAATCAATATGCTATCTCTAAACTTCAAATAGATTATTGGGTTTTAGACAATATTGATAAATTTTCAAAAATACAAGGGTTTAGATATTTTAATGTGTACGGAAACAATGAAGAACATAAGGCTGAGCAGGCAAGCCCGGTCAGCAAATTCGTCTGGCAGTCTAGGGACACCGGAGTTATTAAATTATTTAAAGGCTCCCAAAATTTTTATAGAGATTTTATTTGTGTAAGTGATCTTGTAGAAATAGTTTTAAACAATCAGAATGATTCAGGCATTTTTGACCTCGGGACTGGTCAGCCAGTATCCTTTCAATCTGTTGCGGAATCTGTAGCCAATAAATATAATGCGGACATTAAATTTATAGATTTTCCTAAAATTTTAAAAAGTAAATATCAAAAATATACTTGTGCAAAGCAAGAATTTGATTACAAAAATTTTATTACCGTAGAAGGGTATATAAATGATTAAAGGTTTTATGACTGGCTCTTTTGATATTATACATAGGGGCCATATAGAAATTATTAAATATGGTAGGTCTATGTGTGATTATTTTATCATTGCCATAGATGAAGATGATCGAATTAAAAGTAAAAAAGGTAACTCTAGGCCTTTTAATAATCTAGAGGATCGAATGGAAGTATTAAGTTCTATTCGTTATGTAGACAAGGTTGTTTCGTTTAAGGATGAAGTGGATCTAGAAAATATTTTAAATCTTGAACGTCCTGAGTGGTGGTTAATGGGGTCGGACTGGAAAGATAAACCCCGCCCAGAGATTAATTCGTTTTGTAAAAATATTTTTTTTAATAGAATCGGTGATTACTCCACAACAAAAATTTTAAAAGAAGAATAAAAATGAAATATGTATTCGACATTGATGGAACTATATGTAATTCATTTAATGATTATAAACTCTCTAGCCCTATTATGAGCAGGATTAGTCAAATAAATAAATTGTACGATGAGGGTAATGTAATTGTGTATCATACTGCTAGGGGCATGGGCAGGCTAAAGGATAATTCTGATGCTGCTGATATAATGTTTAGAGGGCTTACAGAATCTCAGTTGTTTGAGTGGGGATGCAAGTATCATGAATTGATTTTAGGCAAGCCTAGTGCAGATGTATATGTGGACGATAAGGCAATTAAAGACACAGATTTTTTTGGAGAGTCATGATTGTAGAGCAATGCTTCATTGATAAAGGATGGGGGTATGAAGAAGTCCTTACAAATACAAATAAGTATTGTGCAAAGATTCTTCATATAAACAAGGACAAAAAAATGTCTTGGCATTTTCATAAAATAAAGGATGAAACTTTTTATGTTGAAACTGGTAAAGTTTGTCTGTACTATGGAGAGTCCAATTATTTAGAAAATTCTAGTTCTATTGTTTTAAAGCCCGGTATGATTTTTAATGTTCCCCCCGGCCTAAAGCACATGCTTGTTGGTATAGAAAACTCTAGAGTGTTTGAATTTTCTACTCAACACTTTGATGATGATAGTTATAGAATAATCAAGGGAGATTAGTTGAAGCGCGTAGTATTCTATTGTTCATGGCATCATGGAGATTGGCACCTAGCCAAATCTTTTATTGAAAATTTCTTTTTACAATTTGATAAATCTGGAATAGAGTGTGTTGCAGTTACTTCACGAGACCCACACATCGTAAATATTGACAGATTAAAGTCTGAGCATATTACTAATTGGCCTAGACTTATGTCAAACCCCCCCTCTTTTTGGGATGAAGGCGAGAGTACTTTTTACATTAATATCTGGGTCGGACACCATAGACTTATTGGTGGTGACGGTGGTAACCATAATTTTGTAAATCAAATACCCATGTGGAAATCAATAGCAGATCATATAGAAAGAGAGACTGGATTTCATTTAGAATGTATTGTCAATCCAGAGTTAACTGTACCAAACATTACTAGTAAAATGTTAGGGAAGTATGATAAAGCGCCGCCCAACTCTGTATTTTTTGCCAATAGTACTCCGTGGTCGGGGCAGACTTTAATAAATTCTATGCCGGGTGCAATTTTAAGTTTGGCAGAAGAATTTCAAAATGTAAATTTTATTTGTACTCAAAGCATTGGGATAGAAAAAGAAAATATTTTTTATACCAACGATATGACTAATTTTGAAAATTGCGGGTATAACCCTTTACCAGAAGTTGCTAAAATCTCTGAGGGATGCAAAATCATTGTTACTAATTGTAGTGGCCCCGGTACATTTGCAATGACTAGATACAATTTTAATTGTGGAAATAAAACTATGATTGTCTTGTTGGCAAATATTGAGTTGTCTCCACATACAGGTGTCAGCCATAGAAATAAAATTATTTTTTCTAGCACTTATGACGAATGGGAAGTCGGTAGAATTGTTCGTGAAGAAATAATAAATAAAGGAATGAATAAAACAAATGACTGAAACTGGCTGGATTCTGCCGGTACCGCTAAAGAAATCTCTTGAAGGAACAGTCAAGTGGACTCTTAAACGTCCAGAATGGTTAAATATTCAATGACTGTTGCTCTAATTGTTCCTGTGTTAAAAAGATTTGATCTTTTTACAGAATTAATTCATTCTGTAGACTATCCGATTCATCCTATCATTATGGACAATTGGAATGATAATCGTGGAGTATCATCAGCATGGAATAATGGAATGGTTATAGCAAAAAAAAATAAATTTGATTATGCAATCATATCCAACGATGATGTAGTTTTTAGAAAAGACACAATTAAAAAATTACATGATAGTATTGCTATGAATGAACACGTTGTTATAGGCGCAGATCAGATTGAAGATAGAGAAAACAACGGCTTGATTAATGAAACCCATAGCGATGTGTACTTCTCGCCATTTGCGTGTTTTGCGGTTAATTTAAATAAATTAATTCTCAAATGCGGATATTTTGATGAAAATTTTTATCCCGCCTACTTTGAGGACAATGATATGAGGCGTCGCATAGAGTTAGCAGGCCTTACTATTAAAATTAATACTGATGCAAAGATTTTTCATCATGGCTCGGCAACTCAAAATCCTAATAAAAACAACATTATAGATAATTGGGCAGTCAAGCCAGCCAAATTTGAAGAAAATAGATTATATTATGTTAAAAAATGGGGCGGTATGCCGGGAGAAGAAAAATTCTCAACCCCTTTCAATGATCCAAACTTAACCCTAAAGGATTGGTAAACATGAAATTATATAACACGCAAAGTAACATATGCTTTGATGATATTCTATTAGTCCCGAAGGCTTCTGATGTAATTAGTCGTAGGGACGTTGACTTGTCGATGTCTATTGGGTTTGATAGCAGAAAGATTGATTTATATTTACCGATCATCGCCGCCCCGATGGATACTGTGTGTGAGAGTGATGCTGCTTTAGTTATGGCACAGTACGGAGGCCTTGGCATAATTCATCGTTTTGCTAAGGACGCTGAGCAGAATTGGCATGTTAACGAGGTTGCTTCTAGAAAGTTTATGGTTGGGGCGGCCGTTGGTGTTTCAAACACACAATCTGTATTGCCTAAGGTTGAGTCTTTAATTATTTCTGGTGCAAGGGTTATTCTTGTTGATGCTGCCAATGGTCATAATGTTTTGACTGTTAACACTGTGAGAGAAATTAGGCGGGCCTTTCCAGACGTTCACATTATGTCTGGTAATGTTTCTACTTGGGATGGATTTTTAGCCCTTTCTGCCGCAGGCGCAGACTCTATTAGGGTGGGTATTGGCGGCGGTAGTATGTGTACTACTCGTATTGCTACTGGTCATGGGATGCCTACGTTGTCCTCTATCATGGAGGTATACGAAATGCAGGAGCGTTTAAATCTCCCCACGTCTATTATTGCTGATGGTGGTATTAGAAATTCTGGTGACGCTACAAAGGCGTTTGCTGCCGGTGCTGATGCGGTCATGCTAGGTAATGCTCTCGCTGCTCATAATGAGTCTCCCGGCAAGGTTGTGGAGCGTGACGGTAAATCGTACAAGGTGGTTCGTGGTATGGCTAGCGAGGAAGTACAGAAGGCTTATGGTAAAACTAATTATGTTGAGGGTGTTTCTACTGAGAAATTGTTAAGGGGTAGTCTTGGTGATACTCTTGACAAATTCCGCGCCGGAATTTCAAGCGGCTGCTCCTATTCTGGAACCTATTCTCTGTCTGACTTGCAACTTTTTTCAGAATTCATTAAGGTAACAACTAACAGTGTAAAGGAGAGTAACGCTCATGGACTCTAATCCGCTCATGGATTCTAACGTATCTAATCCTGATAGAATTAGAAACATTAATCCTATCAATAAAAAGTATTTCGATGCAACTAAATTAGATAATATTTATATTAATGACGAACCTCTCAGAAATAATACTGAAAGAGAAATTGTTACTGTATGTGATGATATTAAAAATTTATTGATTGAGAAGAACCGCGCCTATGGCAACTCTGCTTTAGAGCCATCTAATGTTTTTGCTAAATCATCAGCGTTAGACCAAATTTCTACTCGCATTGATGACAAACTAAACAGAATAAAGAAAGGCCATGAGTATCAGGGTGAGGATACCATTGACGATTTGATAGGCTATCTGGTACTATATAAGATAGCATTGCGTGACAATTGGAGATAAAGTGCCTACCTATACATATACTTGTGTTACTTGTGATAAACGGATAGAAAGGCTTCAACCAATGGAACAGCGAGACAATGCTTACTGTCATGAGTGTGGTTATAAGTTAGTTAGAGGATTGGATCGCCCCGGCCTAGTTTGGAGTCCCACCCGTAACGGTGGGTACTCATGAGAAAGAAACTGACCGGAGAGGCACCTAAGCCTTACGGTCACAATCCAAAGATTTTTGTTTACACAGAACTTCCTTATAAAAAAATTATTATACGTCCCGGCATGGAAATTAAAATTAAAAACCAGCGGGGCACTTTTATATTCTACAAGTGGGTTCACAATTCAGAGTTAGATGTTACTTGGATTGATTGTATGGATAAGAAAACAGGGCATTGGCGGGGATTTTATATGGATCAACTTAAAGGTGTGGTTACTCCTAAGAAAAGTATTGCTAAGAAGATATAATGAGTAAAGAAATAGAATTAAAAGATCGCTTTGACGATATGAACCGGGTAGTTGAAGAATTATTAAAAGGTTCAGATCCTAAACAGATAGCAACTAAATTATCATTTTCCCGTGCCCTAGTAATGGAGTTGATTGCTGAATGGAAAGAAATTGTTCACAACGATCAGAATATACATACGAGAGCAAGAGAAGCACTTGCCGGTGCCGATCAACACTATGCTTTGCTTATTCAGCAAGCATGGGAAACGGCAGAGCAGGCAGACAGCAATTCTCAGTACGGAATAAAGGTACAGGCTTTAAAGTTGGCTGCCGATATAGAGGGCAAGAGGCTTGATTCTCTCAACAAGGCCGGGGTTTTAGAAAACTCTGAACTAGCCCAACAAGTAGTAGAAACAGAACGTAAGCAAAAGATTCTTACAGACATTCTTAAAGATGTTGTTTCTAACTGCGATCATTGTAAGTATGAGGTTGCCAAGAGGCTTTCTTCTGCTTCTAATAAAGTTGAAGGGATTGTCATAGATTGAGCGAATTTGATGACTTCCTTGGCCTTCTTGATGGTGATGAGTTTGAGGAAAAGCCAGTACTAATTGAAGAATTCGTAATGTCTAAGGAATTCTTGTCGCTCCCGCCTCTTTCTGATTATCAGTTCCAGATGATTAAGGCTATGTCTCAAATTTATAAGAAAGAAACTTTAATTAAACTTTACGGGGAGGAAGAAGGTTCTCGTAAATATACTGAGACTCGTAATGAGATTATTTTCCAACTTGGTAAAGGGTGTAACGCACCCTATACTCCGATATATAATCCTCTTACTGGCAATTGGAATCGTCTAGATGAGGTTGTGGCAGATGGTTCTGTTATTTCAGATGATGGTATTGTTCATTATGCCACGGAAGCATTTAAGGTTGGCACGGGGGATATGGTCAGGGTTAAGACTTCCTTGGGATGGGAAGAAGATGTATTTGTTGAACATAAATATCTATCTTACAAAAAATCTAAATTTTATAAAAGACACCGTGGATATAGTCCTTCCTATGAGACTATAAATAAACTTAATGTTGGAGATAGAATTGCCTTAGGCTTAGGCCTAGATGTTGTTAATCCAAAAAATATTCCCATTGAACATGCTGAACTTATTGGATATTGGCTTGGTGACGGGATGCTGCCTGCTGAACATAACATGATTATCAATATGGATTTTTGTTCGGATGAAGTAGAAAGCATTAAAAGATACGAAGAACTTTGTAAGTTTATCGGTGATGAGCCAACCAAAACCACACACAAGACAAAAAATCTTACATTCTTTAGGCATGGAACAAAGTCAAATGCTGTCGCGCTTGCAGTCCAGTATGGGATGATAAATTTTCGTTCAGGCAACAAAAAAATACCGGATGCCGTGTGGAACTCAGACAACAATGTCCTCGCGGCTACCCTATCTAAATTGTGGCAAACAGATGGTTGCGTATACAAAAAGAATGGTACAACTGCGGAATTTGTGTCTATTTCTAGGCAACTTTGTATTGATGTGCAACGCGCTCTGCTTAGAATAGGCGTCCCTGCTGGAATAAGATTTAGAACTCCTAAATCAAATTTTGATAATGCATCAGAGGCGGGATATGTTACTGTGTCTAGCCAAGAATGTATAGATAAATTTTTTAATGTTATTAGTCTACTAGACCATAAAAATGTTTCTATAGATAAAAAACAAGGTAGGGTATATAAAAGAATAGAAAATAATTTATATTATGACAAAATAGTGTCTATTGAGAAAATAGGCGTTGGTGATTATTGGACATTAACTGTACCCGACACTGGTAACTTTGTTGGTAATGGGATGATTTCTGCAAATTCAGGCAAGGACTTTGTATCAACCATCGCCTGCTGCTATATAGTTTATTTATTGTTGTGTCTAAAAGATCCTGCTAAATATTACGGCAAGCCGCCCGGTGACGCTATTGACATTATCAATATTGCTATTAACGCTGTGCAGGCTAACCGTGTGTTCTTTAAAGGTTTCAAAAACCTTATTGTGCGCTGCCCTTGGTTCCAAGGCCGGTACGATTCAAAGGCCACTTCTATTGAATTTGATAAGGCTATTACCGTACACTCAGGACACTCTCAGAGAGAATCATGGGAGGGCTACAACGTCATCCTCGTCATCCTTGACGAAATTTCAGGTTTCGATATAGAGACTACTTCTGGAAACGAAAACGCTAAAACCGCAGACGCTATCTATAAGATGTATCGCGGCTCTGTTGATTCACGATTCCCTGACTATGGTAAGGTTGTCTTGCTTTCTTTCCCGCGCTACAAGGGTGACTATATTCAGCGTAGGTATGAGGAAGTAGTTGACACTAAAGAGGTCATAGTTAGGACTCATACCTTTAAGATTGATCCTGACTTGCCTGATGACATAGAGAGTAATTTGTTTTCTATTGAGTGGGAAGAAGATCATATTCAAGCCTACTCCCGGCCCCGTGTCTTTGCTCTTAAAAGGCCAACGTGGGAAATTAATCCCACTAGAAAGATAGAGGACTTTACGTTAGCGTTCTTTACGGACCCTACGGATGCTCTAAGCCGTTTTGCGTGTATGCCCCCCGATTCGGTAGATGCATTTTTTAAATCGCGGGAGAAGATTGAGAAGGCCTTCTCTAACCTTAACCCCAATCTTGATGAACAGTGGAGATTCCAAGAATGGTTTAATCCCCTACCCGGCAAGATTTATTATGTCCATGTTGACCTTGCACAAAAGCACGACCGCTGTGCGGTGACTATGGCTCACGTTGAGGAATGGAAGCATATTAAGGTTGGCGATCAAGTATCTGAGGCTGCCCCGTTCGTAATAGTCGATGCTATCAGATGGTGGACACCTAAGTCTGACAAGAGCGTAGACTTTACAGAGGTTAAAAACTATATTATTTCTTTGCAGCAACGTGGTTTTAATATTGGGCGGGTGACTTTTGACCGTTGGAATTCTCACGATATGATGCAGCAACTAAAGGCTTATGGAATGAATTGTGAAATTCTTTCTGTCGCTAAGAAACATTATGAGGATATGGCTCTTGTTGTCATGGAAGAAAGAGTTAACGGTCCACACAATGACATTCTAATTAATGAGTTGCTAAAACTCAGAATTGTTAAGGATAAGGTTGACCACCCAAGGACGGGTTCTAAGGACTTGGCTGACGCTACCTGCGGGGCTATCTATAATGCTATAAGTCTGACACCCCCCGACCTTGATCGTGAAATTAGGATTCACACTTATGATTCTTATGACGACTATGAGGAAGAAACGTTTGCGGCTAAAAATCCTCATGTGATAGAGTTACCTCATAGATCAGAGGGTATGCCAGAGTCTTTGAGGGACTATTTTAACTCTGGATATGAAGATGATGGTATGAATTTTGTTGACAATTTTACGGTTTTATAGTTAGATGACTGAGCGGCGTGGCTGGCTAGTGGTCAGAAAATATCTTATAAGTATTTTAGAGCAGGTGGCAGTAACCTGACGCCGTACCATAGATGGATAAGGTAGAATGTTAACATGACACAAGATTCAAAGATAGGTACTCAGGGTACTAAGCGATTTAATGATGGTTTGCGGGCACAATGTACAGCCTGTGGCTTGATTAAATACTATCAGGATTTCAATAAGAAAAAGGGCGAGCCTGAATCTCAATGCCGGGAGTGCCGTCGTGAAAAATATAGAGATTACTACCAAAGAAATCATGAATTTGTTAGAAGTCAGTCTAGTATTTACAAAAAAGAGAACAGATTACTTATTAGAATCAGAAAGCATGGCTTGACGCAAGAAAAGTATGATGCTTTATTTAATTTGCATAATGGTAAGTGCTGGATTTGTAAGGTTGGTCCCGCTGCTGAAATAGATCACGACCATGCTTGTTGTCCCGGTGAGACTGGTTGTGATAAATGTGTAAGGGGCTTGCTGTGTGGCCCATGCAATAGAATGTTAGGTCATGCTGATGACAGGGTTGAAAAATTAATAGCCGGGGCGGTGTACTTAAAAAGTACACAGGCATTAAACATTTTAGATGTGAGGGATCAAACCCATTAATGCGCGAGGTTGCGAGGGGAAAAACCTTAGGGTGGATATAGTTACAATGTCCGGCAAATTATCCACGGGAGCGATATGACAGAAGTTATGCGCTATTTTGTGCTGTGGAATTTCCGCCCCTCGCAATCTTTTTCTTGATGATGATATAATAAAAATATGACAAATGATGATGAAATCAAAAAACTCTTTATGTTTGGTGGCAGTAAAGAGTTTAAGGTTGAATACAATGTTCCTGATTGTCAGGGTGGTTGGGCCGTTATAAAAGACGGAACAGGTCAAGTTGTTGGATGCCATAAAACTGAAAAGGAAGCCAACGATCATCGCAATTTAATGATTGTTGAAATGACTGACATATTGGGGCAGGAAGTTAGAACAACTAAAACTCCCTCCGAATATGCAGAAACTAATTCAGTTAATAAAACATTATCTATTTGGGATGGAGTATTTTTCCCTGCTCAGAAGGGTACGTTAGGTATTGATAATTCTTCTGAGGTACAAGAACCGGGATGGGTTTCAACATATAATACGCCACCACAAAAAGATGGCAAACCTAGTACCGGATATGGTAATAGAAGTTCTACATAATAAAAATTATTTAAGGAGTAATGATGACTGAATACACCGTGGGCGGTTGGCCTACAGTGGAAAAACCCTTTGATAGTAGATTGGCTGTTGGCAAAGTGCCGGGTACTAATCTTTCTATCAGAATGCGTAAGGAAGTACTTCCAGTATTCCTTGCATTTCTTGCAGAAGTTAATAAAAAGGTTATTCCTCTAAAGGACGGTCCTTTGGATGGATGGACTTATCGCAAGGCTCGCGCCGTTGATGCATTTAGTCAGCACGCTGGCGGCGTTGCTACCGATATGCGTTATGACATTTTGAAGGCTGACCGTAAGATTCACATGACTGAAACCCAACACAAGGCTATGCACAAGTTGCTAGACAAGTATGTTACCTCTGACGGTAAGCGTGTCTTTGGTTGGGGTGGTGACTGGACTCCCGGTAAGTTTGCAGACGAAATGCATGTTGAGGCTATTCAAAACTGGTCACCGGGTTCTCAGGGTAAAAACGCTACCGTTGATGACTTTCTTAATGTTCAGAAACGCCTAGGGATTAAGAGCAATGGTACAGTGTCCATTGTTGGTCAAATTGTTAATGTTGTAAAGCCAACTCCTAAGCCCCCCGTTAACGCGCCTAAGCCTTTGCCTAAGCCTGTTGTTGCGCCTAAGCCTGTTCCTGTACCAGAAAATATTACTACGGCTAGCAAGGTGCGGGTAAATAATGTTCAGCCGGGGTCTCGCAACCGTCAGGTTGCAGCCGTTCAGGTGGCCTTGCGTGAAGCAGGATTTGATCCTAAGGCTTTTGATGGATATTTTGGTGCAAGCACTAAGGCTGCCTATTCTCAGTGGCAGAAGTCTTTAGGTTATTCTGGTGACGATGCAAATGGTAAGCCGGGTGTTAAGACTCTTACCGAACTTGGTAAGCGTTATGGGTTTACTGTTGAAGATTAATCATCATTGATGATACAATATTAGGGTAGTGGATGAATTATTTGTCCACTACCCTAATGCTTTATAGGGAGTAATATGTCTTTCTTGGTAGAAAAATTGGTAAACCTGCAAGCCAATGCTGTTGGCATGTATGCACAGTCTCATGGCTTTCATTGGAATGTTAGAGGGCCGTTCTTTAAAGAACTACATGCGTTTTTCTTAGAAATCTATGAAGATGTTTTTGATTCTATTGATGCTTATGCTGAAAATTTGCGTAAACTTGGAGTGTACGCACCGTTTGGCTTGCGTAGTTGGCAGATGAATTCTACTATCAAGTTTGATGAAACCCCGACTCTTGATGCTATGGAAATGGTCAGAGTTTTGATTGAAACTAATTCAAAGATTATTGATTTGTTGAAAGAAACTTTTATTGTTGCTGACGCTGAAAACGAGCAGGGTGTCGCTAATTTCCTCGCTGAACGTATTGACAAGCATCAGTTTTGGGATTGGCAACTACGAAGTACTGTGTCTCAATAGTCATTTTGCATTGACTTATGGAATTTACAGTGCTATTCTGTATTAATGACTCAAATTATGAGAGTCATGCTCTCCGCTGTTGTCCTTCTTACTTCGCTAGTTGGAGTACAGGTAGCATCAGCCCAAGAGCGTGACAGCAATAATGAAAGTATGATTACTATAAGTAACATAAATGCAAGTAAAGTTAATGTTCGTAATGTTTCTTTTACAGAACCTAACGTTCGTAATGTTTCTTTTATCGCACCGCAGAGAATGATTTATTCCTATGGAAGTGTTGCTTCCTCAGCGTGGCGGGGTACGGGGTTTCATGTTAGATGGGAACCGACCCGTAAATGTATTGTTAAGAGAGAGTCAGAGGGAAACTACCGTGTTGTTAATAGACACAGTGGCGCTCAGGGTGCCTACCAGTTTATGCCCTTCTGGACTAAGAAACTCGCCAAAATGTTAAATAAGAAAAAGTTGGCTTATAAGCCTATTTCTAGATGGTCTAGGTTAGATCAGGACCGCGCATTTTGGGCAGTATGGCAGAATGGAAGAAACAAAAGTCCGTGGCGTGGAGGCCGCTGGTCGTGTGGATTCTAAGTAAGTAGTTCTTTTCTATTTTAAGGGTGGGTAGTATGAAGGTAGCCTTTCTCAGTTCGGATTGGGGCGATTATGTTTCATCACAGCCGGGAGGTTGTACTTGGATCAGATGCTTTGGTCCTTCCGAGCAGTTAAATAAATTAGGGTTAGACACAGTTATTGGTGAAGTTGGTTGGCGGGACGATGAAGGATTCGTTGCTGTACCAACAGTAGAAAGATTAAAAACAAATAGTCGTGGACCGATTATTAATCCTAAGGAATACTCTGGCGGCATAGATGTCGTAATTTTTAAACTTTGGATGTGGCATGAGGCCAAGGAGTATTTCGAGAAGGCCCAAAAACTAGGTCAAACTATCATTTTTGATGTTGATGACTGGTTTGATGGACTTCCTACTACCAATATTGCTTTTCAAACTACCCACCCCGATAGAGACGCTACATGGAATAGAAACCATATGCTTGCCTCATATCGTTATTGTGATGGTTTAATTACAAGCACTAAGTTTCTTAATGATTTCTATTCTAAAAAGAATGAGAATTGCTATCAAGTTTATAATTCGATTGACCCTAAACATTTTGTTAAGCGTTGGGATTCTGCTGGCGTTAAGCCCACTGTGGGATGGGTTGGTATTATGGTGTGGCGTTCTGGTGACATTGAGGAATTACAGGGCTGGCTAGGGCCGTTCTTGGACCGCCATGACCTTCGTTTTCATCATGCAGGTATTAATCCACAAGATCCTAAAGAATTTGCTAGGATTGCTAAGATTGATCCTGAAAGATTGACGGGGACTACTGGCTCTAGCGCACAATATTATGGCAACTTGCTTCTCCCTATGGACATTGGTATTGTTCCTCTTAACTCTTTGCCATTTAATGAGGCTAAGAGTAATCTAAAGGGGTTAGAGTACGCTATGTCTGGCATCCCCTTCGTTGCCTATGGTTCTTATGAGTACAAGAAGTTAGAATCTGAGGGGGCGGGTAATACTGCAACTAAGGCTCGTCATTGGATTAATCATATGGAAAAACTTATTGATCCGTCCTATCGTAAAGAACAAGCGGATCGTGGATACGAATTAGTTTCTGACAAGTATAATATTGTTAACGTTGCACCGCTATGGTTAGAGACTATTGAGAAGATTGTTAAGAATAACAAGAGAAGCAGGTTAAACAAATGAAGATGAGTGATATTGCTTACTATTTTGGGTATGCAACTCAAATATTTATTCGTAGTTTTGTTTATGTTGCCGTCCCCGTAGGCTTTGTCATGGAAGTATACAATCGTAATATTCCGTATCTTCCCGTCCTACTACTTATTGCTTACATGGTTTTAAAATGGGTCGCTCTTTCCCTAACCTATTTGCAAGAAATATTTATACGGCAGCAAAAAGAATTGACTGCTGAGGACATTGTTCATGCAGTTAATGTTGTTAACTATAAAAACTCTATTGGATTGGGACCAAACTAATGACGTGTGTAGTTGCTTGTATTAGGGACGGGAAAGTATATATGGCATCTGACTCCGCTGCCGCAAGCGACACAGAGATATCCACACAGATACGCCCTAAAGTTTTTTCTAATGGTGATTTTCTAATTGGATATTGTCATAGTTTTAGGTTAGGGCAGATAGTAGAATATCATTTCAAGCCTCCTAAAATTATTTCTGATTCTGATGAACATGACTTTCTTATAAAGTTTATGGTTAAACATTTTATTCCTGCGCTCCGCGCCTGTCTTACAGAAAATTGCTACCCTAGTTTGTTAGATGAGGCAAATGGATGGAGTTTAATTGTAGGCGTGAGAGGCAACATCTTCATCATAGAAGATGACTTTAATGTAAGCAGTTATGACAGAGATTACCATGCGATAGGTTCAGGCTCCCCCTATGCTTTGGGTGCCCTAGAAGCACTTTCGACAGACGAAGAAATGCACCCTCTTGATTATTTAAATTTGGCTTTGAGGGCTGCTGAAAAGCATAGCCCTAGCGTATCCTCACCCTTCCACTTTGAGTCATCATGAGCAAAAATATATTAGATTTTGTTCCACAGGAACCCTTGCGTTCATATGATATGAAGGGTATTATCCTCCATGAGTGTATATGCAAAGCAAATATGTGGAAGATTGTGGTTGGTTTTGAAGATTATGAAATTTCTTGGTATGCACTTGATATGGAATGCGTAAATTGTGGCACACGGGCCACAGCACCTACACCTATTGATAAGGAGTCGTAATGTCTGATAATGCAGATGATTTGTGGCGCGCGTTTAACGCGGCGTCTGTTGAGTTGAAGAAGGGTATTGGGGGTAAGCCGGGGGATGCTGCTGAGAAAAAGTATGGACAGGCTTATCTTTCTCTGGTAAAGTCTGGCCTAGCCCCACGCATTAAGAAGAAGTATCGCGGCGGGTTAAAGTAACTATAACTTCTACTAGATTTGAGGTATAATGCAAACCTTTCTTTCGGAATATACTTTTGCTGAGTCTGCCAGCGTTCTTGACACTAAAAGGTTGGTCAAACAACTTCTGGAAGGCCTCCAGATCATTGATGTTATTGCAGGCAATCGTAATGGTTGGAGGCATCATCCAGCAGTTAAAATGTGGGCGGGGCATGGTGGACACTTTTACTACTACCTTTCAGCCATTCGTGATGAAATGGAAATCCGTAACTTCAAGTGGCAAAATAATTGGCAGTCTATTCAAAATATCTACAACAATGCTTTTAAGTCTGTTCAGTATGAACACACCCCGCCTGCGTGGATTTCAGATTCGACTGCTCTTGACCGTGTAGTAAATACTCATAGGCGTGCCCTTTACTTAAAAGATCCCATCCACTATGATCTTTACAAGAGCCATGAAGTTGCGGCTGCGGCAGATGTTTGTTGCTCATCGTGTAACTATTATTGGCCTCTCGCATCCCACGGATTTGTGGTATAATATATGCATGATATGTATTTATAAAGATTGCAATAGAGAAAAAATTCGTGCCAGAGGGCTTTGCACTAGCCACTGGAATCTTGAACAGTATGGCCTCTGCAAAAACAATTGTGGGCTACCAGCCGCAAACACCCGTGGGCTATGTTCAAACTGTAATAACAGAGGCGGCAAGCCTCCCAATTCTCGCAACTTGGGAAGCAAGGTAAATAACGATAAGGTTAGACTATGTTCACGGTGCAAGAATATATTTCCGCTAGAAGAATTTAAAAAAAGCAATCATAAGAACCGCTGCGTTAAATGTCAGATAAGAATGAAAAAACACTCTAGTTTAATTAGAAAATATAAGATTAGTATAGATCAATGGGAATTTCTGCTAGAGTCTCAAGGTGGTAGATGCGCTATATGTGATAAAGCATCTGATAAATTCTGTGTAGACCATGACCATTCATGTTGTCCATCCAACAGAATAACTTGCGGTAAATGCATAAGGGGTCTACTCTGTAATAGATGCAATAACGGAATGGGCTTACTGAATGATAATCCAGATATAATTTTATCGGCATATAAATATCTAAGAAACAATAAAAGAATTGCTACCTAGGCTAGTTGTGCCGCCCGACGTATACCCTGCGGTTTCTACCCGCTAGAAAGGTTAATGGATACATGCAGGTTCGACCCCTGTCGTCGGGACGCTACCATGATAAACTATTAATGTAAAACATATGCTAGGAGGAAACCGTGTTGGATGAAAAAGTTAAAGAAGTAGAAGAACCTGTCGATGAAATTACTGGTTTTGATAGGTGTGATCGTTGCGGGTCGCAGGCATATGTTTTGGCGAAGGGGGCTTACGGCCCCCTGACCTTTTGTAAGCATCATTTTGAGAAGTATGAGAAGGACATTAGAAATTACTCTTACCAAATCGTTGATAATCGTGATAAGATCAATCAAAAGCCGGATAGTAGTGCGTAACTTCTACAAGAATTGGGATCATGAAGTATAAGGATTATTCTGACGAGCGTGATGAAATCACTCGTCCTCGCAAGATTGATAGGAAGCCCCGCCCTAAGAAGGCAAATCATAAGCATGAGTATCAGAAAACCGATGAAATCTTAAACGGATTATACATCATGTATAAGTGTTTGCACTGTGAGAAGAAAGTTGAAGGGGAAACTATTATGGGTACAGACTTATTGAATTGGCGTAAATATGGACGGTCGTAATGTCATTGATATGTATAAGTATTGGCCGCATGAAAAGATTGTTAATGATCTTAAGTTAAAGCGTAGGCCTTTTATCTCTGTTTTTGAACACATTAATGGGGATTTCAATAAGGCTTCTGGTATTAGAAATCATAATGCTTTCTTGGGGTCTGATATTTATATTGTTGGTCCCCGCGCTCGTAGGTATGACAAGCGTGGCACTGTTGGCACTCATCATTATGAGAATGTTATCTATGTTGATTCAATAGATCATTTGATTGACACTATGAGTGTTGATGTTGCTTGTTCGTATCGTTGGGTTGGTGTTGATAATGTTGAGTCTTCTGAAAGTATTTATGATTTTGTTTTCCCTGCCAATACTGTGATGTGTTTTGGTGAGGAAGGGCGGGGTATTTCTGATGAATTACTTGAATGGTGTGACAATAAAGTATATATTCCGCAGCAAGGTTCTGTTCGTAGTTTGAATGTTGGTACTGCTTCTGGCATTGCCATGTATGAATACTCTAGACAATTCCAAAATAACTGATATAATGTTATGAGTATATAGTTTATATATCTGTGAGAGTAGGTGAAAAAATGAACGGTAACAGTAAAATTTCTCAACAAGAGGGTTCACACCCCGCAGAGTCCACTGTGTTTGCACCAATGGAGGTTTCTCGCCAGATCACTGATCTAGGTATTGCTGAGCCTAAAACCATTAATGTTGCTTCCCCAATTACTGGCCCTAATGTTTCTATGACAGTTAACACCCCTTACGGTGGTCCTATTGTTTCTCTAGAGCAGGGTAGCGTAAACAACGAGACTGGTCCCAATGCCTGATAGGAATGGGTCTTTGTCGCCAATAACTACATCTTCTTCTCAACATAAAGAGGATGACAAGTCTATAGAATATTATGTCAAAGGTGGTGAAAATGATATGGATAAAGCCAATAACAATATTGGTGTGACTTCCAGCCCTGATGACTCGTATTCTGTTCCAGATAATGCAACAGTTGAGCCTGATTCCGGCGGTAAGTTGGCTATGACAAAAGGCGCGGGTTGTTGCGATACTTGTTCTGGTTTAGATTGTGACCTGAAATGCTGCGACCTTGCCTTGTGCAATATGGAAAAGGCTGAGACTGTTGAAGCGTGTTCTTGTTGCGGCGAGTGCGATGCTGATTGTACTGGCGACTGCTGTGATAAATGCTCTGTTGTAAATAAGGCAACCGATCAGCAAGTTGATGACGATGAGGAAAATGAAATGCAAAAGTCTGTTTGGGGCAATGCTTTTTCACCCCTTATTCCAACTAATGCGTTGAGAACTGTATTTAAGTTTGAAGATTGATTAAATAAATAATTTTTTATTTAGTGGGCAGGCAGGTCAATAGACCTGCTTGTTTATTTAGGAGGGTATCGTAATGAGAGTGCTAGTAGTTGGTAGTCCTAATTGGACTAATTATAATTCAGTTGTAAGAAATTTGACAGTCATTATTGAGGACTTGAAGTATGTTGACGACGATAACAAGAATGTTGTGTTTGTCCATACTGGTAAGGCTGGCGCTGAAAATATGACTACTGAGTATATTGGCAAGGTTGAGAGATACCTTCGTCAAAAGGGAATCCGAATTAAGGAAGAACTTTTCATTAAGAGGCGTTCTGGCGAAAAGGTTGACAGAATTACTGGTGACTACGATATGATTACGTCAGGAATTGATGCAGCGTTGGTGTTCATAAAGGATTCTGACAAGCGTGGCAATTACTGTATTAGTATTTTGAAGTCACATGATATCCCCACAACTGTTATTAAGGAGTAGTCGTGCCCAAAGGAGCAGGTAAGCCGTAGGCTTACCAAAACTGAGAGTTCTTTCCTACGCTTGGCAACTAAGGTTGCCGAAGCGTCCACTATGAGACAGAAGCATGGATGCGTTGTCGTAAAGTCTGGAAGGGTTATGTCTGTTGGTATCAACAAGTGGCGTAATCATCCTGACATTATTGAGAAGTCTAAGGTTAAGCAGGAATGTTCTGTTCATGCTGAGGTTGATGCTATTGGGCGTGCGGGTGACACCAAGGGTGCCACCCTATATATTGCTAGGGTAAATAATCAGGGGGTTGCTTTGCTTTCCCGTCCCTGTGACAATTGTCATTTAGCAATTTTAGAGGCAGGTATTTCGAAGGTTATCTATACCTAAAACCTGTTGACGAAGTAAGTTTCTAATGGTACTATTAATACATAACATATCACCTACACAGAGGAAAATATTGTGTCTACTTATACAGAGTTAAACTATGAGCAAGCCCACGCTTTTGTGCAGTCCAATAAGCACAAGGGTTTTTATTGGGACGGGTGGGACATTGTAAAGTTTACTGTTAGTCCCAATGGTTATACTCAAAAGAACGGCATGTTCCGCAATAATAATTGGGGATTTGCTGTGAAGATTCGCCTGCAAGATAGTGGCACTTGGTCAGTATTGAGTAAGTATGTATGAGTGATTCATTAGAAAACTTAGGGCTAGAAGAAGATCACGTTGCGTGGTATCAACTTGCTAGTTGTAAGAATATGTCAGTCAATTGGTTTTATGATGACTATGAATCTAATAAGGTACATGCTCAGCAGGTAGATTCTATTTGTTCTACCTGCCCCGTTGCTAAATTCTGTCTCCAAGAAGGCATTAAAGGTAAAGAGTTTGGTGTTTGGGGCGGGGTATATTTAAACTTGGGTAGAATAGACAAGGATCAGAATTCTCATAAGACTGAGGATACTTGGAAGAAATTGAGGAAGATACATGGACGAGGGCAACTATAAGCCAGAACAGACTGGTAGAATTGTTTATAATCTTAATATGGCGGCGGCTGTTAGAAGAATTAAGCAGCCAGTTAAAGGCCTAGTTATGGACATCAAGGGTCTACCAAACTTTTTGGCGGTTACCGTTTACGAAGAAAACATTTTAGAGTATAGTGACTCTCAGAGAGAAGCCATTATGTCTTATCTAATTATGGTTAGAGATGTTATTCGTTCATACAATGTTCCTTGTGAACTTAATGGAGAGACTTACATTCCGAGAAAGAGGTCTTAGGAAATGACTGAGTGTGGTTCGTGTAGAAAGCAAAAAAATCAGGTTTTCGCAAAGAAGTCTGATATCATTAAGGGAGTAACTGTTCTGGTTTGTCAAACTTGTTTAGATAACAATTTTGAGCCAAGGTGGGCGATTGTTTTGGGTGGTCGTTCTCATGGTTTTGAATCTGTTAAACAATATATTGTTAAGCGCAAGTATGTCGGACCAGAAATTACTGCTAACGAACTAATATCGTAAAGGCGTGAATATGAATTGGATACTGCAACACTAGCACTAATAGTCGGAGCCTTAGGCGCACTAGGCGGCGGGCTTGGAGCAAAAATAATTGACTATCTTTATAACACTAAAAAATCAAATGTAGACTTTGCAGCCCTTATCCGTTCAGAACAACGTTCAGAGTTAACAGAGTTAAGACTCATTAACAGTCAGTTGAAAGAAAAGATTGAAGATTTAACGCTAAAGTACTATGATGCGTTACAGAAGAATGTAGAGTTAGAAAAGTTAATTGGCGAACTTCAAATTAGAATAACTAGTCTTGAAGATAATATTCCGCCCAAGCATAAGATTAAGCCGTCCCCCGAAGCATAGGAGTCAAACATGAACGACATTCCGGTGTCCTTAAAGGACTTAGAGGAAATTGTTGCTAACGTTTCCAGCGCCCTTCTTGAAAAACTTTGTATTGAGAATGATGTTCCTGATGAAGAATTAGAGAACACTACCAATTTTTGTATTGATGTTTCTTCGTTTGTTATCAATGTGTTTATGGAAAACATGAATAAACTTGTTGCTAAGAGTAGTTTAGAGATTGTATGATTCACAAGGCACTATTTGTTGTTGTGTTGATGCAACAGTGCGAAAATGAGCGCGTCGTAAAGGCCAGAAATGTCTCTAATAAGTAAGTACATTAATGATTATCAAAATAAAAACATTTATTTATCAATAGCAGAAGATCATCATGTTCACATCTTTTATGATGAAGAATCAAAAAAGTATTGCTATATATTTGATAGTGGGATACATTATGTATCTCATAGAGATCCCGGCTATTTAGGTTATATTCAAAGGCCGGATATAAATAATTGTTCAGATACCGCTTCATCTAAATATGACGGTTTAGTTTAAGGAAAACAATGAAGGATTCAGAAAACATTTATGATGTAATTGGTAAGACAGAGCCTAACTATACTCTTAATCTTACTCGCTATGAAATAGAAACTATTTTGATGAGCCTCATGCGCTACCGCGCCAAGGATGAAAGCCAAGAAAAAGTATCTAACGCTGTCTATACTTACCTGTCAACAGTCTTAGATGACAATGGATGAGTTAGACAAAATACTTTACGGAAGCGAAATAGAATACATTAAGTCTATGCTGGATGAAACCGTAACTTTAAATGACAAAGACTATGAAGAAGCGTCCAAGAAACTAAGACTTGCTTACTCTGCTGTTGCTAGATTAATTATAGGGTACAGGCAAAAAGCGGGTAGACAGAATATCTGACCCCTAGTACACTAGCATCAACATCAAACACTTAGAGTATGGAGTAACTATGACACACGATTGGAAGCCCGGTGATTTGGCCGTGGTTGAAATTAAGACAGTGGGGCTGACGCCATGCGCGGCGTGCTGACCCTGCTGTTTGCGGTTCTTCTGTTTTCATGGGTTATGGTTTCCTTAGATGGTGATGGACTTATGACTGCGTTACGCCGATCCTTTGACTTTGAGAGACGAAAGTTGCTGAGGACCAAGCGCGAGATCCAGAGGCAAGCCGATCTTGACGATCTTCGTCTGGAGATTATTGAGATGCGCGCGGAACGATTGACGCACCTTGAAAAAGAGGCGGGGCTTGGCTACTAAACTTAACCTTATGCTATTATTGTTACCTATAACAGTGTTAATGAGTTCCTTCGTAAAGGTTAAAATGAGATTGGAAACAGTGTAAATGAGCGTCTTTCGTAAAGGTCAAAAAGCATTTCTAGAAGTTGTAATTTTAAAAGTGTCTGAAAATAAAACTACTTTTAAAGAGGAAGTCATTGTCAAGTTTGGCAACGATATTCTTGCCAAGTTTGATGCTGATGAGGTCATATCTTTAGATGACTATTTAGGCATCGTGAAGAACTATAAGCCATCCCGCGATTTAAGCACACACGTTGACGAGATTCAGTCTGGTGAAGGATTTGTTAATGATTGGGAACAACATCATGGCTACCTCTAAGATGAGTAACTATTTTGGGTGACGTGATTGGGTCCATCCTCATCCTCGCGTTGACTATGGGTATGTTTATTTACTTTCTCAGCCCCTGAAACATGGTGTCAAAAAAGTATTGACTCCTATGCCTCCACACGGTAAAGTTGCTCTCACAACGACGACAACAGGGAGGCAAGATGTTCAAGAGTGCTGCTACGCAGATCAGTCGTAAGGCTTGCTCTGCCCCTACCCGCCGTATCCTTAACAAGATTGACTTGCAGGGCATGTACGTTCTGCATCACGGTGAGGGCAAGGCGTATGCCGACACTAGCCTGATGCGTGAAAACTGTCTAGAGGTTACCGCATACGATCCTTATAGCAAGTTTGAGGAACGTCGGGTGCTGCCGGATCACTCCTTCGATGTAGTTATTAGTAACTATGTTCTTAACGTCCTGCCGCCTGCTGAGCGGGCGGCTGAGTTGGAGAAGATTCTTTCTCTAGGAAACACTTGCTTTATTACCCTCCGTACCGATAAGGTAGACGGAGTACCGCATCTTGATGGTGTGGTCACGTCGAAGGGCACCTTCCAGTCAACTAAGTCTGCCGCAGATTGGCAGCAGGAACTTGGTGGAAAGGTATTTCATTCTACCCCTTGGTATGTTACGCTAATCATCCAACCCACAAGCGAGAGGAAGTCCAGTGCAGCCAACTAAGTCTAACATTCAGTCCCGTGGTGACCTTGGCGGTTCTAAGGTTGCTATGTCCGTCGATGCCGCTTCGATGGAACACATTATGTCAGTGCTTACTGACCTTTACTCTGACCCCATTCAGGCTGTCATTCGTGAGTACAGCACCAACGCTTACGACAGTCACGTTGCTTCGGGTCAGACTCGCCCCATTGAGGTCACTCTGCCTAGCCCGCTTAACGCTAACTTTATTGTCAAGGACTACGGGCTAGGCCTGTCTGTCGATGACATTGTAAACATTTACTCTCAGTATGGTGCATCAACTAAGCGTGACGACAACACTCAGTCGGGTATGCTTGGTTTGGGATGCAAGTCAGGTTTGACTTATGCTGACCAATTCCTTGTTTCTTCTGTCAAGAACGGCGTCAAGGTTTCTGTTGTGGTTTCTCGTTCTGATTCAGGGGCGGGACAGATGGAGATTATTGATACCGCCTCCACCACTCTGCCTAACGGTGTAGAGATTACAATTCCCGTTAACCTCCGTGACGTTACCTCGTTCTCCGACAAGTCTGCTGAATTCTATTCTTACTGGCCTGCTGATTCTGTTTTAGTTAACGGCGAGCAGCCTAAGTCTTTCCTGTCTGGCAAGGGCGTCATCAAGTTGTCTGACGACCTCTACCTTTCCCGCTCTGACACTCACAAGATTGTCATGGGTAACGTTGCCTATTCTCATGTTGACCGTGGACGTGGCAGCGACCACGTATTTAACAACCTTGACTCTAGTAGTTACTACTCGTCATGGAGTGTTATCTACTTTGCTAAGATGGGTGAGGTTAACTTCACGCCGTCCCGCGAGTCTTTGCACATGACTAACTTGACTAAGCGCACTCTTGATCGTGTCGTTGCTCAGGCTGATGCATTGTCGCTGTCTGCGATTCAGAACTTGATTAGTAGCGCAGAGTCTTTTGGTGATGCTTGGTTCTTGCTCAACCAGTGGCGGGGTATCTTCAAGCAGAAGTCTATCACTGACTCTAAGTTTACTTACAGAGGCAGCATTGTCCCACAGGTTGTAAACTTCGATGGCCTTGAATTGTTCCTAGACAAGAGGGGTAACCGTCACCACCAGAAGCGAACTTCTGTTACTCACACCAGCGTTGGTGGCCTTTTCATTACTGGCCTTTCGCAGACTGACGCTGCCATTCGTGACCGTATTGCTCTCTACATTGAGAATCAGGGTATTGAGCCTAACGGTATCTTTATTACTAAGGATGACGTTACCGACCCGTTCCTTTCCGAATGCAAGATTGTGTCTTGGGATGCACTAAAGGCTGCCACACCCTATTCTAAGTCTCCGTCTCGCAAGAATCCTAACCTTATCCCCAACCAATACAATGCATATGTAATTAATGGTAAGAGTGGCATTCAGCGACAAGATGTGCCTAACGAGGGTAATACTGTTTGGATTTCTACCGCTGACTTCCTTAGTTTGGCTGGCTATCACCGTGGCTCTCTTGACGAGCAGCGTGACCATTCGTTGAGTCGTCTCCGTTCCATGCTCCCTAGTCACAACTTTGTTATTGTCAATGCTAATCAGATTGACAAGTTTGTGCGTAACTACCCCAACGTTCCCAACTATCTCCCAGAGATTCGCAAAGTTGCTACTGTAATTATTGCTCATCGCACTAAGCATGACGTTCTCTATTCTCGTTTAGATGCTCTTGCCATGCGCGATATGGCTAAGTGGGATGAGACTAAGGTTAACGATCCTGACGTTCGTACCCTTATCGCTGATTGTCGTGCCGCTCTGGACTCTAAGTGGCAGTCATTCTATGGCAACCAGTACGCTGCCATTGTGCGTCAGACTAGTTTGTCTGACTTGACTAACGATGACGACATTTCTTATGTCCAAAACACTCTTGCGAAATACCCCATGATTACTGTAGACTCAGTATCGCGTCACAACAGCGTCAAGGTAACCATCCCTGCCGCTACTCATGACCACATCTATCAATACCTCAACTTCTTCTACGAAGGGACTATCTGATGAAGTTTCGTGTCACAGGCAAGGACGGCACAGCGACCGTCTCCGCTATCCTTAACGGTAATTTGTATGTGGCCGAAGGGTCACACCCCAACTTTCTTAAGATCGTTGATGCTCTAGAGAATAACAGTCTGTATGACTTCTCAGACACCTACATTGTTAGTTTGTTTGACTACGCCCGCGAATTTGTTAAGCAATTTGAGAACATTTCGGAGCGCGTCTCGTTTGCCAATGGCAACTTCTACTTTGATGGTGACCTTGTTGACAACATTCTAACTAATCAGGCTTTCGCCTACATGCGATCTGGGCGGGATGACTGGCAATCTCTTGTCAAGTTTATGGAGAAGTTGTATGACAACCCTAACGCTCATAGCCGTGAGCAACTTTACAACTGGCTTCGCAATCGTGAATTTGTTGTAACCCCTGAGGGTAACTTCCTCGCCTATAAGTCTGTCCAGACTTCTGATCTGGAAAACTTTGATTACATTTCTATTAGTCAGGGTAATGCTGTGGTGGACGGTACTGTTTACAACGGCAACATTCCACAGAGTGTAAATAGCGTTGTCACAATGCCCCGTAGTGACATTTCTAGCACCCCTGAGGTCGGTTGTGGGCGTGGCCTGCACGCTGGCACCTACGATTACGCTAAGGCGTTCTCAGGCGATACTATCCTCATGGTTGAAATTAACCCTAGGGACGTTGTATCTGTTCCCTCTGATTGTGATTCTCAAAAGATTCGGTGCTGCCGTTACAAGGTAGTTTCTGCTGAGGTCAAGGAGGTCGCTGTTGATCTAGGTTATGGTTCTGAGTCTAATGCTAATCCTTATGACTCTTTGTTTGAGGATGACGTGGCTTGCGATGTCTGCCACTACTTCGTTGATGAGTGCTACTGCCATGACGAGGACGAGCAGGAGTAGTATTTATAGTTAGTATGTGTTGGCAGGGGCGGTAGAAATACCGCCCCTGCTGGCTCTTAAAAACTCTTGACCCTATATGGGGCGGGATGCTAAAGTAGCACCTACAACCTCAACAAGAAGGAGATATCAATGATACTGAATAAGAGAGATGCAAACCCTGTTTTCTATCCTATGACTATGGATGCACTGATTGCACAGGTGAATGATCCCCTGTTTCCCATTAGCCACGCCGCCTTTAAGGTTTGGGTTTCTGAATTGGATATTGCTTGGGATGGAGTGCGTTGCTTTACTCCCGAAGAATCTATCGACATTCTCCGTTACATCATTGAGGCTAAGCAGGATTGTTTTCGTTCCTTTGAACGAGAGTGTGAAAATGATATGGATTACATTGAATATATGGCAGGAGTACTTGAAAAGCAGAGGGCAGCGGAGGCGCAGGCAGCGGAGAAGCAGGCATCAACTACCGACCCCGTATCGTCCGATGCAGAGGCTCTGTACGCCTTCTACAAAACCCTCAACGCAGATATGCTTACGGGAATTCTATACGCCCCTAATGTGCCTCTATGGGTCGTTAAGGAGCAATTGAACAACGAGGATCTTGGTGTGAGACTTCTTGCTCAGACAAGGTTGTTTGAAATGACTATGGAGGGACAGAAGTAATGTCTGATGATTTGTTAGACGTTCTTCGTTCGCTGCGCGACGGGGATACCATTGAGGCTCATTGGTCCCACGGTAAAAGTAAAATTATTGTTACTGGAGATGTCCATGTGGTGGAAAATGAGTTGCCATATAAAATGGCAACCCTTAACTTCATGGGTCAGAGTTGGCAACTTTTCGATCAGGGAATGGCCCCTCCTTGGCTTACTCATGTTCGTGTAGTTGAGCGCGCTCCTGAATTAGTTTTTCCCTATGGCGATGACGTGCTTGCTGTTGTCACATTCGATGGTACGTTGTGGCGTAGGGGCGGCGTGCCAATGAAAAGATCCAATGAATACTTTACATCTACTAGGCCGGGATTTCGTGAGTCTCTTTATTGGGAGGACTTGATTAGAAATCATGGACCCATTACAATTCTTAAGGCATATGAGACTGTTAGTTTGATGGATTGTTTGCGTAATGCGATTAAACAGGGAGGGAAGTAATGGAATTTAAGGAGAGATTAGTTGCTCTTGCCGCTAACAAGGAGATTAGTGATTCTATGATTGCTGATTTTCTTTATAGTGTGGAAGATGCTTTGTTTTTTCAGGAGGATGATATTGACAGGGCGGCACGCAGTCTAGGAATTAATGTACCGAGAACCTTTCTAGACTCTGAGGGAGTTTGGAGTGGCACCTATCAGACTAAGGATGCTTTGAGAATCATTAACAAGATGATTTATGAAGAATATATTTTTATGTCTAACAAGACTGAGAAGTATAAGCAGTATTCTATCGCGGCGGGGGATTTGTGGGAGGAACTAGAATCCTCATCTGATCCCTCTGACCCTTATAAAACTGTCACTAAGGAGGAAGTGTTGGCTCTGCAATTAAAGACTGCTAAGGAACATAATGCGGTTTTGGCTGTTGAGATTGCTCGTCTTAATGAAAGTTTGAATGAGCGTAAGCGAATCGGGCGGGAGACTGAGAGAGAACTAGAAACCCTAATCCAAGAAATCAAACTATTAAAGCAGAGTAAAGACTATATTGAAAGTAAGAACTATGTTGGACCAATCCCCACTCAGAAAACGCCAATCCCCACCCAGAAAACATTTCGTATTTACTGATAAACGAATACAATGCACGCCAAAGGCGTGCCAAACCAATGCAAACAAACGAATACAAATGAATAATGACTACAAACGTATGCAAACAAACGCATAAATATGCAAACACATGCATAAAACGCCACATCAAACCAAAAAAACACACACATACGAATGTTAAAGAGAAATTTATGTAATTAACTTAGTTACATATCCCCCGTAAACCCTTTTTTTTCCTGAATTTGACCCTATTTTCCGTAAATTTTCCTGTGATATGCCCTTTAGACAGTAAATTTTATTGTTTAGCCATTTTTGTTGTTTTTTGAGCATTTTTGGGTGGTTTTGGGTGGTTTTTGTTGCTTTTTAAGCAATTCTGCCTCGTTTTAACCCTATTTTGGTAAGCATTTTAGGGTATAAATTGTTGTTCTAGGCAGCCTAAACAACGGAATCCGTAGTTTTAAGGGGGTTAGACAACGGATATTATGGTTTTGCTCTAGGGGTAGACAACGAAATCCGTAGTTTATGCATATATTGGGCGGGATGCATGATATGTATATCCCTATAGATATACAAGGGGGATAACCCTAGATATACCCGCCCCATATTAAGAGTTAACCATTAAACCTTAATACAAACTATATTCTCTTGCTAAAACAAAGTATATACACGCCTTTGGCGTGCTTGCATACGTAAACGCATGCAAACTCATGCTATGGAATCCCATAACATGAGTTTTTTTTGTACCCTCATAACAGTGCCAAAATCAAATCATCGTAATGTCTATAAAAATAGAAAAACATGAGAGTATGCTTACTTGCATAACTATAAAAACATGCCAAAAATGTGCTAAAAACAACCCATCGTAAAGGTCTAGACAAAAAAAATATGTGAGGTCAAGTACTTGCCCGCGCCAGCGGGCCGTGTCAAGTACTTAGGCAAACTAAAAGGGCGGGAGTTAAAAACTCCCGCCCTAGGTAGATGTAATTCTTTATAACACTTGACTGATTAGTCTGATAGCGTATCTACCTCATAGTATTTTACTATACCTATACAATGGGGACGACAAATTTCTCCAACTTCCGCCCCGCAAGCATCACAAGGCACAGAAATATAATCTAAAATTAAACTCATATTAAAACCCTTGACGCAATTGACCATCTTGCAACTCAAAATCTCCATACCGTTCATGAACGGGATCAGAGGAATACTTACGCTCATCAGCAAACGCTAAGTCCTTGATCTTCTTAGACAATCTAGCAATCTCATATGTACCTTCGTCAAATAGACCATGCTCATAATTGTGAGCATGAAAGTAAATGTAAGAAACCAGAGTGTTCCAGAACCGCGCCTGTACGTCATACGCCTGCCTCCCCATAGTGTGAGCCAACGCAACCTCGTTGAGACGAGAATCCGCGCATCCGTCAATCAGATACTTGGCTACCTTATCTTCCGTGGTCCTAGCCATACTGCCTCCTAGTGTCGATGGTGTCTAATAGTATCATGCCGCACGGACAGTGACTAGGGGGTTTTCGCTACGAATAATATGGGACGGGGCGAGAATACCTGCCTTGCAGGTACACCAAATCATATGCTGATTACATGAATTACAAAGTACGAAAGCAATCTTGTGACCATACTTGTCATAGCCATATAGTTGTTCGGCTTCCCTGACAGGTGTTCGCTTTAGTTTCTCAGGAAGTCCCGCCTCATCAATCTTGTCAAACTTGGTAGATGTCTCAGTCTTAGAATTGCGAGATGCTAGGGCAGCCACCATCTCCTTAGAGAAACGACCACGCTCACCAACAACAAAACCTAAACTCCTTAGGAAGTCCCTATCATTCATCTTCTACCTCCAATAGTGCAGCATCAAGGAATGTGGCATCAATATTCGTACTTTCACACCGCCCACAGGTGGGCGGTAGGAATGAGTCTACCTTATAGAGCCTCTTGGTGTCAACGATAAATCCCTCGGGGTCAAAGTAAACTGTATCCCATTGTGTAGTAGAAAATTCAAACATTGTAACATTATTACAATCAAAACATTTAGGCATATCTCTCCTTAAACTAAACTAGCGTGCGGGTGACGGGAGTTGAACCCGTATACCTTTCGGTGGCAAATTTTAAGTTTGCTGCGTGTGCCAATTCCGCCACACCCGCGCACGCCAAAAGGGGGAGGCTCAGCCTCCCCCTAATGACTTAAATCTAGCGGCGACCTACAATCATCGGCGCAATCGCCGCAGTCTGATTAGTAGCACCAAGGAACGTACCGGACGGGGTGCGAACAACAGCCTTCGTCACCTTACCGTGCTTGGTAGACCAAACCTCAGTAGAAACAACAACGGCGGGGGTAGAAACAATGTTAGACATAATACTCCTTAGTTAGACTCAAAATTGGCAATAATAGAATCAATCAACTGCTTTTCCGCAAAACTATTAGTCATATCATACAATGAAGATAAATAATCAATAACCTCAGCAATAGCGTCATCATAACCACTATTCCAAGCCTGAGTAAAAATCTGAATCGCACGCGCATCATTACTGTCAGCCATACAAACTCCTAAATCTTAACCCGGTCATGAACCGCAACAATCTCACCATCAACCATACCAGCAACATGCTTAGCCTTCCACAACTGCTGAACAACCAAATCAATACAATTGTCCTCCAAAACAGTCGCTTCCAAACCCATAATCATACACTGACTAAAAGCACGCTTCTGTGCGGCAGATGACGGTGCCTGAATAGTAACAACCATATCCTGTACCTCCCTCTCTGTCGTTGTAGGTAAACCTTAGCATCCCCCGACCCCAAGGTCAATACATTTTTGTGCTAAAAAATGTGTGTCGTAATACACACCGTAAAGTACTTGACAGCCGCGCTTCGCGCGGTCAAGTACTTGCCCGCAAAAAAATTTTGTCAAGTACTTTTAGGTAACAATTTGACAACAACTCCCCCCGGCGTGAGCCGGGGGGTGCTGCTGCATGTTCGCTCTAGGCGAAAGAAAGTTCCTTGACAACGGACAGGATGCGGTTCTTCTCCGTGTTGGTCACGGGGTCGAAGCCAGTAGCGGCAGCGGCCACGTTCTCCTTAGAGTCATCGCCGCGACCGTTGCGGAACCAGTCAAGGCGCTCAGTGAGAGCGTTGAGCGCGCCCCACGCGGTGCCCTTGATGTTGGCGTTAGTGGGGGAGGTACGGTACAAGTCCTGAACGAGATCGACCTTGTTCGTCCACTTGGTCAGGGCACCCTTAGCGTCCTTCTCAGGCTGAGGGTAGATAGCCTTGACGATGGAGTCGAAAGTCTGATCGGTGATGGACTGCTCAAACAGGGCAGTAACCTCTGCACTGAAAGCGTCCATGTAGGTGTAGGTCAGGCCAAGCGCAGACTGAGCCGCAGCAACCTTACCGCCCACGGTCTGAGTGTGACGGATCTTGTAGGTCTGCTTGACCTTGTGGAGCGCAAGGTTGAGCGTGTTCTGGCAGACCACGCGAACGGGGGTGATGGAAGCCTGCACAGCGGTTGATCCGTCGTGCGACGTGTTGACGAGCAGGTAGGTGACAGTCTTGTCGTTGGCACCGTTGGGGTCCAGAACAATCTCGCGCGGGATGACGAGCGAACCGAACACACGACGACCGCCCTTGATGGAGCCAGCCGACTCCCACGATGCGCCGCCGTCCAGAATGTGATCGGCAAACTCAAACAGGCTCTCGTTCTGAACGACAGTGTAACGCTCGCCAACGGTGGCGAGAACGTCAGTGCCACCGTCGAACGGGTTGGTACGGGTGACCATGTACGAGTCGGACGAGAAACGGAATGACTCGGGCGCGTACTCCGAAACGGCGTGCAGTTGGATGTTCCAGTTGGAAAGCATGGCAGCGTCAAGCATCTGCGAGGTAGTGACCGTCTCATCGGCACCGAAAGTCTTGTTTGCGAGGTTGTGCCACGCGGGGGCACCACGGAGGGCGAAAGCGACCTCTGTGCCATTGGTTTCTAGACCATGCATGTGAATCTCCTAGTGGGTAGTGGCTAACTTTGTAGTCATAGACTACATCATCAGTCTGACAAACGGAAGGGTTTTTCTAGGATATTTGTAGTTATTTTAGTGTGTCGTAAGTCACAACGTAAAGTACTTGACAGCCGCGCTCCGCGCGGGCAAGTACTTACCCGCTTGCCCCCGAAGGGGCAAGGGCTTGTTAGTTGTTTATTTCTGCAATTGCGCTCATAAGGAATGAGGGGGAGAGTTTGCCTGCTTTGTTTATGGAGTTTTTGATTATTTGAATTATTTGTTGGGCGTCATAGTTTGCGTATGATTCTAGCATGTAGTGTTCGGCGGGAGTAATGGAGTGTTTCTTGTAGAGTCTCCATTGTTCTTTAGTTAGTTCTCCGTAGGCTTCTTGGAATACCATTGGTTATCCTCCTAGGTGGATGCGGTTTGCCTCTAGAAACTCAGCAAGGTCTGAGGGGGTTTCGGGCATAGAGTAGGGATCTTCGTCGTCCCAATCATATTCAGATGGTGCGCTGTCCTCAATTACAGTCTTTTCCCCCGCTTGCCATTGGTCTACGCCTAGGTAGTCCATTCCCATTTCGCAGTAGGCGTGGGTGAATACCAATTGGGGATATTCGATGGACAGTTGTTCTACGACGGGTGTGGCCGGGGACCATGCGGTGTCAAAGGTAACCCATAGGGTGTACCAATAGTCTACATCGTCAATCTCAATCTTCCATGCCACCGGGTCAATGTCCCACTTGGTGCCATAGTTCTTGACATTCCAGTCATAGGAGTCGGTGTCGTTGGGTGCCTTGCCCTTGACAGCGGAGAGTGTGAAGAATGGGTAGTATGACATTAGCGCGAGCATGAATGAGTAAGAGATAGCCAAGTTGTAGCCCTTGGGGCTGACTCGGATACTGTTGCTGCACCAGTTGGGCACTGTGACTCCTTATGTGGGGGGCTTTCTGACAGGACAAACTTTACGGCAAGGAGGCCAGAATTGTAACCTTTTTTGGTGTGCGTAATGTCACATCGTAAGGGGTTGACAAGTGCTTGCCTTGCGGGCAAGTACTTACCCGCTTGACCCCGAAGGGTCAAGCAGTTTAGTCTTGGATTATGAGAATGGATTGGGGGCGGACGTTGATTAGCATTTTGCCGTTGGGGAGAACAATGGAGTAGCGGCCCTGTCGTGTGTAGGCTTCGTCTACGATTTCGCATGGCCCGTGGTAGTGGGCTAGCGAGCCAATGTATTCTAGATTAGGCATCTTTACCCCATTCATAGTTTAGGTCTGATCTACCCTGCTTATAGCCTAGGTAGTATGTGAGGGCGGGAGCGAAAGTTAAAACTATGATTGCAAGTACAGCGTATGCGCTCATTCGGGTGCCGGGGGCGTCCATTCTGCTAATACTTTCTTGAGATCTTCTATTTCTTCTTCCGTCCACGCTTCCGAATCGCCAAAGTCCTCATCTTCGTCGTCGTCAAGCAACTCGCCAAAGTCCTCGTTAGGGTCAACCACAACGTCAAGCGGGATGGAGGTAGTCGGGATGCCAACAAGGTAGTCATCGGAGTCGTCAATCTCGTCGCCAAAGTACTGATAGCCGACAAGGTGGTTGGACAAACGGTAGGTTTCGATTTCGTCAAGGTCGATGTTGCCGTAGTCAACCATTCCCTGTTCTTCTTCGCTAAGGGAGGCATAGTCGATAAGGTAAACCTCATCGTTCAGGGGCAGGATAGTACCTGTGCCGGGGTGGAACACAATAATGTCACGCATATTCTTTCTCCCATCCTAGAGTGTTTGACTTATTCTTACGGCGGTAATCCTTGACGGACTTGTGACGGTCAGTGGTAGAACCTCTGCGGAGATTCTGGACGTGTTCGACGTATTCTTTCTGCTTCTGCTCTCTGCGCTTGTTCTTCATGGTATGTACTTTACAGTACGGCTATCCTAGAGTCAAGGATAAACGGCAAAAAATGTGTGGTGAATGTCACAACGTAAAGTACTTGACAGCCCGCCGTTGGCGGGCAAGTACTTACCCGCCCGAAGGGCGGGTGTCAAGCGACTCTAACGGGATTCGAACCCGTGACCTCCGCCGTGACAGGGCGGCGACGTACTTGTCCACGAACGGACGAAGCAGGTCACGCTGATCGGGCTGGTTGAAGCCCCCCACGGTGGCGCCGAGGATCGCGTTGGACAACTCGTCACTCTCGACTGCTGCTGCCCACGCCGCCTCCTTGGCCTCAACTGTCGGCCGTGCGCGCGCGAGGTGGTTGTTGATGACGATTCGGTTGTCAATGAGCAACTTCGCTGGCACGCCGCGCACGCTCGTTGCGGTGGGAACGCCGAGCGAGGCTTCCATGTTGGCGACCACGCGGCCGGACCGCGAAGGATCGCCGTGGTTGAACTCTACCAACTTACGTTCCAAAGACCAGGGGGTTTGCAGGCTATTGGCGTTCCAAAGATCCGGGGGTCCGAAAGGCCGCATCACGGCAAAGTCGGCACACCCAGCAGACCGCGCAGATACAACACAACCACCGGCGCGCGTTCGCCCAATTTCGGCATTATCGTGCCATTGTTTAGTTTACATATCCGTCGGGGTAATCCCAAATTCTGTTTCCCAGTTCTCCATAGGAAACTACAATAACTTCGCAATAGGGCAACGTTTCTTCGCAGTATTGGCGAATAATGTCACGGGCGTCGTCGCCATCGTTAGAAGTTTCCCATCCCTCCTTAGACCCATCGGGGGCAAAGAATAGGGTACGGTATCCGTTGGATACGGCATCGGTGACAGAGAGCAGGCTTGCGACCTCTACGGGCAGGAGAGCGCGCAATTTCTCAAGTTCGAATGTGCCCCGCGATTCTGCGTAGTCGCTGAATGTGACGAGAACGGCGTCGTGCTGAATAATTCCCATTTGTTTCTCCTTATTAGTTGTTTGATGTTGCAGGATTACGAGTCAAGTAGGTCGATTTCCCATTGGGCGCGGGGGCCTTCGTTGTTCTTAGGGCGCAACAATTCTTTACGCTCGGCGGGGGTGAGGCCTCCGAAGATTCCGGTGTCGATATCTTCGGCAATAGCGAATGAGAGGCATTGGCTACGAACGGGGCATGTGGCGCAGATTGCCTTAGCCTTGACAACCTTGCTGCGGAGTTCAGAGAAGAAGATTTCGGTGTCTTGCGTGTCGCACGCTGCGTCAAACTGCCACATGGTGACTCCTGTTCTTGTGTAGCCGAACCTTTCGACTGAGAGAAGATTAGCACAGCCGACTGACAGTGCCCTACCACCTGCAACCATTCTGCAACCTAAAAAACGTGTCAAAGATCACATCGTAAGGTATTGACAAGTGCTTGCCCTGCGGGCAAGTACTTGCCCGCCGACAGGCGGGCTGTCAAGTACTTAGGTGGGGCGACATTAGCCGCCCCACCGTTAACTATTATGCAAGATGACCGCTATTCTTTATGCAAGATGACCGCTATTCTTTATGCAAGATGAATGCAATTAGAAATGGTATTACTATGAACATGCCAATCATTGCGGGGAGATAGACGAATAGAAACACAATTACGTCTAGGATGCTCACTTCTTACTAGTGGAGAATAGCACGGACTTGCGGCCATTGATACACAATCCGCAACGGGCACAGGCTGATCCCTTATCGGTGATTAGCGGGAGTGCCTTATTGTTCTCGGGCAGCGGGTAGCGTTGGGGAATTGTTCTTTACCCTGAGCGAATGACTTATCGACATAGGCAATATTGATGCCTTTAGACTCTAATAGGCGGGCAGCCTCAATATTGTCAGGGTCGGCAGAGAAATACAATCCAAGGTTGGAATACTTGCGCGCGTGCAAGAATAGGGCAGCGGTGGCAACGCGAGTATAGACCCAGAATTGAATCTGTGGGTTGTTTGCAATTACCTTAGACCATGCGGCGGTGTAATGCGGGGCGAAGAAATCACCGTCCCAATGGATACGGAATAGTTTATCGGCTCCGCGCTTGTCACATTCCGAATTGAATTCTGCGATCATTCCCGAAAGAATGTCATACAATTCTTCGGTGGACTTATCCTGCAACGCTTCCCAATTGCGAATTAGCGCAGACTTGACGTTAGTGTAAATCTTCTCCAGTTTGCCAGCGTAGCAAATGGTGGAACAGAAATCGGTGGCAGAGGGGCAAGAGAATTGCTTACCGGCGGGAATACCGAATGAATTAGCAATTACTGCCGACTTGCCATTAGGGGAAACTAGGTTGGCGACCTTGCGGTCTTTGCTGCGGGTGAGTGTCTGTGTCATGAGAGCAATCTACCACAGCGGGCCGACAAATGGAAGCATAATCGTGTGTCGTATGTCACATCGTAAGTACTTGACAGCCCGCCTTTGGCGGGCAAGTACTTGCCCGCTTGACCCCGAAGGGTCAAGCATCGTTACGCTAGATGGTTCAGCAGCCAGCGCGTCGGGCACGGCCATGACTTTCCGCACTCGTTGCAGAGGTACGGGGGCATCCACGAATTGCTAAGGTCGGGGCCATGCATTTCGAAAAGTTCGTCAAGCGTGTCGGAGACTGATGACATTTCTTTATCCTATTCTTTTAGTAACAACAATGCCCCCCGAACAATGCGGGGGGCCATTGTTCGATCTATTTACCGACGACCAACTACAACCGGGGCAATCGCGGCGGTCTGGTTGGTGGCTCCAAGGAAGGTGCCGTTGGGGGTACGAACGACGGCCTTGGTGACCTTGCCGTGCTTGGTGGACCAGATTTCGGTGGAGACGATGACGGTGGGGGATGAGATTCCCACGGGGCACTTCCTTTCGGTTGGGGTTTCTTGCTGACAGGTAGAACTTTACCGGATGGGTCTGACATATGGAACCCCAAACAGCGTTATTTTAGTGTGTCGTATGTCACATCGTAAGGTGTTGACTAAGTACTTGCCGTGGGCAAGTACTTACCCGCTTGCCCCCGAAGGGGCAAGGGTTTTAGTAGTCACCTCCGAATAAGAAATATTCGGCGGCGGCGTCCTCCCAATGGTCCCCCCAGTCCTCGTCGTCCTCGGGCATGGGAGGCTCGTCATCGGGCGCGTCGTCCAGCCACTCGGCGGGGTCGCGGTCCTCCCATTCTTCGGGCAGGAACTGGTCGGTGGTGGGGTGCAGCATGGGCGTGCCTCTCGCTCGGTGGGTTGGTAGGTAGAACGATACAGGGCGGGACTGACAGATGCAACTCAAAACAGTGTTATTTCTGTGTGACGTAAGCCACATCGTAAGAGGTTGACAAAGTATTTCGCGCGGGGAAATACTTGCCCGCTTGACCCCGAAGGGTCAAGCGGCTCTCTAGTATTCTTTTCGCCATTTACGCCAATTGTTTTTTTCGCGGGTGCGATATGTTCGGTTGCGTTCCAATTCGCAGCAGCAATACCACGGGCAGGCTGCGCTTTTCAATAGTGCCCTATTTCGGCGGGAGCGCATCATTAGTTATTATCCCTCTGTTTCTGACAATTCGATGAATGTGTCTGCGTTCTTGAATCCTCTGCGGAGGTATTCTTTTCCTCCGTCAACGAAGATGTTACCACATTTACAGGAGGCGAAGTCGTGGCGGTGGCGGGATTCGATAATGAATCCGCATTCTCCGCATTGTGCCTTGTTGCTAATGATGGTGTAGGTCATTTTATTTCTCCGTTGTCTAGTATTCTGATTGAGACAGTTCTTCGGGGTACAGGCTGTACCACGACGGGTAATTGCATTTGGGGCAATGAATAAGCCCGGTTTCTTCATTATACTGGAATCGCATGTAGGATTCGTGAAGGCAAACGCAGAATGAGCGTAGGGTGGTCATTTGTTTAGTTCCCCCTCAATCTCGTCGGCCAGCAAGTCAAGTCCACCATCGGGGTTCCAGTCAGCAAAGTGGCGCAGCGTCGCAATAACAATGTAAGGCAGGGCAGCGTTTAGTGCATCGTGTCCTACCCGTGCGGCTAGGGTGAGCGAGTTTGTGATGGCGAATACTTCTGCCGTAGCCTCGTTAATTGCATCGTTGGGAATGGGCGGGAGGGGAATCATTCGATCACCTTTCGTCGTTGTTGATAGAGCCAGCGTAGCATGGGGGTCCGACAGTTCACAAGACCCAAACTGATCTTGCTACCATTCTGCAACCATGAATAATATGCAATAAATGTGAATATAAATGCGTTACTTAATCGTTATCGTAAGTACTTGACAGCGCGCTCTGCGCGGGCAAGTACTTACCCGCTTGCCCCCGAAGGGGCAAGGGTTTTAGAATTCTGGCGCGTCGTCCAGCCATTCAGCCGGGTCGCGGTCCTCCCAATCCTCAGGGAAATACTCGTTCGCGGCCCAGAGGACGGCCCAATCGTAGAGCCACATTTCGGCAATTTCTTCCAGCGCGGGGGTGCGGTCGTCAAACATGGGCGGGCCTCTCGCTCGTTGGGTTGGTAGCCAAACTCTACACGGTGGGGCCGACAATGGCAAGCCAAAAAGCCTATGTAATGTATGCAACGTAAGGCTTGACAGAGATAGGTCAAGCGGGCAAGAACTTGCCCGCCTTTTAAAATTTAGTCAAATTGCATTCTTTTTTGGAAAAGAATTACCCGCTAATTTCGGCGGGTATTCTATTTATTCCGAAATGTATGCGAAACAATCGTGAGGAATAGAATAGTCATCCTCACAATAGTAGCAGCCAATTGTATCGCCGCATTCAATGCATTCCAGAACAATGTACATTTCGTTACAGGGAATGCATTGGTCAAGGCCAACGGAATTGAAGTACTCATTGTACGAAATTGATTTGTGAACGATCATTGTATTACCTTTTCTTTAGAGACGGTCTAGGAGTTGACGGGTGAGGCAGGGCCACGGCTGAGAGCACTCGGAGCATTGGGGGCACCAGAGCGACTCATCCTGCCAGTGCAGGTCATTGAGTTGGTCCCATATGTCCTGATTCATGGTGTTGCCTTTCTTGTTGTTGGGAGAACCTAATTCGGTTCGTGGAATCCGCAATAGTGGATTTGATCTCCCCGACCATCGGGGTAGGTGACCTCTGCAACGTTCTTGCACGATCCGAATTCACAGATGATTTCCCACATTTTGATTACCTTTCGTTGTTGTTGATAGAGCCTAGCATGGGGGGCTGACAGGTCAGAGATTGGGGTAGATTCTGACCCGATCAGAGTATGCAAAGTAACGCTCGGAACCGTCACGGAACGTGACAACGATTCCGATGCCGTTCTTGGGCACGCGCGAGACAATCTCGCCCCCGTGGTAGCACACGGTGCCGACCTGCAAATTGCGGGCGGCCACTAGGCGGGTCTGGTAACGAACGTTGGTCTTAGTCATTGTCTTGCCTTTCTTGTTGTTGATGGTATCAGTCTAGCATGGGGGTCTGACAGTAGTTTGTCTAAACGGGCTGTTTGCAACCGTTCTGCAACCTAAGCCGATGTGACCTACATCACATGCCATGTGTGTATATTATGCATGGTTATGCATATTATTCATGAATATGTTTATTGAATTGTTATTGAATTGTTATTCATGAATTAAATAAATGCATTTACAAAAGCGTTACATAATCGTTATCTTAAAGCATTGACAAGTATTAATTTCGCGGGCAAAGTACTTGCCCGCATTCTAAAAAAATGTCAAATCGCATTCTTTTTTATTTTAGAATGCATTCTTTTATGCATTCTTTTTATTCGCTATTCTTTTATCAAACAATGGCGGGGGGAATATTAGAATATCCCCCCTAATGCATTGGGGCGATGAATGCACATAGACATTCTTTACAAACAATGCAGTTGCATTGCCAGTGGCGATATCCGAAGTTGCATTCTTCGGTCATTTCGATATCGCAATGCTCGCAAAGCGGGAATGTGTCAATGTATTTCATCATCATTTATTTCTTCTTTCTTTCTAGAGAATGATTAGGCACTAATCCAAGCATCGGCCCAATGGGCTTTACCATCTTCGATTTCGATTTCATCGCCACAGGCGGGGCAGTCAAGAATACCGTTAGACCCATCGAATGATGCATCCACCATTCCAACGAAACCGCACGGCACAACGGTCTCATCTAGACCATCCTCCGAGTAGACAAAGCGCGTGTAGTGTTCCAACTCCACAGCGTGTCCATAAGCGTTGACACCGGATGAATACATGGGCATTACCTTTCGTTAGTGTTTGATATTGCAGGGGTAGTGCAGGGGTCAGACGTTGGCGCGTTCGACAATCCACTGGGCAAGCCTGCCCTGTGGCATAAGGTCGGGGCCATAGGTGCCTAGGATGCGGTCGATGTAGTCCATCGCCTCATCGGTGCGAGTGTCTGACCATACGCCGTCCGAGTAGCACTGGCCGTTGATGTGAACCCGAACTAGAGCCTTCTCAGGGTGATTGAGATCCCACGGCGAGCGGCCAGCGAAGATTACGCTGCCCCGGTAGTTGATAAGGTGACGTTCGCCCTTGATGGTCATTTCTTGCCTTTCGTTGTTGTTGATAGTGAGAGCCTAGCACGGGGGTCCGACAGTAGGGGTGACGTTGCACCCCTACTGCAACCTAGAGGTTAGGGTAGATCCGAACGCGCTCGCGCGCTTGGAACGTGTACTCCCTACCGCAAGCGCGAACGATGACGCTAAGACCATCGAACGACACCGACGAGATGGACCCGCCGTGGTAAAGGACTTGACCGGCGCGCAACGCAGCGGCGGTCGTGAGACGAGTTTGGTACTTGTGGATCATTGTCTAACCTTTCATTAGTGTTTCTCTCTGACAAGTAGAACACTACACTAGGGGTCCGACAGTCAGCGACCCGAAACGGGCGTTTGCAACCATTCTGCAACCAAACACGATGTGGCGTATGTCACACGCCATAAGGCTTGACACGCCGCCCGTATGGGCGCACTACCTTAGCGCGCGCCGCTATGCCGAAGGCGTATCCATACATTTTAAAAATTTGTTAACATTTTGTGGTTTTGGGTTTGAATTTTTTTGTTAACATTTTGTCGTTTTGGGTTTAGTTTTTTGGTGAGACTATTTTTAGTATTTGTTGTTGTATTTCGTGGTTGTCGTTGTGTAGGTTTTCGATTTCTTGGTTTATTGTTTGGATTGTTTGTTGTGCTTCTTCTTTTTTGATTCTTAGTTTGTTTATTGTTTCGTGGTTGTCGTCTATGGCTTTCCATAGGAGGTTTGTTATTTTTTGGTTCCAGTGTGTCATGTTTGTCCTTGGTCTTGGTCTATTGTGAGGGCGGGGTCGGGGCCGATGGTGTGTCCTTGTTCGTGTAGGTTGGCTAGTTGTGTGGTGTCTGCTCCTAGTTTGTCTCCGATGATGGCGAGTTGGTCGTATATGCGGAGTGTTTGTATGTAGATGCCTGTGAGTATTTCTAGGAGGGTGTCTGTTTGTTGTTGGTTCATGGGTTGTTTTCTTGGTGTTGGTTTACTATTTGTTTTATTTTTTGTGTGATGTTTTGGCCGGGGTGGACTTTTTGGTCGCAGGTGAGGCATTGGAAGTATAGTTTGTTTTTTTGTGTGTCGTAGTGTGGGTGTAGCATTTGGTGGTTGTTGGCGCAGTCTAGTAGTGGTTTTGTTTTTTGTTGGGCTACTAGTTGCGTGTATTCGAAGTAGTATGTTAGGGTTTGGTTTTTTGGTGTGTTGCTTTGGGGCATTATTGTTCTCTAAAGAAGATTGGGTGTCCGACATCTTCTTTCAAGAGTTCGTGTTCGGTCCAGTGGATTATTTTTGTGTAAACGTTGTTGCCTTTTTTGTCCCATAGGAGGTATGTGGCGTCAAGGTTGGGGAATTTTTCGTGTACTGGTATTGGTGGTTCTACGTCGTCGTTTAGTACTGTGACGAGGCTTAGGGTGTGTTTGTTTATTGGAATGATTAACATGGTGTTCCTTTCAAGGAGATTCCTAGTGTATCATTTTTCAGGGTGGGGGTGGTATAGTATAGTTAACTTTAGTTAACTATACTATATAGTAATATATACTATAATTTATATATATTATATTTTGTTCTTATTAAGTACTTATAGAGAAAGTGTAGCATGAGAGTTTATTTGTCTGGCGCGTTTGAGCATTGTAATTCGACTTTTGGGTATGGGACGGCTGCGGCGCAGTCGTTTAATGCTTTTAAGGAGTTGGGTGTTGATGTGGTGTGTCGTCGTCCTGAGGATGGTGATAGTGTGAGGGCTGATTTTGAGATTGCGTTCACTCATCCTAGTCATTATAGGTTTTATTGTGAGTCTAGTTTTAAGATTGGGTTTACTGCTTGGGAGTCTACTCAGTGGTTGCCGGGTTGGGTTGAGGGTGCTGCTGTGTGTGATGAGATTTGGACTCCTTCTCAGTGGAATAAGGATATTTTTAAACCGTTTGTTGGCGGTAAGGATATTTGTGTTTATCCGCATGGTATTTCTAAAATTTTTAGTCCGAGGCGGGTGAAGTTTGATGGTTTTAGTAAGGATAGGCCGTTTACGTTTTTGTTTGTGGGGGAACCTGCGGTTCGCAAGGACGGTCAGCGTGTAGTTGATACTTTTCTTGACCTTTATGGTGGTGATGATAGGTTTAGATTAATTGTCAAGGGTTCTAATTCTTCTACGGTTCAAACTAAAGCCTATAATGGTGTCGCGGCTAGTCCTGAGTTGTTTCATAGTAATGTTTTGGTCATTACGGATATGTATTCAGAGTATGAGATGGTTTCTTTGTATGCTATGGCTGATGTTTTTGTTTATCCGTCGTGGGGTGAGGGGTTCGGGTTTAATCCTTTGCAGGCTATGGCTATGGGCATTCCTACGATTTGTACTGATGGGTGGGCTGAGTATGGGGATTATATTACCGCCCCGTTGGGGTCTACTTGGGCTACGTCACCTTGGCAGTCTATCCATCCCGGCCTGATGTTGCGCCCCGATCACACACAGTTACGGGAGTATATGCACGCTGCACCCGCCATGCATGATGAGTGGTCTAAGATTGCGTTCAAAAATGCTTTACAAATTCATAGAGAATATGATTGGGTGAAGGTCACTCGTCCTATGGTCGCCCGGTTGAGAAAAATTTACAAAAATATGTAAGTTTAAGGCAGGGGGCGTGCTACACTTGGTGTCTCTGTTAAATATTTTATGTGAATTTAGGTGCTTTTTTGTGATTGAGAATCCGTTTCAAAATTTTATTGCTGTTAGTCGTTATGCCCGTTGGTTGGAAGATGAAAACCGACGCGAATCGTGGGATGAAACTGTAGACCGTTACTTTAACTTTATGGTTACCCATTTAGGTGAAAAGAATTACACTCCTGACCCCGCCCTTGTAACTGAGTTAAAGTCTGCCGTATTAAAAATGGACATTATGCCTTCCATGCGTGCAGTCATGACTGCTGGTGTTGCGTTGGATCGTGACAATGTGGCAGGATATAACTGTTTTGTGGGCAGTACTGAGGTTGTTACGAAAGAGTACGGCTCGGTTAGACTAGATGACATTTATGATCAGACCGTTACGGCGCTTACACCTTTTGGATGGAAGTCTGCGCGTGCCGAATATTTTGGGGTTCAGTCTACTCAAAGGGTAGTCTTTAGGCCGTCTTCTGACAGAAGCAATCATAGACTTAGTTATGATGTTACTCCTGACCATAGATGGATTTTGTCCAATGGTCTAAAAACTACTGCGCTTTCTGTTGGAGATAAAGTTATTGCTATCTCGGCAGATGTCGTTGAGGATGAAGATTACCGAAATGGGGTGCGCCATGGTATTATTTTTGGCGACGGAACTATAAGCAAGCGCCAGTCGAATGGTAATATTGGACATTTTGTAAGGCTTTGTGGTCAGCACAAGGATGAAATGCTTTCATACTTTGAATCACATTCCTTCCCACCATCTTACGATGGTGATGCAGTTGGATATTGGACTGTACCAGATAACTGCAAAGAATTTCCTTCTTCTAAGAACTCAAGTTACATTGCAGGCTTTATTTATGGCTGGCTTTTGGCCGATGGCAATCAGATTCGCTCCACCTCTCCAAAATTGGACTCACAATTTCCGGGCGCTTATGAGTGGCTGGTTAAGAACGCACCATTGGCCGGATACGTTGTAACTGGAATTAACTACAACAATAGGCCAACTAATTTTGGAGAAAGGTCTAACCCGCTAGCAAGAATTAGCCTGCGAGCCAGCAAGGAATTTGTTGTTGAGTCAATATCTGAATTAGAAGAACAGGACGTTTACTGTCTGGTGGTCCCAGAAACTAGCAACTTTGTTCTTTCTGGGGGGCTGATTACTGGAAATTGTTCTTTCCTACCAATTGACTCCCCTCGCTCCTTCGATGAAGCAATGTATATTCTCATGTGTGGGACAGGAGTAGGATTCTCCGTAGAAGCAAAATACATTAACAAACTGCCCGTAGTCAATGAGCATTTTGAGAAATCCGATACAACTATTGTTGTAGAGGATTCAAAGGCGGGATGGGCACGATCTTTAAGAGAACTTATTGCTATGCTTTACGCTGGTCAAATCCCCACATGGAATACATCTAAGGTACGTCCAGCAGGCGCACGACTTAAGACCTTTGGCGGTATGGCATCAGGCCCAGAACCCCTCATCAACTTATTCGAATTCTGTGTGCATATCTTTAAGCAGGCGGCTGGTCGTCGCCTGCGCCCAATCGAAGCCCACGACATTATGTGCAAGATCGGTGAAGTGGTCGTAGTTGGGGGTGTTCGTCGTAGTGCCATGATTAGCCTATCTGACCTAGGCGACGGAGATATGGCTAAGGCAAAATTTGGCTCATGGTGGAACACAGACGGTCACAGGGCGCTTTCAAATAACTCCGTGGCATATTCAGACCGACCCTCAATGAGCGAATTTATGGACGAGTGGAAGAACCTGTATGATTCTAAATCAGGTGAACGTGGCATCTATAATGTTAAGGCCGCACAACGTCAAGCAGCCAAATATGGTCGCCGGGACGAAACAATAAACTATGGCACCAACCCATGCAGCGAAATCATTCTACGCCCATACCAATTCTGCAACCTGTCAGAAGTGATTGTGCGAGAAAATGATGATGAAGAAACCCTATCCAGAAAGGTTGAATTAGCAACCATTCTAGGCACATGGCAATCAACACTGACAGATTTCAAATACTTAAGAAAAATTTGGCGTCAAAACACAGAAGAAGAAAGACTACTTGGTGTTTCACTGACCGGGCAATTCGGCAACACTCTAATGTCAGGACAAGAAGGCATAGCAAAATTGACAAGAACCCTCTACAATTTACGAGAAATTGCAGTAGCCGCAAACGTAGAAGAAGCCAAAAAAATAGGCATCAACCCATCAGCCGCCATCACCTGTGTCAAGCCATCAGGAACAGTATCACAATTAACAGGAGTATCCTCAGGGATGCATCCGTGGCACTCACAATACTATACCCGCACTGTCAGAGGCGATAAGAAAGATCCTTTAACACGTTTCCTCACTGACTGCGGTGTTCCAGCAGAAGATGACGTTATGAAACCTAATGACACTACAGTATTCTCGTTTCCAATAAAAGCACCCAAAAATGCGGTACTGCGCGAAAACATTAACGCTTTACAGCATTTAGATATTTGGCTGGCATATCAAAGAGCATGGTGTGAACATAAGCCTTCAATCACCGTTTCCGTCAAGGAAGAAGAATGGATGGAGGTAGGTGCTTGGATTTGGAAGCACTTTGATGAAGTGTCAGGTATCTCATTCTTACCTTATTCTGAGCATACCTACCGTCAGGCTCCCTATCAGGAAATAGACGAATCAACATATTTAGAGGCAGTAAAGAATTTCCCTGAGTATATTCAGTGGGAAATGCTACCTCTCTATGAGACTATTGATTCAACTACTGGATCGCAAGAATTGGCCTGTAGCGCCGGGGCTTGTGAAATTGTAGACATTGGCTCCACGGCAGAAGTTAAAAAGTAGTAAAACGCCTCTGCTTTGGTATAATTATTATATTCCAATAGGAGCATTACTTTGTCGTATAAAAATTTAGTCATTTCAGATCAACCTGTGGGCTATACAGGTGACCTTAATGACGTATACGCGAGTAATGGACTTATTCAAAGTGCTAGTTCTGGAACTAGAAGTTCGATAAAGAATAATATTATTGTAGATAACAGTTCAAGTGCCACTCCGCTTTTTACTAAGACTAATAATTTTTCTTATCGACTGTATGGCGACCCTAAGTGTTTTTATAAGGGCACTGAAAATAATAATTTTACTATTGAGTTTTGGTTTTCTTTCAATGGAACTTTGGATGGCTCTGGATATTTAAATAATCTTAATTCTTCAACAAGATACTACATTAATAATGAGTTAAAAATTGTTAGCATAAAAAATGGCTCAACTGATGTAGGAGCCATTCTCTACGACTACAAAAGAAACACATTTAGGTTTAGAATTTATGGAACGGGTAACACTGATGCTATCTATCCAGTAAGAAACCTAGACACTAATTTTTATATTTGTGCCACCTACACTAAAGGGTCTTTAACACTATCAGTCAACGGTCATGATGGTGGATCAGGCGCAGTTGTAGATAATTTTGCGTTTCAACCACTTACCGGTGCAGTAGAAAAAATTAACTTTAACGTTAACTCTAACTCAATTAACGATTCAACAAAAAGTTTTATAATCAGCAATTTAGGTCTATATAATTATATATTACCTAAAGATCGTCAAAGGCTCAGGGCCGTATATGCCTATAATGCAGAAAAGCCTTCTCAAATTACCGCCGCATATAATACTTCCTTTTTTGACTTAACCGAAAAAGACTACAATACAATTTATCAAAAATTTATTATAGGTGACTCATTTAAAGATAACTATATCTATGAAAACAATACTAACTTTTCAACAGAGTTAGGTATTTCCTATAAAAGAATTAATAGTATTAATTTAGGTTCACTGTCTAGCGGATCAATTAGTACTTCATCGGCGGGGCTTCAAGTATCAGCCTCAGCATACGCCCAAATGGTAGACTACGGCTTATTGTTTAGCGGAGAAAAATATAAAACCATTACTACTCAAATTTCAAATGTAACAGCATCAATGTCAACAATTTTCTCTATGAATGATGTTGTTGAGACTAATACAAATTTGTACGCCACGGTTAATGCAAGTGGATTTTATATACAGAAGTATGATCCAGATTCGGCGTCCTCGTCAAGCATAATATATATACCGTCTACGTTAAATTCTGCAAGCACATACAATGTAGCATTTTGCATAAAAGATGAAGATATTCACCTATATGCAAACAACATAGCCGCAAGCGCCACCATTCCACAGTTATCCATACCTCAAAGTTTATCATTAGCGATAGGCAATATGCCTGAATTGCCCTATGCTAATTCCTTATATATTAAAAATTTTGGAATGGACAATGACGCTTTTATTGCCAGCGAATTAGGTACTTCTGCCTCAACATATAATTTTTCTGAAAATAGAATGTATATGGCAAGATTTACTGATGACCTTTCAATTAGTCAGGCTGCCACATATATTAGTCAAATAGAATTATCCGACTATGACACTGATATTGTTGGTAGTAAAATTTCGTGGGACGGAATGGACAACTGCCTCGTTCAATACTCTTTGTATTCTGATGCGGCATCTGGATATCTACCTTGGACAACAATAAACAATAATGAGCAACTTCCTATTCCATACAATACTTTAACTGACGATGCGATGCTCAGAATTCTTGTTCCCTATGAATATGAAATTGAGCAATACAATCAATCATTTAACTCCATAAAAGTTTCTTTGTACAAAGATTTATCAATTTTAAGTAATGATGGTAACTATGCGATAGATAGTATTGTTGATACTGCTTCGTCACATTCTTATGTCATAGGATCTTTTTCTCATCCGATTCAACAGAGGCAGAGAAAGTTTGGTCTAAGTTTTGATAAAACGTCAGGTCAGGTTGAGGGCGGTATAGAGATAAACAAGAGGCGACCCGAAATCAATCCTATCGCTATTGATTTTTGGTTTAGGCCTGAGTCTTATCCATCTGCATCCAATTTTATTATTGATACTAGGGGAGTCGAAAGTGGTGTTTCTTTTTACGCTTATACTAATGCGTCTGGTGTATTATTTTACGAAAACGCGATTGTTTCAGCATCAATAGACGGAGGTTCTGCTTCTACTATTATTTTTGATAGCAGCATCGACGGCGGCAGCCCGCTCTCAACGTACACACGCTTCATTGATGGTGGTTCTGCTAGCGGATTTTCATATTCTGGCAGTACAACTTATGTTAATGTATATGTTAATGGACAATATGCTCCATCTGGAACGGTTACTTTAACAACAGCCGACCCACACCACCTGTTCTTTGATTTTGACGGGGCATACACTGGTGACTCTATCTATTTAAATGCAAGTAAAATTACTACAGGTAGACATTCTCATGGGTCATATGGTTTTATTAATATTTGGAATTCTAATGAATAGGATAATTTTATGAGCGGTGTATATTCCTTAATAAATGACAGCACAATAGCATCTGCCTTTGTTGCACGACCTAGTAGTGCAGTAACTTTAGGGGTAAAGTTCAAATCCTCTAGGGACGGTCAGGTTATTGGTGCTAAGTTTTATACAGAAACTCTTGCAGGCAGCACACATATTGCGTCATTGTGGACTTCTGCCGGAACCCTACTTGCTAGTGCAACTTTTTCAAATATAACTACTGCTAGTTGGAAGTGGCAATATGTTTACTTTAATGTTCCAGTACCTATTACTGCAAATACTCTGTATGTAATTTCATATTTTTCTCCTGATGGTTCGTATACTTATGGTAATACAATTTTTAATTCAGATTTGGTATCGGGAGACTTAACTGCCCCCGGCGGGGGTGTTAACGGTTTATATTCATATGGTGCAGGTAATACATTTCCCGCCAGTGTTTCACCAACAAATGCTAGTTATTTTGTTGATACACTAGTCACATACTTTAACGATATATCATCATTGGCTTTGCCAAGATATAAAAACTTTATAGGGAGTGATCCAACTGTCGTTACAGATAGTACAGTTGGATACAACTGGTTACCAAATTGGAACTCTGCAAGCATTTCTGGTGTGACTGCGTACAAAATTGGATAGTTGGCGGCACAAATTGTGCAGTTTTGTTTAAAAGGTGGTAAAATTTGTCTATGAAGAAGTCTAATATTACACAAATAGAAGAAGTTTCCTATGGCCTATATCTTTGGCAAATGCCAGACGGTAGCCTCGTCATGGACGATGAAGGCAACTACATGAATATTGCTGCCATAAAGGGTGACGTTAAAAGAATTAATGAACTCAAAAGATTCGCTAAAGAATTTGATTTAGAAGAAGGTCAGCCTGTATGGTTTAGCGCCCACCGTCAAGTTACGGAAGATGAATATGAAGAACAAAAGCAAAGAATGGAGTGGGGGCTAATTCCAGACGAATTAGATGTCCCGGCCATCAAGGAAGATTTAGACAATCAAAAGAAAATGGGCCTTATTTAATGTCACTAGTGCCAATAGAAGATTTAGACGATGATTCTGATTTAGTGAGAATTAGGGTCGGCGGTGCTGGACCTTCTATTGCCATAAATGAATCTCAGTTTGAAGATTTGTTTTCTCAGGATTGGGAGCAAATCTCTAAAATGGAAGGCCTTAGTGCTAACTTTAAAAGAAAAACTAATCGCATTGCTAAGGCTTATGAGGGCATAGAGGATGCAAAGTCTAAGAAACTTGACCCTCTAGATTTAACTGGTTATTCTTTATTTCAAATTGTTCAGCCGCCGTATAACTTAATGTATCTTGCACAATTATATGATGTGTCTCCGATTCAACATGCTGCGGTAAACGCTAAAGCATCTAATGTTGTTGGGCTTGGATATCATTTTCAGGAAAGTCAAAAAGTTTTAGACAAGATTGAGGACGTATTAAATAATCCAGAAAAACTAGATAAACTGAGAAGAAAAATTACGTCAGCCAAGAGCGACCTGCGAGAATACCTAGAGTCGTTAAATTCAGATGATAGTTTCTTATGGATCATGCACAAAATCTACGTTGATCTTGAAACTTGCGGTAATGGTTATATGGAAATTGGCAGGACTAGTACTGGTAGAATCGGATACATTGGCCACATACCTACAACAACTATGAGAATTCGTCGGCACCGCGACGGCTTTGTTCAGGTTGTTTATAATCGCTACACATTCTTTAGAAACTTTGGCGACAAAGAAACTATAGATCAGATTGGAACTGACCCTCAACCGAATGAGGTTATTCATTTTAAGAAATACAGTCCAACTCATACATATTACGGTATTCCAGATATTTTATCCGCAAAGAACGCTGTGGCCGGTGATGAATTTGCCTCCCGGTTCAACCTAGACTATTTTGAGAATAAAGCAGTACCCCGATACATTATCACAGTCAAAGGCGCTAAACTTTCTGCTGAATCTGAAAGAAAACTGCTTGAATTTTTTCAAACTGGTTTGCGTGGCAGAAACCATAGAACTCTTTACATTCCACTTCCGTCAGATGGTGAAAATTCGCGGGTAGAGTTTAAGATGGAGCCGGTAGAGTCAGGAATTCAAGATTCTTCTTTCCAAAACTATACAACGGAAAACCGCGACCGTATCCTATTTGCGAATGGTGTACCTATTACTAAAATAGGAATGCCTAATGGTGTTGGTAATGCTGCATCAATGGCAGCAGACAAAACGTTTAAGGAACAAGTTTGTCGTCCGATGCAGGACGAGTTGGAGAGAAAGGTAAACTTAATTATTAGAGAGTTTACAGATGCCTTTACTTTGCAACTTGATGAATTGACTTTGACTGATGAATTAACTCAGAGCAAGATTGATGAATCTTTGCTTCGTATGCAGGTTGTTGTTCCTAATGAGATTCGTGTTAGGAAGAATCTATCTCCCCGCCCCGATGGTGATAGCCCTGTTGTTCTTAATGCACAGCAGTCTGCTGAGCAGACGGCTCAGGGCACTAAAAATAGGGCGCGGGATCAACAGCGCAGCATTAATGCTTCTGACTCTGAGGGTGAAAGAAATCCTCAGGGCGAAGGTCGCAAAACCCCGTAATTTTGTTTTCATAAAGAATATTGTTATTATTAATTCAAATGGACATTAACAAGGTTAATTGGACTAATAGCAAGGAAAAGATTAAGATGGCTTTTCCAATTGCAAAAGTCGATAAGGAAAAAAGAACCGTCTCTGGATTTGCAACCCTAGACAACCTAGACCGCCACGGTGATATTGTTTCGCCGGAGGCGAGCGAAAAAGCCTTTAGTGCTTTTAGAGGCAACCTAAGGGAAATGCATCAGCCTATCGCTGTCGGTAAAGTTGTGTCTTTTGAACCACAAGATTTTTTTGATCCTGAAACAAACGCTCACTATAAAGGTATTTATGTTGACGCATATATTTCTACTGGCGCACAGAATACTTGGGAAAAAGTTTTAGATGGAACCTTGACAGGTTTTTCTATTGGCGGGGATATTGTAGAGGCAAGTTATGACTCCGAATCCGAAGAAGAAGGATCATCCAAGACAAGAATTATTAAGGATTATGAATTGACTGAATTAAGTTTAGTTGACAATCCCGCCAATCCATTAGCCAATATCTTTTCTATTCAAAAAAACAACGGTGGACTGACTGCTAACGGAATATCTACAGAAGTTTCTATAGAGAATGTTTTTTGGTGTTCTAACGATCAAGTTGCTAATACTGCTGATACCGATAAAAAGGAATGTGTCATTTGTGGAGCCAACATGAAAAGCATTGGTTGGGTTGAAAGCAAAGATATTAATAAAACTGAAACTGTAAGAAAACTTATTTTAGGTCATTTTCAAAAAGGTATGCCAGAAGATTTAGAAGATGTAGATAAGACCATTGACAGTGGCACTACCATTAATCCTTATCCAGACCAAGATTCTTTAGAAAAAGCAGGCGACGGCTTTGTTCCACCCGAAGGTGTTCGATCAGCAGCCCGCCGCGCCCTTGAATGGATTAAAGACGGTAAGGCTGGCGGTGGCTTTACAGATGTTGGTCGCAAACGCGCAGCAGATTTAGCAGCCGGTAGAGCGGTTTCTGCGGAAACTATTGGTAGGATGAAAAGTTTTTTTGCTCGTCACGGTGTTGACTCTAAGGCCACAGGTTTTAGTTCTGGTGAAGATGGCTACCCGTCCCCCGGCAGAGTTGCTTGGGATGCTTGGGGCGGTGACGCTGGCCGTAGTTGGTCAGAAAAAGTTTATAATTCTTTAGAAAAAATTGACCAATATGAAGATAACGAGTCGGACGAATCTTTGGAAAAGTCTGGCATTAGTGTTGGAGATTTTGTTAAATGGGGTTCTAGCGGCGGTAATGCTCGGGGCAAGGTAAAAAAGATTATTAGGAATGGTTCATATAATGTTCCAGATTCATCTTTTACCATCACCGGCACAGAGGATGACCCCGCTGCCGCCATTAACGTGTATACTATGAAGGATGAAAAATTTGTTCCAACGGATAGAATGGTTGGACACAAGTTAAGCACTTTGACAAAAATTTCTATGTCAATAAAAAAGAGTGCAGATGAAGCCCTAAGTAAAGGAGGGGATGAAGAAATGGAAAACGATAATAACGTGGCCGCTCCCGTTGAGGAAGCAGCAGAACTCTTAGAAACAGTTGCACCTGAGCCGATTGAGAAGGCCGCAACCGTTTCTGAAATTCCGGCAGAAGAAGGTAAAGTAGTTAAGTTGTTAGAAGAACTTAATGAAAAACTTGCTTCTGCTTTTGAAAAGAATTACGCCGAAACCGCAGACAACTCTGAAAAGTTGGAAAAGGCAGTTGAAGGTATTTCAGCAAATGTCTCTGATTCAATTGGAGAATTTGATGGTAAGATCAGCAAGTTAGTTGATCGTATCTCTGAAATTGCCGAACGCCTTAACGCTTTAGAGACTGCTACGGCTATCAAAAAGTCCGGTGATGCTGTAACGGCATACTCGGATGATAAAAAAATAACAAAGAGCATATGGAGCGGGCACTTCCTCGGTACTGCTGAACTATGATCTATTTGTTATAATATAACTTAATAAACAAAAATTTAACCTGAAAGGCAGGTGAAAAAATATGAGTAACGAACTTTTACAAAAAGTAATTGACACAAGTAACCTTGACGCTGGTGGTCTTGGTAGAGGTCAGAGTGCCACTTCTGGTGACAGTACTGGCGCTAGCGCACCAAACCAGTTTTCAGGTAACGGCCTTCTCTATCCAGATCAGGCTAATCGTTTCCTAGACTATATGTGGGATGCCACCATTCTTGCTAAGGCTTGTCGCACCATCCGTATGCGTTCAAACACCACTGAAATTGATCGTGTTTCAGTTGGTCAGAGAATCATGACCGTTGCCACTGAGGATCAGCCCGTTAACTGGGTTTCCAACACTGGCTCTGGTGCATATACCGCTGCTAATGCTACCTTCTCTAAGATTTCTTTGACTACTCGCAAATTGCGTTTAGACTGGGAACTTTCAGCAGAAGCATTGGAAGATAACATTGAGGGTCCAGACCTAGAAGATCACATTGCACGCCTTATGGCTACTCAGGCCGGTAACGACGTGGAAGATGTTCTAATCAATGGTAATGGTACTGGTACTGATCTTTATAGTGCATTCAAGGGCTTTAGGGCACTGGCGATTGAAAAAACTCACGTTGTAGATGCTAATGGCGCTGGACTGGGCCTCCCGATCTTTAATGCTGCCATCAAGCAAATGCCTCGTAAGTACAAGCAGCGCCGGAATCAACTTCGCTTCTTCGTTGGTTCAAACTTGGCACAGGATTACCTTTACAATTTGACTAACACTACTGGTAACTTCCTTCCATTCGATGTTACTTCTGGTATCATCCGTGGTCAGCAGGCCGCTAACGATGGTGGTCCCGGTGTCACAACTCCGTTTGCTTTTGGTATTCCGGTGGTTAACGTTCCGCTTATGCGCGAGGACTTGACTCTTAATGGAACTCCTAACATTGCTAACAATACAACGGGAACTCTTTATGGTGACATTCACCTGACCTTCCCACAAAATCTTATTGTTGGTGTGAAGCGCGACGTAGTTGTTTATCGTCAATTCCACCCAAAGAAGGACACTATTGAATACACCCTATTCATTCGTGTCGGTACTGCTATCGAAAACTATGATGCACACGTTATCGTGCGTAACATTGCTGTCGGTGGTACTTCTCTTGGTTCTTCGTTTGCTGCATCTCACGCTTCTGGTACAACTGGTGGCTCTTTTGCTGTAACATTCTAAGAATACCTGATAGTTTCTATCAATAAGACAGGGACGGCTCTTGCCGTCCTTGTTTTATTTTTGCTATAATGTTATTAATAGAGAGGAAATACACAATGTCTTTTAAAGATTTAAAATTGACTGATCTTAAGGCAATTGCAGAGAACTTTGCAATTGATATGCCACAGAAGGTAACTAAGAATGATCTCATTCTTCTTCTTCAAGAGGAAGGCGTTACTTATGAGGATTATGAAAGATTTGCTAATGTTGAAAAAGTTAAGCCCGATCTTCCCGTTCGCCCTACTTTAAACTTGAACGCAGAAGAAAATATTTTGGTTAAGATGGATCGTGAGAATCATTCTTTTCAGGTAGGTGGAGTTACCTTCACGCGCGAACATCCTTTCATGGCTGTTCCAAAATATTTTGCTGATGAACTATTCATGAGCAATGAGGGTTTTCGTCCTGCTACTCCGAGAGAGATTCAGGAATACTACTCTTAATCTAGGAGGAATTTAGTTGCAAGAAATTCTGAAAGGTGAGTCGTCTCGCATTCAGGTTGCTATTTATAAAAATGGTAAGTTGATAAATGCCGATGGTAATGTTGTTGTAAACATTTATAATGCTGATGATGCCATCAATGTCTTAGTTTCGACAGGGAATGCAATCAATGAGCCTCCGCTTGGAGTTTATGCATTTTATTTAAGTCCTACTGTTACAGACATTAAAAGAATTTTGCGGGTTGAGTGGCTATATTCTGTTGATGGTGTAGCCACTTCAACCACTAACTTTGTGAGTGTTTTAACCCCTTATGCTACTGTTTCTGATATCGTTGATTATTATGATTTTGGAACTAATCCTCAGGATTTAAATTATCGCTCTCCCAATAAGATTCTTCGGGCAGAAAGCCTAGCCAGAACTCTTATTGATGGATATTCGGGTCAAACTTTTAATAAAAAGTATGGTAGTCAGGAAGTTTTTGGTGTTGGTTCTGACGCGGTATGGTTAACGGAAAGAATGTTGTCTATTGACAAGATGTATGAAAATAACGTTTTGATGATTGATAATACTGCTAGTCCTGCGTATAATAATTTTGGCTATGGTTTAGAAATAACTCAAACTGGTAAAACAATTAGAATTATTAATACTGACTCTGATATTAGATACGACAATATGGTTGATCCAACTATTTTGTATTACGGAAAATTCAGGGATCATTCTAGGTATAAGTTTTTTGGTGAGATAGGTTGGAGTTATGTCCCCCAAGACATTAAGTTATGCTCTATTCTTTTAGTGGGAGATTTGCTTTCAAATGACGCCGCTTGGAGGAACAAGTATTTGAAGCAGGTATCTTTGAGCGAGATTGATTTTACTATGCACTCAGGGGCTTTTAATGGGACGGGAAACCTAGTTGTAGATAATATTCTTGACGGTTACAGGAACGTTGGGATTGTTATTATATGATAAATTCTTTAGTTGGTAGTATTATGAATATGTCTGCCGATGTTTATATTCAGCAGGCCACTCAAAATAAAAGCGGGAATATTCAAAGAGAATGGGTCTACAGTTCTTCCCTTGCTTGCAAAGTAGAACCTATGAGTAGCGGTAACGCTTTAAGTCATTCCAACAATGAGTCTTTTGGCACTAATAAAGATACTCATAGTTTTTCTGATAACTTTCAACTTAAAATGAAATGTATGTTTCCTTTAAGTAGGAGAAGCCGTGTTTCTTCTATTAGAACTAGCGACGGTGAAGTTATATATAAAGAATTAGACAGGATTGGTCAGCCTGATATGATTTTTAACGTGACCTCTTGCTATGCAGACATTGATCCGTTGGGCAGAATTAGTCACTATGAAGTTACTCTTGAAAGAGTGCCGGTACAAAAAAATGATATCAGTTAATGTTAACCCCGCCACTATAAATGTCGCTGCTAAAGTTATAGAAGATAAAATAAAGCAGGCAGAAGTTATTATTAGCCCTAAGTCTATGACTGAGATATCTAAGTCTATTTTTACTATTACCGCGAAAAGGTTTCTTTCGGATTTGGCTAGAGAATCTATTCAAGATCCCGGCAGGTATCACCACCTTTACGAGTGGAATGAGATAGGTAGAAATGGCAGAAAACTCTTTCTTATAAAGAGAAGCAAAGTCCAGTACGGGAATCTAGTTATTGAGTTTGTTCCATTAAAGTCTACTAAGCCTGTTCCCATTCATCCCGCACTTTTAGTTCCCGGTCCCACTGGGAAAGTTGTTACTAGAAGAAGTGTTTTTAGAAACAAAATGTCGGTCATGGAAAATAACACCCCTACCTCTTTTGTGACTAGAAGGACTATTGTTTTTCTGCGTCAAAGGACGGCGGGAGTCAAGTTAATCTTTGTACCTAAGGGTAAGGTAGTTTATTCTAGCAATCCCGGCGGCAAGCAGACAACCCATGCTTTGAGAAATTACAGCAACTATTGGTATGCAACAAAAGCACCGGCTATCATTGAAAACTCTAGACTCATAAGAGAAATAGGTAATGCTGTGGCTAAAAGAATTAACGTTGGCAATTCTAACAAAAATGATATTTACGAAGTTATAAAGCAAGTTAATAATTCATATTCAAGAGACTTGGACACGCTATGACAGATTATTCGCTACTAGCAGTTCATGAATTAAAATCTTACATATGGAATCAACTTAAGGCTGCAAACATCTTAAATGAATCTGACTACTATGCAGATAATTTTTCAGAACCTTTAGTTCCAATTATTCCAACCCAACAAATGCCCGAGTTTAACAATTTACTTCCCGGCGCTACCTATATTGTCTATGCCTATGAAACATTTCCAATTCCCGCCCAATGGTGGCTGACTACAGAATCTATTCAATTAATGATTGTATCTAATGACTATGACAAAATAAATACAATCTTAAACTTTCTAGTAGATACTTTTAGGCGCTATGATGATTCGGCAAATGAAATTTTTCAAAGCGTCACCATATCAAATACTTTTAATTTTAAATATACATCAATTGAAAGAGTAGAAGCACCCACGCCCTTCAAAAGCGAAGGTGGCTTAATGGTGGGCAACATTGACATTGTTTACGCATATACTAGAAAATTAGATAGCGGCGGGAAGTTTCAATAACCGCCCCCCATAAATAAATATGTTATTATATATATGAGGAAGTGCTACAATACATATCCCCTTTGGAAAAAGGTAGGTGAAAAAAATGGCTTTAAGTGCAAAAAATATTCTCGTTGGTGCGGCCCGCGTATTCGTTTCATACGGTGCAGGTGCTAACCGCCCCAACCCCACAATGTCGGCAGTATTCCCTTGGTCTGTTGCTCAGGGTACTAACTCTGAATTAACTGGTTCCACTGTCAAGAACTCTGTAACTAACTACCTTCTAACTACTGCTAGTTCATATTGGAGAGAGTTTGGTTTTACTAGCAATGGTGTTGAATTGTCTTATGAACCCGGTTACAGCGATGTTGTTGTTGACCAACTTCTTGACGCTGCCCGTTTATTCCAGCAAAGTCTTAAGATTATGATTAAGACCGAACTTGATGAAGGAACTTTTGAAAACATCAACATTGTTTGGGGTCAGCAAGAACAGGTTCCTAACGCTGATGGTTCTGCATTCGTATCAGCATTGTCTGATACTGCAGCAGGTGCGCCTCTTTCAGACGCTAACCTTGTTGCTTACGGTACAAGTCCCACCGCCAGTGCAGTTGCAGCAACTCAGTTGAACATGAACGTTGGTGCCCTTGGTGCTGCTCCGGTCGAAAGATCATTAGTGTTTATTGGTCAGGCTGCCGGTCAGACTGGTTTGGCTAACGCCACATATCCTGTTGCTAATACTTCGGGTTCGGTTGGTACGGTAAGTGCTTACGGTGATGCTTCTGCTATCGCTCGTAAAGAGAGAATCTATTACGCCCGTCGTGCTGTTCAGACAGAATCCACAGCACACTCTTTGAAGCGTGACTCTGCTACAGTGTTCCCAGTTTCGTTCCGTCTACTTCCAGACGTTGACCGTGCATCTGGTGGTACTGTTTACGCAGCCGGTTCAGAATACGGATTTATCGTTGATCGTATCTACGGTAACTCATAGTATTTAACGCTACAGTACAGATACCCTCGTTTTTACGGGGGTATTTGTATTTGAGTGACTATTATTGATATAATCATTTAAAGTCGATGGAGGCAGTAATGGCAGATTATGTCTACGAAATTGTAGAAGTTAAGTTATCTAATGGGGAAGAAATTGATGTTCGCCCGTTAACAATTAAAAATCTAAAGAAATTTACTAAGGTTATTGCAAAGTTAGATAGCGAAGATGTTAAGACCGAAGAAGATGCGCTAGATGTTTTTATTGAGGCCGGGATGGTGTGTATGAATCAGTTTTCACCTGAGTTGGCTGAGGATAGAGAAAAGTTTGAAGATGTCATTGAGGTTCCTACTTTGATGAAGATTCTTGAAATTGCTGGCGGGTTGAAAATGGGCGATGACCCAAATCTCGGGGCAACGGGTCTAGTTGGGATAAATTAGACCTCGTTGCTTTAGAGGGTGAAGTGTTTTTGTTAGGTCATTGGAAGAATTATGACGAGTTAGAAGAAAGTCTTTCTTTTGACGAGTTACTAATTACTGTTAATGCTATTAGGGATAAAGACGCTAGAGATAAAAAATTTATGGCTATGCTGCAAGGGATTGATCTTGATGAAGAAACTGCAAAAGCAGAAGAAAACAAACAAGACATTAAAACTCTTAGCGGTACGGCTGCGGCACAGGCTGGTTTCGGTATCGGATTTGGCTTGGGCTTCATGGAGGTAAACGAATAAGTTGTCTGAAAAAATCAATATTGAACTCGTAGGTACTGCCAATTTTGCTCCTGTATATAAGGAGTTGGCTCAACTACGCGCTTCGATGGCTAATTTGTCGAACCAAAGATTCGGCACAGCCTACTCTAAGGATATTCAGACTAACTTAAAAAGCGCAGAAGCATCTTTTCTAGACACTTTAAGTTCTGTAAGAGGCCTTAATGTTGAAACTGTTAAGTTATCTAATGCTACACAAAACTTAACAGACAAAATTAATCGTGGTCGTTTATCTACTGAGCAATATTTTCAAATCTATAAAAATCGGGGACAGGAAGTTATTCCTGTTCTTAATCGTGTTGCTCAGGCTCAGGCACAAATTTTACAATCTAACGTTATTCCTTCTACCACTAAGGGTGGCTTTGCTCATGTTATTACTAACACTGAGCAACTTGGGAAGCAACTTCAAGTTACCCGCATCCAGCAACAACTTTTAAATACAACTATGCGTGATGCCGCTAACCATATGATTAATCTTGGTAAGAATACTCAGTGGGCCGGTCGTCAGTTGATGGTTGGTTTTACTGTTCCAATTTTAGCATCCGGCGCGGCTTTGGCTAAAATGTTTTATGAAGTCGATAAGGGCATGCAGGCCTTGCAAAGAGCCTATGGTGTTGGTGGGGAGGCGGGAGAAAAATTCTCAGCCTCTTTACCTTCGGCTGACGCCCTTAATGAGATTAAGGGTAAGGTTCAAGAACTTTCTGCTGAATTAGCCAATATGTATGGGCAGTCCGCTGCTAATACTACTGGCGTCGCGGCTGCCCTAGCAGCAGCAGGATACACACAAGATCAATTATTAGGTTTAACTAAAACAGTTACGCAGGGTATGGTTTTGGGTGAGACAGATCAACAATCTGCTATGAAAGCAACCATTTCTTTACAGACCGCATATAGGCTAAGCACTGAGCAGACTGCTGAGGCTATGAACTTCTTCTCAGCAGCACAGGCTGCTACCTCTACAACGATGAAAGACTTAATTGAGGCCATCCCGCGCGTGGGTCCAATTATTAGAAACTTGGGCGGGTCGTACAAGGACACTGTTGCATTTATTGTTGCTATGAAAGAGGGCGGTGTTCCCGCAACTGAGGGTGCTAACGCTTTAAAGAACTCTATGCAGAGATTAGTTAGCCCAACTAAGGCTGCGTCGGAAAGACTTTCACAATTTGGTATAGACATTAAAGGTTTAGTTAAGGCTAATGAGGGTAATGTTGTTGGCATGGTTCAACAATTACAGGTTGAGTTAGGTAAACTTTCTGGAGTCCAACGCTCACAGGCCATTTCAGAACTCTTTGGTAAATATCAGGCTGCTCGTATTACGGCCCTTCTAGATAACTTTAACGCTAAGGGTACACAGTCAGCCAAAGTCATGAATATGATGACGTTGAGCCAAAAGCAGTTAAACGATGTAGCACAGCAGCAAACAGAAATTCTACAACAGTCTAGTTCTGGTAAATTTAATCGTGCCCTAGAAAGTTTTAAAACCGCACTTCTCCCCATTGGTCAAGTATTCCTTGACCTTGCTTCTAAAACTTTAGATACTGTTACTTCTATTATTAACGTATTCCAAAAACTAGGTCCGCTGAAATATATTATTGGTGGGCTTTTGGGTGGTGCGGCTATCTTCGGCCCCGTCCTCATGTTTGCGGGTCTTTTAACTAACCTTATGGGACAAATGTTTAAGATGCAAAACACCATGAGAATGTTTAAGCAGGGTTTTTCGGCGGGGGGCGGGTTTAAAGATCCCTTTACCTCCTTTACCGCTGGCCTTAAAAACCTTAGCAACTATTTTGAAGAAATTGATAAGGCTCAGTTAGCAACAGAAAAATTAAACAATAACGTTTCACGTCAGATGAATCAACAACAAAAAATTATGTCTGCATTTACCCGTGCCCTTCAAGACTACGCGGCACAGGTTGATAGAATTGCAGCAATCAATGCTGGCGCTGGACCTAAACCTCCCGGCCCCGGTGGTCCCGCTGGAGGCTTACTCATCCCCGGTGGCCCTCGCCCCTCTGGTGGAGGCTCAGGGGGCGCTCCATTAATTTTTACTGGTAGACCGGCAGATGTTGCTGATGTTATTAAAGAAGGCCTTAGGCCGTCTCAGATTTACTTTAATCAAGAAAAGGCTCAATCTGGTAGATACGCATTAGGCGACCCTAAGAATGGCTCAGGGACAGTATTCTCCCATATGGTCCCTAACGAAATGACTCAACAAATGTTTGGGTCTATGGCTATTGTCCCCGGCACTTGGACCCGACAAGGCGGCATGGGGGATATCATTAATCAAAGGAATCAAGATCAAGCACTACCTTTGATTCCTCCACACATGATGACTTCAAAAATTATTTCAGAAGTTTTAGATGACTTAAAGATTAAGCCAACCGAGGCCAACATTAAGGCGGCTGCGCCAGAATTAGGTGTCATTAACGCAAGTAGATTCTCTGGCGAACAACTAGCAACGCTGCGGGCTTTAAAAGAATTAGAAAAGGCTGACCCTGAGATTGGTAAAAAATTTGCTAAGATCGCTGCTGCTGGCAGATCCCCTGAGCAGGTTCAGGCTTGGTTTGCTTCATCTTTAGGAGTAGACAATTGGGAAAAAATGCGAAAGGAGGCCATTAGAGATGTTGCCGTTATGTATAATGATGCATTCAAGAGTACCGAGCAGGCCATTGTTGCTTCTGGTGGTTCAGGTGTAACCGCTAAAGATTTGCGGGCAGTTACCACAGCATTTGCACAGTCATTGTCTACAGCCTACACTTCCGTTTTTAGTTCTCTTAGTGCAAGTATGCAGAAAGATTTAAGTATTGCTTCTGGTCAGGCTGGACAAAAGCAGGCCGATGCTGTGCGTCAAGGTATGCGTAATCAGACGCCGGGACTTATTCATACTGCTACTGTTGCAACTAGTGGAATTGATTTAACGGTTCGGGCGTTCGCTGAATTTGCTAATACTATTAAGTCAACCTCTCAAACTTTGGCTACACAAATTAATCAGGCATCTAATAGTGTTAGGCAGGCTGCGGCAGCGGCTTCGGTATCCCCGACTAATGCCCGCCCATCTTCCTTTGTGTCTACCTTGTGGGCCACTGGTTCCGCTAAGGCTGCTGATGATGCTGCTCGTAGGGCGGCTCAGGCTGAATCTGCTGCTGCTGCGTCACGCGCTGCTGCTGCCCAACGTGATGCTGCCGTGGCCCGACTGTGGGGCGGTGGCAAGAAGTTCGCATCGGGTGGTCATATTACTGGACCGGGCGGGCCTAGAGATGATGTTATCCCTGCCCTTCTCTCTAACGGAGAGTATGTCGTTAACGCTAATGCTGTTGGGCATTACGGTAAAGGCTTTATGGAGTCCATTAATGCTAAGAAATTTGCTTCTGGTGGAATTGCCGGAATTATAAATAGGCTATCTACAGGTAAACTATTTCCAAAGTCGCTTATGGATATATTTAAGCCTGCCGGTTCAGATAGATTTAATGATGATGTTATTGAATCTTATTTGAAGTCAGATAAAAGTGCCTATATGGGCAAGGATATAGATAAATTTTTTGAATCTCGTCGGCTCGGCGCTAAAACTAATATTAGTACGCAAGATTTATTGGATGCATTAAAGAATCACTCTTATAAAAATACAGAAGAAGAAAAAATGCTTCGTGATGCTTTGGAGGCTCATGCTTCTTTAGCCGTTATGGGGCAGGGCGACAAGCGGCCTTTGGCTTCTCTTGATCCAGCAGTTATTGCTAAGGGTCGGGCTTCTATTGCAGAGTTATTAGATTCTATGCCGGGTGACACCGTAAGGCTTTATCGTGCTGTGAGGGCGGGCGCGGACCAGAGGCAGGATGCTATGGGGAATTATGGTTTCTCTAGTGGTGCTTTGGAAGATTCTGCTAAATATATTTCTATGTCTCTTAATCCTTCTGTTGCTGCTAATTTTGCGCGTGGTGATGGTTACAGTAATACTACTGGTAGATTAATTGAAATGGATGTTCCTAAGTCTGCGATTCTTGGTATTCAGGGTGCTAACTATTCGGGGGCAAGGCAGGAACACGAATTTATTATTGATTCTGCAATGCTTTCTAAATTGGGTAGTAGGTATATAAATAGAAGTGGTTTGTCTGCTAATCCAAGGGACCATGATCCGAATACTGGTTGGAGTACTTTTATGAGTATGCTTGCTGAGCCTAGGGGCTTGCAAGACGCTCAGCCAATTTTGCGTGATATTGCTATGCGTCACCGATTTGCGGACAGAGACATTGATGATAGTAGATTAATGAGCGGGCCGGTGGCTTTGGATACTAATAGATCCGGTATTTCAATAGATGAAGCAGAATTTGCTAAAGCCTACTTTGAGAAGAAATATGGTATTCCTTTTTCTGAAATAAAGAAGGCTAAATATGAGAAATGGTTTGATGGAAAATCTGACGCTAAAAACTTTTTTATGCCGGGTAATGATGCAAGCGCATTAATGTCCCCTAGCGAGCGTTATAACTTATTAAAATCTGATGGAACAGATATTGGTGTTGAGGGCCGACTTTGGCAGGTATTAAGAGGATATTATCATAATGTTGGCGTTTTTGATAACGGGCGTCATGGTGTTGTTGATAGCCCCGGTTTTATGTCTAAGTTGTATTCTGAGGCTATGGTTACTGGCCTTAAAAATGGTGGAATATTAAAATTTGGAATTGGCGGCGGCATTGGAAGATTTTCACGATCTATAGGTTCAGCACTATATAGAGCAATTTCTGCTGCTGACGGTTCAAGAAATGAATTGCAACAATTTGCTTATTTACAGGGCGCGGGCAAAGTTGACGAAGATAATGAAATAAAAGCAAGAATGAGAATTAGAAACTTGGCTAGTGGTAGGCAAGGTTCAGGTTTTGAGAGATCACATATTTACGGAGTCGATGAAAATGGAGAAAAAATTCCATATGTTGAAGGAAATACTGTTTTAGTTCGGGGCGAATTAAATCAATTGCTTAGGCAAATGTATCATTTGTCAAAAGACAATCCTGAACTTATGAAAAATTTTCCATTAACAAACAATGTTTTTAAATATAGAGGGCAATTTTCAACTTATTCCGAAGCATTAGAATTCAAAAAATTTTTAATGCATCTTTCTGAGAATCCAACTAACCTTATGATTGGAAATACACCAACATTGTTTGATCCACAGAGGCGATATGAAAAAGAATCAATTGCTTTTATGGATAGAATTTTAGAGGGTGGGGTAGATCAATATAACTCAAACATGCAATTGCTTTCAAAAATGTCTGATGCATCTAGAACTACACGCCACCTGAATGATGCGCGTGGTTGGGCAAAAGGCGTTATGGGTTTTGCTAATGGTTCTTATATTTCAGGGGCGGGCGGTCCTAAAGATGATCTAATTCCCGCCCTTCTTTCCAATGGAGAATATGTTATTAATGCTGATGCTGTAGGTCACTATGGTAAGGGCTTTATTGATAATATTAATGCTAAAAAGTTTAGTCATGGCGGGCAGGTTAGGGGTTTTGTCAATGGTGGCTCTACCGTTGTTGAACAACTTAAAGAAGAAGTTTCCTTATTGGAAAAGAAACAAAAACTTCTACAGGCTACTGCTCAAAAGATGATTGAACAGGGTGCCGAAGTGTCAGATAATATTCTAGAGCAAATACAGGCAAATGAAGAAAACCTTCAAGGAATGAAAGAACAATTAAAAACGGCAAAAGAAAAATATAAAGTTGATCGTGAAGCAGGAAAGGAACAAGCCAAGCAACGTGGCCTCATGAGTAAGGGAAGGGGTGGCTTTGGCGGCATGGGCGGCATGATGGGTAGCGTGGGCATGATGGCTTCTATGGGGGCTATGGGGGCTTCGGGGATAGGGTCTGTTGCTTCTGCTAATATGGCTGAAAAGGCTGGTGGTCAGACCGCTGTGTCGGGCGCTTTGGGCGGGGCTATGTCTGGCCTTGGAATTGGTGCTATGTTTGGTCCCTATGGCATGGCGGCGGGTCTTATTGGCGGTGCCATTATTGGTGGCATTAAGGGAAAGCAGGAAGAACAAGAAAGACAAATGGCTAATGCTATTAATAGTAGTATTGCTGCTTCTAAAAAATATATCGCTACAATGACTGGATCACAGGATGTTTTAAATACGGTTGGTCTTTCTTTCAGTAAAACAAAATCAATATTTTCTGGTATGGGTGGTGTTACTGATAAATTTAGAACGGCAGTTGATAATCTTGCTCAGGCCTTTGCTAATGGAACTGATGCTACCAAAAATTTAATTGAAAGTCTTAAGGGTGGTACGCCAGAACAACAAAAGGGTAATCTAAAAGTTCAATATGACAATATTTTGATGGCTGGCGGGACTTTAGAAAAAGCATCCCAAGTTGTCCTTGCGTTGGCTAAAAATGCTAGTATTCCTGAAACTATTGCAAAAAATATGGTAAAGGATTTTGAGTCTAATTATAAAAATACAAAACCAGAAGATACTGCTAGCGAAGCATTTAAGCAATATTACGCAGGCGCGGGAGAGAAAGTATTTAATAATTTAACGAGTGAAGGTAAGCCAATAACTGTCGGCAATTCCGCAGCACAAACAGCACTTGTTAAACAAATTAGCGTAGAGGATTGGGATAAGTTAAAGGGGATAGGCGTAACTCAAGAAAAAATACTTGAATTAATAACTAATGGGGACCAATCTAAAATAGATGAATTTTTAAAGCAGGCCATACAAAAGGGTAGTCAGAGTGAAGCAACTTCTGGCATTGTTAATGGTATGTTTGGTCAGAAGGGTGAACTAGAGCGAACTATTGCGTATGCTAAAGAAGATTACGATTATGCTATACAAAAGGCTACTGCTGCATATAATTCACAAGGCAATAAACTTGGTATTGAGGAACCGCAGAATAGTATGTCTCCCACTGGTCGTCGTCCCTTGTCGGAATTTGTAAATGAAACTGCATTTTCAGATGCAACATTAAAAAGATTTCAGTTTTTAAAAGATTTTAATGTAAGTGATTTTACTAAGAGCGACAATATAGCCAAGATCACGGATGCAATGGGAAGCAATCGTACAGGGGCCGATTTAGTCAATAATAGTGACAATAATATTTCCAATGCTGCAAAAATAGCCGGTATTACTACTGAGGATGACATTAATGGGGTCAACGACAAGTGGGCAGCATTTATGAAAGAAATTAATGGTAGTCTTGATAATCTAAAAAACTATGCACCGGGAATACAGAAATATGTTAATGCGTATGACGTAGCAAATAAAACTATTGTTGCTAATCTGCAAAATGCCCTATTGGCTGGCCCTGAGCAATTTAAGGGAGCAGTAGAGGCCTCCTTTGCGGCAGCAGGCAACGACCCGCAAGGCATATCATTATTAGTTAAAGGAATGACTCAGGGTATGTCCACTGAAATGCAAACAGTGGCTACGTCATTTGAAGATTCTAATGCCCGCGCCAAATTGTTTGTTCAGTCTTTAGGCGCGGTACAAAATGCTTTTTCTGGTGCTGGAATTGTCTTTCAGACAGAGGCCGCGCGGGTCAATTTTTCTAAAGCATATGTTGAAGATTCCGCTTTCAGGACAGCAGTTGATAATGAAAATGCAATGTTTGGCAAAACTCAAGGTATTTTTAATGGTAAGGAAGATTACAGTAGGGGCGGTCGCCGTGGCGAGGCAGGGCAGAAGGCTGACTTTGGACAAGTTACTTCTTCTAATGCTATCTACGCTGAAACTTCTGCTGGATATTCTAGGAGCCTTAAAAACGAGCAAGCCGGTATTGATTCAAATAATGCCCGCTTGGAACAGATTAATGAGGAAAGGGACAGGCTTAAGGAAAAAGATGATAAAGAAGTAGAGGGCATTCAGGACACTATTAAGGCTAAGAATAAGTATATGGATACTATTCGGAAGGAAATGAATGCCCGCCAAAAACTATTTGATAAGAAGGATCAGGAACGCCAACAAGATTTAACTCTTGAAGGCTTAATGCTTAATATTAATAAGGCTCGTAATGATGGTGACCTTTTGGGTGCCGCCCTTGCTCAGAGTGCCTATAATGCTGAGTTGGATAAGCAAGCAGAGTTAAAGAAGAAGCAGGCGGCAGATGAAAAGGATCAGGCTAAACTTGATTCTACTCAGGAAGAAATAACTAAACTTAATGAGAGAGTTGACACTATCAATAAGTTGGCTGGCATTAGGGATAAGGCTTTTGAGGCTGAGTCAAAGACTTTAACAAAGTCAAATGCGGCTGCTCAGAAAAGAATGGGCGTCCTTCAAACACAGTTAGAGAATGCTGCTACTAATGCTCAAAAAACTTCGACTGCGGTTCAGACCGCACAAACCAAATATCTAGAAGCCCTAATGACTGGCAATACGGATAAAATTGATACGGCGGCTAAAGCGTTAGAGGAGGCAGTTAAGAAACTTCCCCCCAAGGCAGAGGCCGTGGCTACTGCACAAATTAAAGCAGTTCAAAAAACTTGGGCTGACTACACAGCCGACCCTGCAAATACAATTTTTATTAATTCAAATGGCACCATTACGGATATGAAATTTCCAGACATATCTGTAACTATTGATTCAGACGGTAAACTTATTTGGAATTTGAAGCCGGGAGCAGATAGACCAAAACCAACGCCAGCGCCAAACGGTGGAGGCCGGACCCTACCATTTGCTGAGGGTGGATATATTTCAGGGCCGGGAACAGGTACTTCTGATGATATTCCCGCTCGTCTATCTAATGGTGAATATGTGATTAAGGCAGATTCAGTTAAGTCTTATGGAAGGGGAATGCTAGATGCAATTAATAAAAATAGATTTGCTTCCGGCGGTTTTGTTGGTGGCCCCGCCAATGATGTTCCTAGCAGTAATAATTGGTCCCCTCCTGTAAGAGCCACCACTGTAACAAATGGGCGGTACTATAATCGTGGTGGTCGGCACGCAGAAGGATGGTGGGGAGCCTCCAATGGGGGTGTCAATGACATTCATGCCCCTCTTGGCGAAGATTTTAGATCATTAGTTTCTGGTACAGTTTCTAGGGTTGGTAGAGCGCCGGGTGATCCGTTCTATCTTCCCGGTTGGGTTGAAGTTAATAGTTTGGGTGGAACTATTAGATATGCTCACATGAATCCTGATGTAGTGACAGGGCGTAAAGTTCGGGCCGGTGAATCCTTAGGTCGCGGTGGTGTGCAAAAAACTCCTGTAAAGGGCCGAACGATGACCTCCCCCCACCTGCACTTTGCTTGGAAGAATATTCCTGATTTGATTCAACGTGAGTCTGGCGGTCGGGTTCCTTGGATTGGTAACAATGGGAAACCTTTGTCTATTTTCGGTGGCAAGGCTGCGGGTACTCCTTCTAGCGGCGGGGCTTCTGTTGGTACTGCTGCATCTATACCTACTCTTAAGCAAGTATACGATGATGACTGGGACGGGTTTGATTATTCAAACATGAAGGTGACTGGCGGTAACCTTAATGCTGCTTTCCGTTTTGCTGATGGTGGTTTAGTTTCCGGCCCCGGTGGTGGTAGCGATGATAGAGTCAAGGCTCGGCTGTCTAATGGCGAGTATGTTATGCGTGCCGGGGCGGTTAAAAAATATGGTTCAGCCTTCTTTGACCAACTTAATTCTAATGTAGGTTTTGCTGATCGTTCTGATTTAAAGAGGTCAGAGGAAATGCTTAATCGTCAGAACGCTAAACTTCGTGATGCCAATATTAGTAATACTAGTAATGTGGAGTATAATATAAATGTCAACGTTGCAGGCAGTAATGCTTCCGCTGATGAGATTGCAGATAAAGTATTGAGAACTATTAAGAGGCGGGATAGTGCTATGGGGACTAATAGGAGATTAGGTTAATGATTCTAACTCCAATGTTGCAGATTTTTACTGTTGACCCTAACATTCCTAATACTAATGCTCCTAATGATTTGTTGACCCCGTTTACTTTGACTGACCATAATCGTGATCCTTTACAGATTACTTATGAGACTGTTGAGGATGCCTCTAGGATGGCTGATGGTACTTTAAGGAAGTATGTTACTGCCAATAAGAAGAATATTTCTGTTAACTGGAATATGGTTCCCGCCGCTGGCGGCAAACTTTATACATCAGATGGTAATTTGGGGGCGGCATGGCTAAAGTCCTTCTATGAACAAAACTACAATAAACCTATTTGGATTAAGTTATCTTATGCTTCTGAGAATTGGAACTGGAATAATGCTGATGGTACTAATGACAGTTATTTAAATTTTAATAATGTAACGAGTGCTTCGGCTGTTCCCTATATTATTGATAGGGTTGCTATGACTGCTGCTTCGGCGGGTGTGTCTACTGCAACAATTGTGACAACGGCAAGAAATGAAATTACTGTCGCAAACTCTCCATATATTTATGTTAATGGTGTAGATCAAATGTTTAATGGCGTATGGAAATTACAGGGCAAAGGTGCGTCGGCTAATTATTTACAACTATATTTTAACTTTAATATGAGTGGTAATTCTCCCGCAAGGTTTCATCTTAACTCTTACAATACTTCTAGTGGGTACTGTACGTTTAATATTGATAATACTGATTTTATTCAAACAGGCATGGTGGTTGGTATTTCTAATACTAAAAGCGTGGAGGGCGGGTATTCAAATATTAATGGTAACTGGACAGTAACTAGCATTATTAACAATAATTTATTCGTAGCACAGAATATAGGTTCTTATCCTGATGCCACTCAGTCAATTGGATATACTGGCAATGGCTATATAATTAGTTCGCCCTCTGCCTTTTATAAGAATTTAACCTCTTTGTCCCCCGCCGTTGTTGGTCCAGCAGTATCTAGTGATGTGATGAAAGTTTTTATGAAAGATTTTACCTATACTATAAATAAAAGATTTTATACAACAGATTATGTTGATATGAGTATTCAGTTTGTGGAGATTTAGTTGCTTAAAATAGGTGGAAATGCTGAAACCGAATTTGCCTCTGCTAACTCTATTAACATCAACCCCGTTGTTCATATTGAATGGAATTACAATTTAATAGAGAAGCCCTATGTGGTTAATACTTCTTCTGCCGCGCCGCTGGCTGCGGCAAGCATATTGTCAGATAAAAGTGGATGGAATATTGTTGACAGTGGCGGGCAGTCAATTTCTAATGACTACAACAATTTAGGTATCTCATGCGATACTAACCCCGATGATAAAACCGTATATTTTTATGGGAAAAACACCTATGCTGAGTATGCATCCGACGCTATCAATGTAACTCCTGCTAAAAATTCATACTACAAGGCAGTTTTCTATGTCAAATCTGGTGATGTAACAAATTACACCCAACTTAATGCCATTCCTAGAAATCAAATTATTTTAACTCCAGAAACCCCGTATACGTCCGGTTCACCTGTCACCTACTACTATCGTTTGGCTCCGGTGGGGCCGGATGGACAGGTCGCACCACCCGACCCCTATCTTGCAGATGTTCAATCAGTTCAAGTTCAAAGAACTGGTAATGGTTATATTGATGTAGGCATTGATTACGTTGGCAACAAAAAGTATGCGGCTGGTTCTTATCATGTTCTTAGAGGCACTTCGCCCGGTAACCTTTCCTATGTAACTACTGTTAAATTTAATCCAAAGTTAGTTAATGATGCATCCCTAACTGGATCTATCGGTACTTTTTATTATGACGATGTTTCTGATTTCTTTCTTGGACAGAAATTTGTTTTAAACAATCCCTCTGGGAAAAGAGGCGGTGGGCAAAGCGTAAGATCAACGTGGGTGGTTACTGCGATTGATACAGTCAATTTGATTGTTACTGCTTCTGTTGTTTCTTCGACTGGCACCATTCGCCTACCACAGGCGCCGGGAGAACGCACGCGCGGGGGTAAAACAAATACATACGCCATTACTTATAGAGATAAATTATCAACTCCATTAAAGCGTTTAGCGCCGGTAATTAAAACAACCAATAGTACCCTTATTCCTGAGGTTACATTACAAACAAGTGGAACCTATCTTGAAACAACTAGAAGTTTTTTAAAGGTCTATGAAACCCCAAATTCTGAACCTACATACAATAAAGGTTCAGTTGAATTGGACAGCATTGGTTTTAAAAAGATAGAAATTCTTTTTGGTTCCACAGAAGCATTTAACACTATTAGGTTTAACTTTAATGTCGTTTCTCAAAATGCTGGTTCTAGAATGGTTTTATACCGCCCACAAATATTTAAAATAACTAGTTGGGAATTCTATACTTCACCGTATTATCCAGTAGAATCTTGCTTTGAGGGGTTTAGGCCGGGAGAGGCATTACTAAACCCTTACTTACAGAGTGATGATAAATTAATTAATAAACATAAACTTGGCCTATCCGGTGCAACCTTTGCGAAGCCATCGTCCTTAATGGTTTTTAGTCCAGATGCTCTGTATAATTCTTTGCGTCCATACAAGCAAATGTATAATTCTCTAACTGACACTAATTTGAAATATTATGTAAGCGACAAGTTAGATGTTTTGACTGACCCTAAAGATGGCAATAGCGGTCAAAAAATATCCATACGCGCTCAATACAATAACTATATGTCTATCAATAAAATTGTTATTAAAGGCTCTAATTGTTTAACGGACATTAGGCTGTCAACGGGTAATGTTAAATTGCTAATTGGTGATGGTAGCACTGTTACAATTCCCTACGGGGCAGGTGATTTTAATGCTTCGGGAATACTCACCTTATATTATGATGGGGCTGTTTGGTCTACGACAAAGCCTTCCTTAAACTACCCTCCCGCCCTTAGCGATTCGGGTGTTTTGATAAACGTTTTGCCGGAAGTAACCGGAATTATATTTAATATGAATACTCTTTCTTGGAGCAATAAAACTCTTATTGAGAGTGGTGATTATGATTCTAACCGCAGGGCACACATTTTTGAAATATCCCCTCGCCTAGAAATTGATGTTAGTGGTTTAACTAAAAGTGTTAATGTTAACAAACAATTAGATAACGGTAATTCGGCGGGGTTCCCCTTGGGTATTTCTAATGCCAACTCAGCAGACATTACTCTCAGTAACATTCCGGTAACCCTAAACTCTTTCCCGCACACAATATTTGACCATTATTCAGATTCTTCTACTTTTGCCGGGATGCTTAAAAAGAACTGTAAATTTACAGTATGCCTAGTATCTGGACTTAATAGTTTTTATGAATACATTCCATTTTTTACTATGTATTCAGAAGAATGGAATGTTAGTGGTTTTGAAGTTTCAATTAATCTATTTGATGCCTCTAAGACTATTTTAATGTCTAAGCAGGCTCCTGACTATTTTGGTGAATTTGAAAGCATGTTTGAAACTATAACAACTATTTTAGATGTTAGCGGTTTTTCTGATTATGATTACGATGGATTAAGAGTTTTATTAAAAAACCGCGCGACTAAGACTACGCACTTTTGGTGTGACAAAAGTAAGCAATCATTATTTGAAGCGTTACAGGGTTACCTTGCCGCCCATCAAATATCAGCATACATTGATGAATACGGAATTTTAAGATTTATTGATTTAGAAAAAATAGTTAAAGATTACTATGATGAAACTTTATCTCCCGACTTTGCAGTAACAGATAAAGAATTAACTCTTTTAAATTCTGAGGGTCAAGAAATTAGATATATAGCAAATATCATGAATGATTCTTATTCTGAAAACGTTACGCCCCAAGTAGGAAAAGTTTCTGTATCGTATCAGATACCTACAATTAATTATTCCGGCGACAAGAGTGATAGTTTTCTCACGGGGACACAATCGGCAGCCGAGGTCGGGGTTTGGTCTAGCAAAACTACCACGGGGCTTGCTAGAACTACAGCAGACGTTTCTGTAAAATATAATGCAGAGTCCATGTTTATCTCACCATCTAAATTCTTAGACCCAAACAAAGGCTTAGACAGTCAGAAGGGCACATTCTTTTTACAGGGTGAGTTAGTCTCATATGAGGGTCTTTCCTACAAGTTTACGCCCATCCAAAATAACGTTGTTCTGACAGTAAGAAGTAAACTACCGTATCCAAACAAAAGCCTTGCTTTTAATGCAATTATTCGTTCTGGTAGTGACCTTACTGAAATTACTCAAGATTTAATGAATCAAGATCCTAGCATTACTACTGTGAAATATGATTTCACAGGGAAAATACATGGACTCGCTAGAGGCCAAAGATTTACTAGCGTAAGAAATCATAAGATGTTTGATGAAACTGGAAGGGACTCATTGAATGGATATGAAAATCCCGCAGGTAATTTTAGAGAACAGTGGATTGATAGCGCGGGTAACTTTCAAAACTCTTTAATTGTGGGCGGGAAATCAATAAAGCCCAATATTCTATTTCACAAAAATATTGCTACATTTACAGTAGGTAATCAGACTAGGCCTATTGTTTTATATCCAATTGCTTCTACTGATTCTGGTGAAAAAACAGTGCCAACATCAGCCTCTAACTTTAATACATTTTCAACAGTCTTTAGGGCACCAGATCCTAAGTTTAACAAGCAGGTCGCTCTCGGAATTTTTGTTGATACTAACTATGGTCCTTTATTATTTAGACTTTTAAACGCTGGTAAAACCACTAAACTTTTAAGGAAATTAAATACTAGCAACACTATTAAATTAAGTTCTATAGATCAAAAAGGTAATCCAGTTTCTACTAAGGCTACAGGATTTTATACTAAAAACGTTTTTGATGGCAAGCCACACAGACTGACTGTTATTTTTCATAACGAAAATAATAGAAATACAGTAAATATACCGGGGGGTGCCCTAAGTTATTGTACCGTATATGTTGACGATAGAAGATATGGAACTTTTATAGTGGACGGTGCCAGAAATATTAAATTACAAGCAAAGTGGGGTTGTTGGGCTGGCAATAACTCTACGGCTTTAAATTTTCCAAAGGGCACCACCACCGCTAAACAACAGTTAGAGTCGTTAAAGTCGGCAGCCAAGGTTGATTTTTATGAATTGTATGGTGTGAATTGGTTTGAAGGGAATGGCGTAGAAATTGATAATAGGCGCGTTAAGCACCATTGGGAGTCTAGCGAGTTTTTAAGAAAAATTATGAATAAAGATCCTGAGGCTGAACCTAAATATTATTTTTGGGGTCCATTGTATTTGACTGGTGCTCAATTTATTGAGAATGAAAGTTTTAACACTAATCCCATTTCTATTAAAACTGTTAGGTCAGAGTATGGTGGCTACAATCCTCATTATACTGCTGGCACTAGAAGTAAACTTAGGGTCGCTAGATCAGACAGCATTGGTTTTTCAAGAATTAACGCATCGCCTTTTAGATTTAGTCAGGCGGCGGTAAACCGAGACAATGGTGCCATTTTCTTGTCGGTTACTGATGGTAAAATCGGTGACGGTGTTATTTTTCCCTATACGGTAAGAGCATTCTATAGCAAATTGTCTGATGCTAAACAATTAGAAAGAGTTGTGGATGCTGCTAATTTGAGTCAGTCTATTAATATTGAAAGCCCTTGGGTTCAAACTGAGCGGGATGCTGAGATTCTTCTTGACCGCATAGCCCTATTTGCTTCGTCTTTTAACTCTGAGGTTAATGTTAGTATTTATGGTAATCCTTTAGTTCAGTTGGGCGATTTCTGTCAATTGGTTTATTCTCTTAAAAAGATTGGCTATGATCCGAATAGCCCAACGGGTGGGCTAGATGAGAATGTTAAAACTTTCCTTGTTAAAGGTATTTCTCATGACTTTAGTAATGGCTTAAAGACTCAACTTACCTTAAAGCCAATGTTTCAACTGCCACAATAACACTTTATGTTGAAAGAAATGTATAATGAATGTATTAATGTATTTATTTTGGAGTATTGTTGAGAGCGTATTCACCACCAAAGGCTGGTAATTCTGATAATCGTCAGGGCGACTCTAATTTCTATAGAGTAACGTTAACCGTTGACGATCAAAGAAATAACGACGTTTTTAGGGCAAGTTATCCTGAGGTTATTTTTTCAGGAACGCTACCTCCGAATATTTTAAAGACTTTCGATCAAGACGTGGTTGATAGGAATAGGCCGGAAGTTAGATCAAGAAGTATTCCCGTTGACCCTTTATCCTCTGCATTGGATGCTCCCGAGGGGAGCGGCATCCTTTTAGCAGAAGAAGACGATTTAGATTATGTAGAGGCACAAGATTACTATATTTTTAATGACCCTGAAATAACTCAGGATAAAGATTTTGACTTCTTTGAAATTTTAGATGAGGGATACGATCCCGCTTTTGATGATAATGCGCGTGACCCGTATGCCCCGATAGATAAATATGATGAGGCTGACGTTACGGTTAATCCCGATATGATTCCACCTAGCAATATATCAGTTTATGACATAGCGTTGGAAGAAAAAAGAGTTTCTTCGGACGGTAAGCCTTCGTACACCGCACCAGTATCGTTTACTGTGCCTGATGGTTTTAACGCTGATGATTTTGAGATAAGGATTGTTAAATTATGATAGAGGGAATTTATACTGTAAGTTCTAATGGAGTCGTTATTGGTGAATATAAAAATATGTTGACCTCTAATGGCATTTCTACCATTAATGCTTTTCTTTCTGGTAATACTTTTGATTGGGCCGGGTCTTTGGCGATAGGTTGTCTTAATTCATCTTCTACTGTTCCTTCTACTGAAAGATTACAGTATGAAATATTAAGATACCCCGTCACACTTAAAACATATAGTCCTAGCGGCTCGTCATCCTTTATGGTTTTAAAAACGACTCTTGATCCTGCTGATGATTTTGATTGCTACGAAATAGGTGTCATACCAGCAAAAGTTAATTTAGATAATTATTATGATAATACTAAGATTAGTGATTTTTCTGAATTTTCTTCTGGATCAACTTTGTGGAAATATGGAAACGGTAATCTAGCAACATTGAGAGATACTTTGCCCGCAACAAGATCGGGCACAAACAACATAGTTCTGTCAGTGACTGCTTCTAGTTTAACTAATACTGCCATCATTAATGGTCTAGATTTCCCCGTCCAAAATTTCTATGAGGGAAGTAGCCTAGAAATACTTTACTACGCAAGCACTACAACTTCTTCTATTAACTTTTCAGTAAAATTTGGTGATGACTCTACCCCACAAAATGTATGGTCATCTTCTACGGTTAATTTAACTGCCAAGGCTGCCAGTGCATTCTATACCTCATCAGCATTAATGGGTCCAAAGCCCGATGACTTTGATAATTTTACTAGCGTATCGGTGACCTTTTCTGGCAGTAGCGGTGCAGTAATTCTGGATCATTTAAAGTTTTCATACGGAGCGCCGGTATTAAATGATTTTAAATTAGTTAGCAGAGCAATATCTTCATCCTCCACCGTACCTTTGTTTGGTAAAGTTTTTTCTCAACCAATGGAAGTAGAGTATAAGTTAAGGTTAATAGATGGCTGATTATTCTAAACTTTTAACTGGGCTAGAGCCGGGTGCTAATTATGCAGTACAAATCAGAAGTAGGAATACGGACGGTGAGGCTAGTGAATGGTCTAACACTTACAGTTTCTCTACGCCGGACGCTAAGACTGCGTTTGGTAGTGCTACCCATCCTATAACTGGAAATATTTTGTCGGGTTCAGTAACTCAGGGACCGGGCTTTATGGCAATTACAAGTTCTAGTTATTCTGACACTGGTATAGAAAATTTTATTATTTCCACGCCCGTTCTTTCAAGTAGTGGGAGTTTCTTTAGAACTACTATTGGAACGGGTCTAATTGCATTTGGATGGAATAATTCAGGTCAATATACACCACCGGGTGAGGGATTTAGAACAGAGTATGCAAAAATTGCATTGCTTCCAAATGCGGGTGGTGGTACGGACTCTGAGTTACAAATTTTTAATACCACTGGGTCAATTACAATGAGGGCACAGCAACCCATTATTGTTTATAACTCATTAAAATTGGCTGGCTCTACTAATCCTGCTGATATGCCATTTACCGCTTCGGTTGGAGACATAGGCCTATCACGACCGGGCGGGGTCGGAGGCTATGTTTACTTTGGAAAATCATCTAGTGGTAGTGCTGCAAATGCTTACATCGGTTTTGGAGGTTTAAAGAACACAAGTGGTAGTTTAGTATCAAAAATTGAAATTTCTGACCCTATCCTTGTTAGGGGAAGTATAATGTCTGGATATGGTACGGCATATTCAACATCGGATACTGATGGTATTTTGTATTTGGGGTATTCCGGTGGCGATTCAAGTTCTCATTCTTCTTACATTAAATGGACCGCTTCGGCCAGTCAACTTACAAGTAGCCACACTATTACCTCTCCGTCAGACTCTAGAATTAAAAGAAACATTAACCCTATTCATGACCACGACCTATTAACAAAAATAAAGAATTTAATACCAGTTGAATACAATTTAATTTCAAGTAACACTGGAGAAATAAATGATAGAAAATCATTTGGCTTTGTTGCTCAACAAATAAATGATGTTTTTCCAAATATTGTTTATGGTCCGACTGAGACAGAAAGCGAATATGAAAGTAGATATCATTTAGACTACACCGCCCTCATACCAATTTTAACTAAAGCCATACAACTTCAACAAATACAAATTGAACAATTGACTGAGAGTATCACACAACTACAAAATGATATAATTGGTCTGGGTGGTTGATGTGAAAGATACTAATTATAACATTGTGCAAGGAGATAGTTTTTCTCTATCTATAACTTATACGGACCCTTCGGGTGTCCCTATTAATCTTACCAACGCTTCCGCCCTGATGATAGTTGCGGATCAGCCGGGTGGCAGTATATTTTGTGCCTCGGCCTGTGGATTTGCAGCCACGCCAGCAAACAATGATGGTATTACTATAACGGCATCAGCGGGAAAACTTGACATTAATCTAACCCCCGCAAAAACGCGCAAATTTAATTTACCCAAATCAGCCTACCAAGTACAAATTAAAACTTCTACTACTAGTACAACTTTACTTAAAGGGTGGTTTCAGGTAGACGCCGGGGTCATTGACTAATGGCCGATAATATTAATGTAAGTAGTAGTGTAAACAATATTGTAGTTACTAGTAATGAAAATAGGGTTATTATTAGTTCACCCGGCCCACAGGGGCCGCAAGGTGTAGCCGGATCATCTGGAAGTTCTACCGGGGGCGGTGGAGGAAGCATTGCAGTCGCTAATTCTAATAACGTCCTTACGTCATCTGCCACATATTTAAACTTTACCGGAGGCGGGGCCACTCTAAGAACAATGGCTCATCAGTAACCATCAACATTCCCTTGGGCGGGTCGGCAAGTAATGCTGACTCTTTAGGTGGATTTTCAGCCTCAGCGTACGCCCTATTGTCAGGTGCTAATTTTATAAGTGCTAGCATTTCTGGAAGTGCTTTAGCAACTCAACCATATGTATTAGGTCGTGGATATCAAACAACCAGTGGTAGTGTTTCTTATGCTGCATCTGCCGGTGCTGCACCAACACCAGCGAGCGTTACCTATTCTGCAAGTAGTGGCATTTCAGCATCGTTGTCTAATTTTAATCAAAATAATTATGCATTACTGAGTTCTGCTAATTTTAATGCTGCTAGCGTAAGCGGTTCCGCAATAGCAACCATTCCATATGTTAACTCTTTAGGATATGTAACGTCTAGTGGATCAATAGCAAACGCGGGGTATGCTGCATCAGCAGGTGCAGCACCGACACCTGCATCAGTTACATATTCAGCAAGTTCTGGTGTAAGTGCATCTTTGAGCGGTTTTAACCCTAATTCTTATGCATTATTGTCGGGCGCTAACTTTACATCGGCAAGTATCTCTGGATCGACAGTTGCCACTCAAAACTTTGTTACATCACAGGGTTATTTAACTTCTGCAAGTTCTATTAATTCAGCATCGCTAGGCGGCACAGCCGCCAGCGCATATGCATTGTTAGCATCCTCTAATTTTACTGCTGCTAGCGTCGGCGGCGCAGCCGTCGCTACGCAGCCCTATGTTAATTCTTTAGGTTTCCTAACCTCTAGTGGTTCTATTTCTACTGCTTCTAATAGTGCATCGCTAGGCGGCGTAGCCGCTAGCGCCTATGCCTTATTGGCATCACCAACATTGACTGGTGCGCCACTAGCACCTACTGTTGCTGCGTCAGTAAACAATACTCAAATTGCAACGACGGCATTTGTAAGAAATATTACTTCTACAGCATCATTAGTAAACTCAGGATCATTAAATAATATTGCCGCTAGTGCATATGCTTTACTAGCCTCTGCAAACTTTACTGCTGCTAGCGTCGGCGGCGCAGCCGTCGCTACGCAGCCCTACGTTAACTCCCTAGGTTTCCTAACCTCTAGTGGTTCTATTTCTACTGCTTCTAATAGTGCATCATTGGGCGGGATTTCATCATCGTCCTATGTTTTATTAAACTCACCAAGTTTTAACGGTACACCGCTAGCCCCAACCGCTGCAAGTACAGTTAACAATGCTCAAATTGCAACCACGGCATTCGTAAAACAATTACTTTATCCTCAAACATTAGCATTTACGGTCTCAGGTTCTTTATCCACGGCGGGACCGTGGGATTACAGATTATACAATGATACAGGGCAAAATAGAATTATTACAGGTGTCAGGGCTAGCGTAGGTACTCCTTCGTCGGGTTCAAGTATAATTATTGATGTTAGAAACAGCGGGTCAACTATTTTTACTGCATCTGGATTTACTTTGCAGTCTGGGTCAGTTACTACCGGCCTAGTAACTACTGGTTTTAACTCTGGCTCTACTGTATTAACCACTGACTATTTAACTGTTGCACTAAAGCAAGTCGGATCAACAAATTCTGGATCTAATCTAGTTGTCCAAGTAATGTGGACTTAACCTAAGGAGAAAATATAATGCCTGCATATTCAATTACTGAGGCTGCTGGTCAGATTACTACATCTGCCACAGGCTCCCCGTCTTTGTCAACCCGCGTACAAGTTGCCCTTATCAAGTATGCCGCTACTAGGTTGTCTGGTGCTACTGGATCGGAAGCCGCTTACATTCGTCGTATTGCTAACAATCCTGCTGGTGAGGCTAATGCTGTTCTGCCGCTGGTAATCTCTAATATCACCGTTGCGACGACTTCTGCTGCGCCGACTGATGCCGAGTTGACTTCGGGTATTGCGGGCATTTGGTCTTTCTTGACAGGATGATTTAATGCCTATTGGAGTTACTAGTGCTATATCTTTAAGTATCCCTGCGGTCGCGGGAACTGCCTCTACGACTATAACTAGCGCATCTCTGTCTGGACCGCCAGCGGGGTCTTTAGTGGTGGTATTTGCTTCGGATACGGGAGGTGCCGGTGATGGATCTTATAGTTTTGCTGGTCCATCACCTTCAACCGGATGGACAACTATCCTACAGTTGGCCGATAATGAAGCCGTTGGGGATCAAACATATGTAGGCGCTTATTATGTTACTGGAAGTTTTCCTAATACATTTTTTACTGGTGCTCTAGGTCTAAATATAACTGCTGTAGTTCTAACTGGTGCTGCGGGACCAGTAGTTATTGATGGTGACATAGGTACGACGCACGCCTTCGTAGCCCCCGCATTTGCAACAACATCAACTATAACCACTGCAATAAATAATTCAATGCTATTGGCATTTTTTAGCGCAAACCTTGTTAGTGGCAGGTCATGGTCCGCTACCCCTCCTACAGGTACATTTCTTGCAGCGCGATCAACTTCTGCTACATCAGTGGCTCCTGCTGCTGCTTTATATTATCTAGATCGTGGCACCAATACAGGTGTTGTTAATTCACTCACTGCAAATCTTTCTGTTACAGGTGGCTCTACAACAACAATATTATTAGCGATTAAAGAATTTACATCTGGTGGAGGGGGACCAGCAATAATTATTGTTCCCAAAATTGGTTGGGGCATACTTCTATAATTATGTTCAGACTATGCCTTCGTGATATAATTTATTAAAGCACATGATGGGATTTTAAAGTATGCCGATTCAAATTCAGTTAAGGCGAGGCTCCGCAGCGGAATGGACTTCCGCTAACCCCGTTTTAGCGGCGGGGGAAGTTGGTTTAGAATTAGATACCACTAAGATTAAAATTGGTGATGGTAGTTTAAGTTGGAATTCTTTATCATATTTTTCTTCGGGTAGTGCAGGTTCTAGTAACTATACTGCTTCTGCTGGAACAAGTGCTTCTTTAAATAATATCCCGGCCAATTTGTATGCGCTCCTATCTTCTTCTAATTTTACTTCCGCCAGCATTTCTGGTTCTGCTATTGCAACCCAAGCATTTGTTACCTCACAAGGATATTTAACTTCTGCATCTGCAACAGGCAACAGTGCGTCCTTGGGCGGGATTCCCGCAGCATCATATGCTTTACTATCCTCTCCATCTTTTAGTGGTTCTCCTGTTGTTCCTACGGCAGCGGCGGGTGCTTCAACAACTCAAATAGCAAATACTTTATTCATTAAAAATGAATTATCTAATCTTGATAGAACAACTATTAACGTTTCGCAATACGCTGGCTATGATTCAAGTGATGGCACTGTAGCAATGAGTGCTTGGATGCAAGCATATTATGATGCTAGTAGGAATCGTCAACCATTACTTATTCCTCAAAAACCCGGCGCGTTGGGTAGCAAATGGACTCTAACTGGCGGTGTGACAACATCATCAACTGCGCTTTCTGCAAGTTCTGGAAACGACTTTGCTATTACAGTCACAAATTCTTCGATGTTTCCCGCCTCTGGATCTTTTGTTATAATCCTTGACGCCCTAAGTTTGTCCGAAGGTAACTTTACACGAACATCCCCCGCCCCGCTTGACCCTACAACAAGTGCTGGTGCAGAATGGGTTACCGTTAATTCAAGAAGTGGAAATACTCTTTTCCTTGCTGCGCGATCGGCGGGTCCATTACTCTCACAGGGAAAAATTCACACAGGCACCTACACAATTGTTAGGGCATTACCATTTCTTGATAATCTTAAAATTCGTGGCCTATTTCCGGCGGGGTCAGAAGGTCAGCCTGTAGCGGTAGCAGTTACTAATTCAAGTTATAGCATTGAATGTCCTTACTATTGGGGTGGTGGCTCAGATAATTCTGTTGACGGTGCTGAAATTGAAGATATTGCTCACTGGGCACATCAATCAAACTATGACGCTGCAACAAGACGAGCATTATTTTTAGATGGTTCTATAAGTCAATTAACTGATTGTCGTTTTAATCGTTGCCACTTTAAACATTTTACTCAAATTGATTTGGTTTGTTCTCGCGTACAGTTAACTAATCTCTACATAAACAATGGTTATACTGTTAACAGGTCAGGAATTAACTTAATAACATCAACAGCAGAAGGGTATCTTGAACTAGGTGGATCTGACAATGTAATGCGAAATGTATTCTTGGATACTTCTAATTATGTTCCGTCCGACCGAAGCCTCGTCCGTTGTCGTTGGTCTGACTCTGTTATAGATTACCTGTATATTACTCCCGCCCCGGCGCGGGCGATTGAGTTTACTGGATGGATTTCTGGATTACAGATTCCTAACCTTATTATTAATGGACTTAATACTCATGCGCCAATTTCGGGACTAGCGGCGAACAGGCCTAGTGGGGCTAGCGCAATTTTAGGTTTAAATTATTATTCTACTGATACTGGTGTAGTAGAGCGGTACAATAGTGCGTCTACTTGGGTTCAAGTTACTGCTAGTACGACTTTACTTCCTACACAAAGTGATGTTGCGACATTAACCGCTAATTATCCACCCGCCACTACCGGGCTTAGAAGATGGGCACTTGTCAGTGACACTACACTTGATGGAACCGCAAAGGCTTTTTATTCGGATGGTGTTCGCTGGCGTGGCCCCATGCGGTCATCTACGGGTGCCTTGCAATACCTTGGGGGGGACTATGGAATATTATTCAATAACGTAAACGGATCTATAGCAATTGGCAATTTACATATGCGTCAAGTAGCAGAGTTTGATACTGATACAGGTCAAGCAGGGGCAATTAAAATACAAAATACAAACAATAGTGTTGCAACTATCTTAATTGCTAATTTACAGTTAGAGCAAAGTTACGGCACTGATCTAAATGTTGTTACTTCTGGCAGATCAAACCTTATTATTTCTAATGCTGTAAAAGATTTTACAATGACACCTAATTTAACAACTACCGGCTCCGGTAATACTATACTGCTTTATAACTTTGCTGCCAATAGTGCATCGCTTGGTGGTATTGGTGCAAACGCCTATGCCTTATTGGCATCAGCAAACTTTACTGCTGCTAGCGTCGGCGGCGCAGCCGTCGCTACGCAGCCCTATGTTAATTCTTTAGGTTTCCTAACCTCTAGTGGTTCTATTTCTACTGCTTCTAATAGTGCATCGCTAGGCGGCGTAGCCGCTAGCGCCTATGCCTTATTGGCATCACCAACATTGACTGGTGCGCCACTAGCACCTACTGTTGCTGCGTCAGTAAACAATACTCAAATTGCAACGACGGCATTTGTAAGAAATATTACTTCTACAGCATCATTAGTAAACTCAGGATCGCTGGGCGGGATTGCAGCAAGCGCATATGTATCATCTAGCGTAAGTGCATCAATAGGTAACGTTCCTACATGGAATGGTACTAACTGGGCACCAACATCAAGAAACAAATTTAGGCCGGGTACTTGGACATACCACGACGGCACTGGTTTTACAACTACACCATTTACAATTAATCAATTAAATATTGCACCTGTAATTACGGGTGGAAATAGCATTCAAGCATTAACTTTACATGCTGCTGTTACGGGAGTAGCAACTTCTAGCGTTAGAGTTGTAGTATATTCTGATGGTCCTGACGGATATCCTACAACTCTAACGGGGTCAGCACTATTTGACACATCCTCTGCTGGTCAGTATACTTCTTCTGGCTTAAACATACCGGGATCGCCCACAGGTAGACATTGGATTGGCACGGTTGGTCATGGCGCATCATCTGCATCAGCATACGTCTGGGCGGGAAGGATAGCGGGCGCTCCAGTTGGAACGCTATCGGCAAGTACTGGTACGCCGTTTACATCTGGATTAAGGTTTCAATGGTCTTCATCAACCGTACCGCTTGACTTAAGCGCAAGTGTTGCTACAAATGCTACCTATGTTGGCGTTGTAGCAGTCCAACTATCCTAGCCTTGACATTAATATCACCCTCTGTGGTATAGTATTTATACTTGGATATATAGAAAAACTGTATGCCTAGTAAAGTTTTAATAAAAATTAGGTAGTACGGTTACTGTAAGTAACCGTCAACATTATATTATAAGGAGAAATATGTCAGTGCAGCCCGTTGAAAACAACAATTCTACTTTAGAGTTAATTTTGCAGGAATTGCAAAATAGAATTGGTCAAGTTACTACGCAGTATGAAACTCAAATGGCTATTTTGAAGGCTCAGGCTACTCAGGAAATTCAGGCACGGGATAAGCGCATTGAGGAATTGTCAAGGTCTTTGGCGAATGTTCCGGCGAGAACTGCGTAACTATGCCCCCCGTGTACCGGGTGGCCTGATTGCTCTTACTGAAAATGGTTACTTCCTTGTAAAAGGAAATAAACGCTTTAAATTTAATTCAACAAGAGCATTAAATACTTGGAATCTTAAAGTAGTTAAAACTACTGAGTTAGCCATGAGAGATGTTAAAAATGCGGGGCTTGTTGGATTCCGTGATGGTTCTCTCATTAGAGATATATCTAATAATAAGATATACTTAGTATCTGATTATAAAAAATATTTAATCAGCAACCCTGATACTTTAACTGTTTTAGGTTTTAAATTTAATGACATTCTTCTTGTAAGTTCATCAGAAGCAGAGTTGCATCCATATGGAGGAATTTTAAATGCCTAATAATATAGTTGTTAATCTTTCTGATATTAATGTTGCTATTGCCAAGATTAATAATTTAGATAATGGCGCTCGCCGTCATCCTTATAAGATTAGCGATAAGGATGCTGCCCCTATTCCTATTGATGGTTCTTCTCGCAGGATGCTTATAGAGGCTTTTCATGTTAGCGAAAAGCAAGTGGCTAAGGGGTGGGGCACTCAACTGTTGACTGGAACCTACAAACTTAAAACTAATTTTACTAGTTTCCCTGTAGTTACTGCTAACTATGATGGAAAAAAGGCCGGGGTTTCAGTCTGCTTTGACGTTGACTACTCCAAAAGTTCTGATTCTATAACTTGGAACATTAACTCAGCCAAGGGTAATTGGGATAAAACAAAAGATAAGTTCTACGTTCATTTTATTGTTATTGGCACTTAATGTACCATCCCGTAAAGTCTTGGAGCAAGCGATCCAAGAAAATATTTGACGGGTACACTTTAATAGAAATACCTGAACATCCTAAGTCTTTCAAGGGATGGTACTATGAACACCGCCTTGTGATAGAGTGTCAACTTGACAGAATACTACATGAGTGGGAAACTGTTCATCATATCAATGAGAACAAGCAAGATAACAGTTTAATTAATCTTTTTTTATGTACCCGCGAGCAGCACAATAAGGCTCACCAAACAAAGGATAAAAATGACAGACCTTAAGTATTTAGCGGTTAGTGATATTCAGTTTCCGCTGCACGATGAAAAAGCCGTGCAACTATGGCTTAATGTTGTTAAAGGTTTTAAGCCTAACATTATTGACCTAGTTGGCGATATTGATAATGCTGATGCGACTAGCCGTTGGGCAGCCGGGTCATCAGATGAATTGTTTTATGGCGTTGATGTTAAAAAGGCTACTACAGATGAATTAGAGAAAATTGCTTTGTCTAATTTGGAGTATGATGGTTCTCAGCATACTAAGAACTTTCTAGCGGACCTTCGTAAACTTGCGCCTAAGGCAGATATTCATTTGCATGACGGTAATCACGGATGGACTCGTCATGAGAATTATTTTAAGTCTAAGGCTCCCGCGCTATTGGAAAAAATTACTCCCGACACTTTATATGGCTTAGACAAAAACAATATTGTTTTTCATCGGTACGACGCCCTACCTTATAGAAGATTTCATGATATGTATATTCATCATGGTAGTGCTGTTTCTAAGCATAGCGGTGAGTCTGTGAAGGCTGACATTGATGCTTGGGGAGTTTCGATTATTCGTGGTCACAGTCACCGTGTAGGTGACTATCACAAGACTTACGAATTGACGGGGCAAAGGTTAGAGGGATATGAAATTGGTCACCTTATGGACGTTAATAAGGCTGACTATTCAAATCAACGTAATTGGCAGCAAGGGTTTATTTACGGGTACATTGATGATAATGACTATTACATGAATCTTGTAAAGATTAAAAACTATTCTTGCTATGTAGACGGTAAAAAATATTCCGTTGAATAAACAATAAGGAGAAATAATGGATACATCGCTCGTAGTGGGTGGGTTAGGCTTCGGTATTGTCGTCACCATCCTTACCTCAGTTTTAAAGACTATTAATCTAGATTCAAGACAGCGCCAGAGTATTGCGGTTGTTCTTTCGCTATTGGGTGGTGTTGCTCTGACTTGGAATCAATTTGATGGTGATTACTCTACTGCTCATCTTACCCAAACGTTCGCAGCCGTATATGCTTCGTCTCAGTTGATCTATCAGTACCTTCTAAGTGGTACTAATCTGGATCAGGTGTTGACTGCCTTCTCAATTTTTGGCGGTAACCGTAATAACGATGAGGCTGCATTGGAAGAACTTCAAGGTACTCTTACTGATTCTCAGGATGAATCACCAACAGGCGCATAATGTTTTGCAGGAAATGTAACGGACGAGTTTTTGTAGATAGGGTTTTCCACACCGCTCAAAGGATAGAGTTGTTTTGTTTGATGTGTGGTAAGCGATGGATTCTTAAAAATAAACTGAACGGATTTACAATATGGTTAAACGAGTTAGAACGCAGAAAAAATCGCGGCAGGCATGGAATTATTTCTACCTGAACGGCGATCTACATAAAACTCTACAAGCAAATAAATCCGAAGATATTTTAGTCGCTTGGAACTTTAAGATGAATAAGCGCGTTGCCTATAATTTAGCAGATGCATATAATCGTAGGCAACGTGCTTATACTACTGGACAGGTGGCTCGTCTCGTTAACAGGCACATTGATACTGTCAAAAGACATTTGCTCGCGGGAGATATTAGAAAGCCACAAACTGCTATGTCTCTAGATGGCACTAATAGATTACTTAGATATTTATTTAGCGAAGATGACATTCGTGAAGTTAGAGAGTTTTTTTTAACGGTTCACCGTGGGCGTCCGAGGCATGATGGACAAATTACTCATCATGATATTCCGTCCAAGGCAGAACTAGAAGCACTTCTCAGAAATGAGAAGGTGCTATACACTAAGAATTCCGATGGAGAGTTTATGCCCATCTGGAAGCAGCCTGAATGGTAAATTTACACTATTAGATCGGAGCAATAATGTCTCAGTTGTCAGATAGCAGTCAGCCTACAGTTGTTAAGGTTGATCTTTCGTATACCCGCAATCTAGGTAATTATGAAAACATCAAGGTTACGCTAGGTGTTGAGGATACCGCTAGGGCCGGGGAGTCCGTGACAGTGGCTATGGATCGTGTCTATGCCTTTGTTGAGAAGAAACTTATTGATAAGATGTCTGAGATTGAGAAAGAGTTGAAGGGTAAGTGACTAAGGATACAGCAAAACTATGTTTTGCTCTGATTGGTCAGTATGAGACTCTTTACTTCTCAAAGTATGGTAAGCGACCTGTCATTAATCGTCACAGAGAGAAGTGGGCGATGCAGGACGTTATTGATAGCATCGGCTATGACCGATCTAAAGAGTTGCTAGATTATTATTTTACTGTAGAAAATGCAGGGCATCCCCTGTCGTGGTTTTTCTATAACTTTGATAGGCTAGATGATATGCAGTTGAAGATTAAAGATGACGAGCGCCGCCGCGCAAAGATTAGGGCCGCTACTAAGGAAATGATGGAGGCACAATGAGTACAGAATCTTCTGTGATTTCTGCCGTATGCAAGAACAAAGACATTGCAACTTTGATGCAAGATAACGTGGATGACTTGTTTGAGTCGCATCGTGATGTTTGGGAGGGCTTGAAGTCTTACTACAAAAAGTTTGGTTCCGTCCCTGAGGTTTCCGTTCTGGTTGATAGGTATAGTAATTTTGAGCCACAGTCCGTTAATGCTGAAACTGGCTACTATTTGGACGAGTTAAAGAATGACTTTCTTTCTTCTAAGATCAAGGGCATGTTGCTCGCCGCAGGCGGCGACCTAAAGAAGAACGCTGCCGCTAGGGTTTTGAATGACATTCAGGCTGAGGTCGCTAAACTGTCAAGGCTGAGCAATACTGTTAAGGACGTTGACATTACTGACTATGAGCAGGCAGAAAAGTATTTTGTTGCTCTGCGTGAACGTTCGGATATGATGGGCGGGCAGCCCGGTATTAAGACTGGCTTTCAGGCTATGGATTTTGCTTACCCTACTGGTATGGCTCCCGGCCACCTTATTGTTGTTATTGGTTGGCCTTCTCGCGGTAAGTCGTGGGCTACTGGATATATGGCATGTAAGGCATGGGAGCAAGGCTTTAAGCCTATGATTGTTTCTATGGAAATGTCTCCTGAGAATATGCGTGAGCGTTTGTATACCATGATGGGGTCGGGGGTGTTTAAGGCTTCTGATTTCTCTAGGGGCACAGTAAACATTGATGACTTTAATTCTTGGTCTAGGAAGAAGATGGCTGACAAGCGCGGGTTTATCATTGTGTCGAATGAGGGTGTTGCAGATGTTACTCCTTCAACTATTCAGGCTAAGATTGACCAACATCGCCCCGATTTGGTGATTGTTGACTATCATCAACTACTTAATGACTCTAAGCGTTCTAATTCTGAGGTTGAGCGTAACCGTAATATTTCGCGGGAGTTGAAGTTGATGGCTGTTAGAAATAATCTTCCTGTTGTTGACATTACTGCTGCTACCGCTAATGATGTTTCTGACCATAATGGACCGCCGATGCTTAATCAGGTCGCTTGGTCTAAGGCAATTGAGTATGATGCAGATATGGCTTTTGCCGTTCATCGTCAGACTGACACTAATATCATAGAAGTCGTGAGTAGGAAAAATCGGCATGGTTCAGAGTTTGGATTCTATCTAGATTGGGATATTAACAGGGGCGTTGTTAAGGAACTGTTTGATTTGCCTCTTGAGTAGTTTATGATTAAAAACAATTTAATTAAATTTTGTTTGGCTCCTTTGCGTTGGTATAATTTACACATAAGGAGAAAACTTAATATGAGAAAAATACATAACTTTACTGTCACCGGCATTATCCCTAGCGATTCTGAATTTATTAAATGCCGGGAGTTGTTTGAAAGAACAATTGTTCAAGGAATGAGAGACGGTGGGTATGTGCCGGTCCTTGACGTTTTACCGCAGTTTTCTGTATCATACAACATGAGTCAAGATAACTATACTTTTTCTCTAACAATGTTTGGTATCTTTATCGGTAAGAAAAAGTCTCACATCGTAGAAGGTTTTACTGGTCAGGAATTTATTCCTAGATAGGAATTTAATGTTACTTGAAGTTTATAGCCAGTCACACGTTCGTTCTATTCTTAAAAAATTAAATCTAAGCATTTACGGTGAAACATACAACGACTTTCTTTGCCTGTGTCCTTTTCACGGTAACAAGAATACTCCTTCGTTTTCTGTAAGTCATTCCAAGGGTGTCTATTTATGCTTTAATCCTTCGTGTGGGGCTAGCGGCACGGTCCTTGATCTAGTGTCTATGGTTACAGAGAGTAACGACTTTGAATCGTTGAGGCTGATTCAGTCCTGTAAGACTAGCGCAGAGTCGTCGTTTGAGTATGAGTTGGATAAGATTCTTGAAGATAAGCCTGAGTTTGTAGAGTTTCCTCAATCAAAACTTGATGAAATGCACACATCCCTACTTGACAGTAAGGGTATAGAGGCGTTAAAGTATTTGCAGTCAAGGTTTATTGATTTAGATGCTATACAATTATTTAGGTTGGGGTATTCAGCGAAGCAGAACATGATTATTGTTCCGGTTCACAGCCCCCAAGGTTTACCTGTAGGATTGGTAGGTAGAGGTATTGCAGAAAAGACTTTCAAAAATAGTCGCAATTTGCCGCGATCCAAAACATTGTTTAACTTGCATCGCGCAAAGACGCACGGCGGCACG